TGATCCCGACCGTGCTGATCATGGCCCTCGGCCTCAACGCCAAGCTGCCGTTCGGTGGCACCACGATCCTGATTATCGCGGGCGTGGGCCTCGACACCCTGCGTCAGGCCAAGGCCCAGACCGAACAGTTCCAGTACACCGGCTTCCTGCTTGAGAACACGGTAGGCGGCGGTCATGAGTGACTGGCGCAAATCCGCAGCATGCGCCGGCTATGATCCGGAACTCTGGTTTCCCGGCAATAGTCAGCTCATGCGCCGGGAAGCAATCCACATCTGCCACACCTGCCCCGTAATGATGCAATGCCGTAGATACGCGGAAACAAACAATCAAATCTGCGGATACCCATTACAGGGCATTTGGGGCGGCAAAGAATTCACACCACGCGAATACCGAAGGAGGATTCCGAGGTGACAGCACAATCCAACGAATACCGTTGCGAAGCATACGCAATCCTATACTCGTTCCACCGTTTTGCCGTGAGGGTGCCCCCGCCTTTAGGCGTGGGGAGGAATCACGGCCTTCCTATTCCCATATTATACGCGAATGTGGTAGAATCAGCCTTATGAGTCAGAAAGTCGTGTTGGAACGCGTGACGTTGGACGGAGCCAAGCCGTTCACCGGCTACGCCGACCGGCACGACCCCGAATCCGAAAGACTGTACGCGCGTTCGGGCGGTCAGGCGATGGACTGGCTGTGCGACGCTTGGCGATACCGGTTCAACCAATTGCGTTCCAACCGTTGCAAATACGGCAAGGACAAAACCCTCGTCCCCATCGGCGGCGAACCCGACACTCGCAGCGTCAGCCGGTCACGAAACGAATGTTCTTGGCTGTCGGCGGTGCCGTCCCTCATATTGGAGTCACCGACACGAATCGAACGGGTCGAATGGTTCACCGCCGTGCAACGACGCAAGACCCTGCTGAGCAAACGGTTGAAGCCGGGACGAATGCCCCGGTTCAAATCGTACAAGCGTGACGGGCAGTGTTTCGTCTGCTGGCACAACGGGGGGCGCAACGCCGTATACCGTCGGGTCAACCGCAACCACGGCATCATAACCATCACCGGACAGAATCCCAAAGGCATGTCATTGCCGGGCGAACCGTTACGCTACCGCATCCTCCTGCACGTGCGAGTCAGCCAGCCGATACGCGAATACACGGCCATCCAAGTGGATTGGACGAACCGCACCGTCGTGTTCAACAACACCCCAACGCCCGTCAAGCATGAGCCGACCGGCAGGGCGGTCGGCATCGACCGTGGATGCGTGCACGCCGCCGCCGACTCCGACGGACGGTTCATGGACCTGCCGAAAGACAGGTTGAAGGCCATCGACCGTGAAATCAGGAAACGGCAGAAGGCCCAAGCCCGCAGGGCCGGGAACGCGGGATACTCCAGCGAACGGGAGTACGCGAAGAGCGGCAAGACCAGCCGCGCGTATCGGAGAACACGGCTGGAAATCGGGAGACTGCACGCGAAATCCAAGCGCATACTGGACGACGTGTACCAAAAATACACGACCCGGCTCGTACGCGAGAACGACCTGATTGTGTTGGAGAACCTACGGTTGGCGAACATGAGCCGCCGCAACAAGCCTGTTCCCGACCCGTTGCATGAGGGCAGATACCTGCCCAACGGGCAGGACGCGAAACACGGACTCAACCGGAGCCTGAGACAGGCCAGCATGGGACGACTCGCGTCCATGCTCGCCTACAAGACCAAACTCGCCGAAGGCGTGGGCATGATACTCGTCAACCCCGCCTACACAAGCCAGACATGCAGCCGATGCGGGCATGTGGACAAGAAGAACCGCGAGAGCCAAGCGGTCTTCGTCTGCAAGAAATGCTCGTACACGGCGAACGCCGACGTGAACGCCGCCCGGAACATCCTCGAACGGGGATTGGACACGCTCGCCGTCACGTCGGAAAACCTGTGGGGCGCGGACGGCACCCCGGTCGAACAGGAACGTAAGACCAACGGAAACGCTACACGCGAATCCGTGGCACTCTCTTAGAGACCAGAACCTCTCCCATCGTCAGGACGGGAGGAATCCCCCGGCTTCAGCCGAGGGGAGGACGTCAACAATCCGACGATCCGATAGAAGCATTCGCCCAAGGATACGAAGCAGGAGCCAAAAGCCGCGAACAAGTATCGGAACAACAGATCGAAACGGTGAGTCGAATCCTATACAAATGCTCTTTCGGTTTTCCGTTCGACGAAGATTCCATCGACGGGATGTTCGACCATGCTGTCCAATCCGGGCACATGCCTTGCAGACGGAAAGCCGAACAGCTCATCGAAGCATTGGCACGAGCCAGAAAGGAACCGGCCTGTTGAACCTAATCCTGATTAAAACCGGAACCAACATGTTCGCCGTTCTCGCCAACGGTCATACCGTCGGCAATCTCCGACGGGAAACTATCAACCGGAAACACATGCGGCATGCGACCGGCATCAACGGAAGCCAAGGCATCTTCCAATCGAAACGCACCGCCGCCGAATGGCTCGCTAGAGGAATAGGTTGACCTGCGTGAGGCGCAAGCCCGGTTCTTGAGGGCCGGTTGACTTCCTTCCGGTGCTTTAGTACCGGGAGGAAGTCAACTCAGTTTCTTTTCAACGGAAGAAACATTTTCGTTGAACGTTCGATATGTCGAAACCCGTAATGCTCGTAGAATTTTGTCGCCGAATCGGAAGCTGGTTCGACGAATAATGCCTTGGCTCCTACTATTTCAGCCGCATTGGAAGCGCGCAAGGTCGCGTCCCTTAGCAGTTGAGAACCTATGTGCATGGTTTGGTAGCGTATGTCTACGCCAAGCATGCCCAAGAGTATCGCCGGGATTGGGTCTGGACTGTTTCTTTTTAACCATCCGTTCGCCTCGGTGTGATTGATACCGTATGCGCTAAGCGTGTAGAAGCCTGCCAGGACTCCATTCGAGAATGTCGCATAGGCGACGGCTGTATGCTGTCTGCCGGCGTTCTTCAGCTGGTTTCGTAGCCAGTTGTTGACGACCGGTAAGCCGCAGTCGAACCCATCGATGTCGTCTTCCATGGTCAGTCGTCGTGGAAAGGTGAAATCGCTCATTTCCAGATAGGTTCGCTTTCAAGCAGCTCTACCATCTTCGTCGGCATGGGTTCATCCAAAGATTTTATGAATGAGTTCCATTGCTCGTCGTCCAGATAGAGTACGTGCGATTCTTGGATGTCACGGTCGGCGGCGACGAGCAGGTTGGACAACGCCCATTGGGATGTGCTGAGACCTTTGATTTCGGCCGCTTGGTCGAGACGTTCCTTTTGTGACGGCGTGAGCCGCATCTCGAAACGGCTGGCTTTGTTCGTGGTTTCTATCATATGTTAATCGTACGGCATTTGTACGTAATAAGTCAAACTCGTATATGCTTAGTTTGATTTTTATCCGAATCGCGCCGTAAAACCCCGGCTTCAGCCGTGGGGAGGAAGTCAACGACCATCTTCTGTTTGGCCGGCCTTCTTCAGCGGCTTAATCGCGTGAACGGCTTCAACGAGCTTGTATCGGATCGTGCTGGTCGGTAGAGTGCACGCTCCAACCAGCTCCTCGGCATGCCCGTTGAATCCCTGTTTGAATTCCAATACCCCACGGCCTTCGTCATCCGGGTCGTTGAATACGCCGGTGATGCCGTACATGTTGAAGCGTCGCGGTTGGGTACTGTTGACGCACAGGCGGAGCATTCCTTCGTGGACCAACAGGGCGGGAGCCTGGTATGCCCGGTATTCGGGGAGAGCGCCGGCTGTCAGGTACACGGTTTCACGCCGGTGTTCCACGAACAGGGCGCAGGCGGCTGGGATCACGCTACCATGTGTGGTTAAGGCGCGCGCCTCGTCGAGGCGACGTTCCAGGGCGGTCAGGTTGCGGGCCGTATCGTCAATCTGGCGTTTGAGCCGGGTCGTGGCATGCGCTTCGTATCTGGTTTTCAGCGAATCCAGCTGATCGGCGAGCCTGTCATGTTCGGCGGTCAGGCCGGCCAGAAGCTCATTGGCATGGATTTCGGCGAGCATGAAACAGGCTCGGCTTCCGAATGTCTCCTTGAACCGGCGATAGTAGTCTTCGTCGCGGGCCGTGAAGCCGCGTCGTCCTGCGGTCCTCCGTTCGATGTCCACGAACGTGCCAAGCTCATCCGCACCGAGTTCGCGTACTCGTACCCCTGATGTTCTCGCCCGGTTCACGCTCCACCGGGTACGCGGCTTATAAGAGGAGAGCAGCGTCTTCTCATCCTTGATGCCGTCGAAGGTCCTGACCCAATTCCAACGGTTGACGACTTTCCCGTATCCGGTGTCGAATCCCCGATGCTTCCAGCCGCATGACCGGTAGGCGTCAAGGATCATCGTGTCGGGGACCCCGATCGGGTTCCCGACCGCATCATGCCTCTGGTATTCGATGTTCGGCCAGCAGGTGACGGATACCGCATGGCGGCGGCGTGCGGCGAGCCGGATTCCCCGGGTCATGTTCTCCAGGAGCTTCGGATCGTCGAGCGTACACAGTGGACCAAGCCAGATACTACCCTCCAAACCGAACCGGCCTCGAGTCCACGCGATCAGACATCCGGCCGTCAGAACACCATTACGGGTCACGCCGATCAGATCCGTGGCCGCCACGTCTGGGGCGGCGAGATGCGCCATGTGCCCGGTCTGCTGAAGACCACCCTGCGGGTGTCCGGCAGACAGCAGATCCAATTGGTTGAACGTGATGGGTGTGATGTCGTAAATCAATGCTGTTCTCCTTCGTTCGCTATCGCCTGCAATATGCCCGCCAGTTCGCCCAGCTCGTTGGCGTTCAGCCGGATGCGGCGGACCGTGTCCCCGTCATAGGTGGACAGCACCCATGTGCGGGTGCCGTGACGGCCCCTGTCGGGCAGCCACGTGAGTGTCATGTGGCCGTGGCGGGCACCCATGATCATGCCGCACCGGCGTTCGATTTCGACTCTGTCCGTCATTCCTTCTCCTTGGCGGGTATGGTCCGTCCGTCGCGTATCCGGTATGCGGTCGAATCGATGGGATGCCGGGGTTTGCGGCGGCATTGCTCCTTCAGCTCTCCGAACAGTTCCTTATGCCGGTTGTACAATGTCTGGCGGGTGATGCCGAGTGCGGACGCGATCTCCGTCTTGCTCAGATGGGCGTTCAGGACGGCGTCGCGTACGGCCAATGATTCCAATGCGTCCAGTCCGGCACGCAGCCGGGACGTCCATTCCAATGCGGCGGCGTACGACTGTCCGGATTGGATGCCGTGCAGTTCGTCGAGCAGCCGGTCGAACGTCGCATCAGTCGACGGGTTTTCTTCGTTCATTCCAGTCCTCCCAGGATTGGCGGCACCGCGGCCCACCGGTGGAACATGCGGCCCGGCGCGGCCGTGCAGTACGCATGATCGGGATGCAGTACGGTCACGCCCTTCGCAGTCATCGCCTCCAATGTGACGGGCCTGTCGTCGATGAGCACGTCCGGCGTGAGCAGCGTCTTGTCGCCGTTGTAGTAGCCGTCGAACTGGAAGCCGTTGCGGTGCAGCCAGCGTTGGCTTTCGCCGCGCCAGTCATCCGCGCGGCTGGTCGCCATGATGATGTTCCAGCCCGCATCGTGCAGCTGGTTCAACGCGTCGACCGCGCCCTCATACGGCTCCTCCTTCGAGTAGAGGCCGTCGGCGACCGCGCGCGTATGCCACCACGTGAACGCCTTCGCATCCCCGCTGAACGGCCAGCCGCCGGCCAGCGTGAAATCGTAGGCCGTCGGCTCCGGGCAGGGATAATCCTCCTCGCCACGTCCGCATTCGCGGATGTAGTCGCGCAGACCGTTCGTATAGTCGGCGATCGTGTTGTCGACGTCCACCATGATTGTCTTGGCCAAAGCTATCGCCTCTTCTCAAGCTGGTCCGCCAGTTCGTCGAGCCAATCGTCGACGGCTTCGCTCTCATACCCGCAGGAGCCGCAGGGCAGATTCAGATGCCTGACCTCATCGGCGGTAAGGCCTCCCGTCTCCCCGGGATGAGCCAGGGTGAACGAGGCGAGGCGCAGTACCAGGTCGACGGGTACCGGCATGTAGGATGCGGGAGCCGATACGAGCGGGAACATCGGGTATGCCATGCTCTTATAGTCCGTTCTTCGTCAGGTATTTGTTGTTGATGATTTTGAAGCACCGATTGGCTCCCAGCTCGTTCGCCAATCCTTCGGACAACTGCTGGTCTTCGTGCAGATGCCAGACGATGCCCTCGTCCAGACGGTCTTTGGTGACGTTGCCACGCAACCCGTCTACTTTGGCGATCATGTCGTCCACGCTCCCCGTCAATGCCCACTCGTTTTCGTCGAGTTCCGGGACGGCAAGATTCGGCATGCCGGTCGGCCATTGGTCGCGGTCGATCTTGTGATGGTCTTTCCACACGGCGAAGACGAACGGGCGTTGGGCCGGCAGTTTCAACCGGTTGGATTGGATACCGGGGCCGCACAATTCGAATTGTGCGGCCATGCCGGGCCATAGCATCTTATCCAACTGGAATCTTTTGGCGAGCTGCATGTTCGAGGACATGGAGTCAAGCTCCCAGTTGCGTGAGTACACGTGGACTTGTCCGCGTTCGTCCATGCTGAGCGTGGTGCTGGTGCCATCGACCTTCACGGTCGGCACGGCTTCCAGCGTCTTCAATTCATCCCAGTATCCGGTGAGCGTCTGCAGACGGGGCGCGTCCGACTTGGAGCAGGGTGCGTCGAACCGGCCGATCTGAGCACCACCCATCGGCAGGGGCTCCTCGTATTTGAGTACATTCGCCTTATCGGTGATGTCCGTGCCGACTGCCGGCGTGTACCGGAATCCGAGTTCATCCAAACGCATGATAAGCCCCTGCGAGTAGACTCCGCGTAGTTTCACGGTTCGCAGCACATGGCCGGTGACTTCCATGGAACCGACGATCATGGTCTTCTGTCCACGCTCCTGGAACGCCTTGTAACGCGGGTCATAGGCTGGCAGGAGACTGTCGGTCTCGAAATAGGCGACCCTGTCCCCCGGCTTCAGATGCATGTCCTTGCCGACGACCACACGCCACCCCAATATGCGGGCGACTTCGATGCGATCGGCTCCCTCGATGGGGTCGATGCCGGTGATTTCTTGGACGCTGACGAGTTTTCTGCTGCTCATGCTGCGACTCCCATGCTGTATGTTCGGGTGCGATGGTGATGACCATTTCGTTTTCGTCGTCGTAGATGCTTGCCTCATACCCGTTCTCGTTGGCGATGTCTCGTGCCATGTCGAGCATTTGCTTGAAGCTGTAGTCTGCGGGTATTGGTGTCGAATACTCGTATGCGCCGTAGGTTCCATCTTTGATGCTTTTAATCTCGTACATTCTGTTCCCCGTCTTCTACTCATCGACTGCGTTGAGCTTCGTCCAGTCGCTCATGAAATCGGCTACGCTCCAGCCACGGACTAGCAGGACGACCTCATTCGGGAAGTCTTCGTCAACTGCGTATTCGCTGGGCTTGAACGTGGTGATGCCGTACAGGGAGCAGGCGTAACGATCCGAAATCATTTCGGTCGGGTCGGCCAGATCCTCACAGGAATGGATTTCCCCACCGTCAAGAATCTGATCTGCCGCCTCTTTGGGAAGTTCCTCGTATTCGCATCCGTCAGGAGTGTTGCGGCGCATGGACACGTCGAGTTGTCCGTTGCGCCACTTGTCCCAGAGTTCGTGGCTCAGGTGTGCGCGGAACATGATCCTGAAGTCTTCAACGTTCATCATGATTTCACGCCTCGATGCTTTCACGGTCGAAGCCAAGCGCTTGAATCGCGTTGTCAAGCGAGTCGGGGATGATGTCGCAGACGTCGCTCCCGAGCATGTCGTGGGCTTCCTCGGTCCAACGGGTCATGAGCTGGTCGAACTGGATGGCGTCCAGCTTGTCGGGGTCGATGCCATAGTCTTCGAGGGTTTGCTTGTCGAAGTAGGTGACGCCGTATTGGCCGAACGCATCGCCATAACCGTAGAAGTCCGGTTCTCTGACGTTCAGCCCTGTGGGCTTGTAGGTTGACAGGAATTTCAGGAAGGCGTGTGCGCCTTGCTTCTCCTCATCGGTGAGGGTGCTGTGTTCGAGCGCGTTTTGCAGATAACGGGAGTATGCGATGTTCATTGGTTTTCCTCTTTCATTTTTTTTATGTGGACATATTCAGTATAACAAGTAAAAGAGAAAAGTCAAAAACACAATGAGAACACGCGAAAAAACAAAGAAAGACACCAAAAAAGAAGTGGAGCTGGCGGGAGTCGAACCCGCGACCTTTTCGTTGCGAACGAAACGCTCTACCAACTGAGCTGCAACCCCAATGCCCCGCTTAACCGCGCGAGGCGAGCATGATCACTGCAATGAGAACTCTCCGGTGACCTTTGCGTCGGACATGTCAAGAGTGCCCGAAGCTTCGATGCTGACCGGTGAAATCTCATCCTCCAAAACGTATCCGACAGTCACCGTCTTACTGGCACTTGGTTGAATAGCTTGAGTTGAAGATTCCGCATCATATCCTTCGGGCTGATCCATATAGATCGCCGTATCCAATTCGTGTCCGTTCTGGAAAGCCTGAATGTTGACGTCCATGAAGTTGGAGTTTTCGTTCTTCTTGTTGGTCAACTCGTAGGTGAGTATCGCAGTCGGCTTTCCTTCGTAATCGTTACCGGATTTGGTGACAGATACGAGTTTGATGTGATAGTTGCCGGAGTCGATGTCACCCTCTTTATCCGCAGACTTCGTGTTCTCGGAACCTTCTGCCTGTGTTTTCCCCTTTGTAGAGGATTGCGTGGAACTGTTGGTTGTTCCAAAGGTGTCATCGATTGCTTTGGAATACATTCCTTGAGTCGCCAAGGTGAACACGATGGACAGAACAGCAATGATCGTAGCGGCTATAGCGAGGCCACGGCCACGCTTTTTTCCTTTGCGACGAGTGACAACGATACCGGCAATCGCAAACGGCAGAGCGATGGCACCCAGGATCGCTGCGAAATTATTGACGATAGGAACCCAGCTGATCAGTACCGCGATGATCGAAAGCACAAAACCGGTGATTCCGAGCGCGGTCATGCTCTTGTTCACGCGATGCTGCGATTGAACTTCTGTTTGTTCAGAAAGCGGTTGGGGGGGGTGTTCCTATGTTTTTGTCAACTCCTTGGGGAGTTGACGTGTCGGGATTCCGGTTGGCTGTCGTGGGCGCGCTTCGCCCTGCCGGTGGCGTCCGGCGTCCTTTCCCGTGTGGCCCGGTTCAGGCTACGAGGGCTGGTTCCTGGTAGAGGGTTCCGTTTTTGAGCATGCTGTAGATCACGTCGCAGCGCCGACGCGCGAGGCAGATGATGGCGGCGTTGTGGTGTTTGCCCTGTTCGCGTTTGCGCTTGTAATAGGCCACGGAGGGCGGGTGTTTGGTGGATGCGACGAACGCGGTCTGCCACAGCGCGTTCTTGAGGCGTTTGTTGCCCCGCCTGGAGGGCCGTTCGCCTTTGATGCTGGTGCCGGATTGGCCGGTGACGGGCGATATGCCCGCGTAGGCGGCCAGATGGGCGGACGATTTGAAGTTGGCGATGTCGCCGCCGATGCCGAGCAGGATGTTGCTTGCGGTCCTGACGCCTATCCCGGGCATCGACGTCAGGACCGTGAGAAGAGGGTGGTCCTCCAGGAGCTTCTCGACCTGGCGGTCGACCTCGCGCCGCCGGTCCCTGATCGTCTTGATGTCGTGGGCGATGGAGGGGATGATGGTCTCGGCCATGAGGGTGCCGGGCACGGTGACGGTCTGCTCGCCGATCGCCTTGAACATGTCGTCGATGATGCGGCCGGCGCGAAGCCCGTTGGACTTGGCCCAGTCCTTCACGTCCTCGATCCCGGCCCGTTTCACGCCCATGGGCCCGCCGTATCGTTCGAGCAGCGCGAGCGTCGCGTCGCGCGTGATTCTCTCGCCCTTGAGCGCGCGTTCGAACGCGGGGTGGGTCTGCAGCAGCAGGCTCCGCAGGCGGTTGACGTGGCGGGTGGATTCGTGGGCGAGGTCCTCGTCGTGGCCGGCGAGCAGCTTCAGGGCGGCGAGGGTCTCGTCATCCGGGCCCGCGTCCCTGAGCGTCTCGGGCAGCTTGAGCGCGGCCCACGCGATCACATGCGCGTCCCTGCGGTCGGTCTTCGCGTCCCCGGGCAGCAGCTGCGCGGTCCTGCGCATGGCCGTGCCGGGAAGGTAGGCAACCGCGATCCCCATGTTCCGCGCCACCGTCAGGGGCAGGGAGCCGATGGTGTTGGGCTGGTCCACGACCAGCAGCACACGGCCATGCTTGGAGAGCTTGCCCAGCATCGTGCGGATGGCCTTCTCGTCCTGTTTCAACGGCTTGTCGTACAGGGTGTTCCCGTCATGGTCGAGGGCGTGCGCGTGGTGCGCGCTCTTGCCCACGTCCAGGCCGACCCACACGTCGATGTCGTCCGGGGTCATCATCGTTCCTCCCGTCATGAAGGTTTTCCGGTCGCCGCGGGCTCGGAGGAGTCCGGACGCCCGCGCCGCACCCACATTACGACGAGACCTGCGCCATGCGCCCCTGAAGCGTCCGTGTAGCCGGCCTGGTTCCTATCAGCGGTCATCGGGCGTCCCCGTTCCCGGCGACAACACCCCCCGGATCATCGACGACAGGGCAGGAAAGTCATACCGGAACCGGCGACCCGGCCCCGACCATCGGGGCCTACCAAACATGGTAATGGGTGGTATTTGGTGCAGTCATGGGATTCTCCTTAATCTCTGGAAATCCGGTGTTGGGTTTCCTTCTGCGAGCTGCCGGTCGGCTACGATCCGACGACCTGCCGCTTACAAGGCGGCTGCTCTACCAGCTGAGCTACGGCAGCATTACCGGAATCCTCCACGCCTGTCCGGTTGCAGACTTCCCGAAAACCAGCCAGACAAAGGAGGGAAAAAACAGGTCGGTTTTAGTGGAGAAAGAGCCATCGACCGGATTCGGACCGGTGACCTGCGCATTACGAGGGCGCTGCTCTGCCAGCTGAGCTACGACGGCGAAACCGTTCCGGCATGAGGAACGGTGGATGGGCCATGCGAGCAAAGGAATTCTTGTCCTGCGACCGGTTCATGCCATCGGCCACAGACTGCTCCCATTCGGAACCCAGCGTTTCGCATGTGGCCACTGGACCCATCGTGCTTCGACGGGATTCGAACCCGCATCACCCTAAAAGGGCATCCTATCGGTTGGAAGACGAAGCCATGTTGCGGATACGATGCTGGAGAGGCGGTTCTGTTCAGGCCACTGAGGTGCAAGCCTGCGCCTAGACCATCGTTCCACTCCGCCCCAATATGGCAGCGGGCGGGTGGTGGCGTTGACATCATATTCCGCAAGAATATGAGCGGAAGTGGGCGCTGCAACGGTTACGGGTCCCAGTTATGGAGAGAACCTACCGTAGCATCGTTCCCGTTCCGTCAGACGTTCGAACCGGATCGGGTGGCGTTGACGCCGTTACTTCCGCTGGTGCTTTCGCCGGGGTTCGAACCCGGACTGGACAGTTCCTTAGACTGTTGCCTCTACCGGTTGGGCTACGAAAGCATGTGCGGATACCACCCTTGCGAGGTCGCAATATCCGCACAGTCCACAATCGATCCGGCCACTCGTGCCGGATCCTTGCACTCATGCTTGCGGTGGACGCGCATACTACGGCATGAGGCATGACGAGGATCACGGGCTATGACGCCCATGCTCCACCGAGACCGTTTCCACATCATGTGGATCGGCTGACAAGAGGCGTAATCGATTACGACTCAGGAAACCCTGTCCGCACTTGGCGGATGGGCAGATCGGATTCGCGCCGGCCCTTCCGACGGAGGGCTGTTCGCATCATCCTGGAATGATGGGCGCCGGCGATATCCGCGTGTCCGTCGAACAAACGGAGGCGCGGATCATCGGACACGAGTCGCATGGTCATGGCTTCCCCGCCGGGAACTCCCAACGGGCATGGAATCGTATCGAGCGGTGTACGGGAATCGAACCCGCGTAATCAGTTTGGAAGACTGAGGCACTAACCGTTGTGCTAACACCGCAAACAGGAATCCGCACACCGTATCAGAAGCGGATTCCCTAGCGGACGCCACGGGATTCGAACCCGGATCTCCACCCACAGGGGGTGGCGTGCTGCCATTACACCAACGCCCCGCACGGGTCATGAACTCCGTGCGTTCGCCTAGCCGTGATTCGTCAGGGTGGAGGCCGGCCATGGACTCCGTCGCCCGCATCACGCGGTCCATGTTCGCATGATGCCCCTTTCGCCGCTACAGCCATGTGATGCGGCGCGCATCGAACGGGGGCGCGGTATTCGTCCCCGTGGGTAGGAGCCTTCCGCCGGGTCGGCTTCAGGCTCCTTGACTGTCCAACGGTTCCGTTTTTACCGAGTGCGGGAACCGTCAAAATACGGCACTCGTGCATTGCGCTGGAATCGAACCAACGACCTCCCCGTTATGAGCAGGGTGCTCTGGCCTACTGAGCTAGCAATGCGATTATCGGATGCCGACGCTGAACGGCTTAGCCTAAGCTGAAAGGACTAAAAGCTACAATGCCATCCATCGCTCCATCCCCATTCCCCATGGATCGAGAGAACAGGCGGTGACGTTGACGACGGTATCCTGGTGCCTCGTGTTGGGCTTGAACCAACGACCATGGAGTTATGAGCTCCGCGCTCTAACCGACTGAGCTAACAAGGCATCGTGCCCATGGCCGGACTCGAACCGGCGACGCCCGCTTTAGGAAAGCGGCGCTCGGTCCTCTGAGCTACGGGGGCTGGGGTCCCGCCCGGGCGTGAAGCCCCTGGCGGGACGGTGTCGTTAAAGGAGAACCCATCGGCAGGTTCGTTGCCGATGGTGGAATCGAACCACCCGGGGCGGCTCATATTGAGTACCGCGCCCTGTCCTCCAGGCACGGGCCGCCATCCGCGCATGGGCGGACGGCGTATGACGGAACAACGTCGGCGAAGGATTGCTACCTCCATGCCGGCCCATGCGTCCCGGCATGGCCTGCTCCCGTTCGGGAACCCAGCCCTGATGACGTCTCATGAGACGTTCCGCGAGCCTGAAGCGGGATTCGGACCCGCGACCTGCGCTTTACGAGGGCGCCGCTCTGACCTGCTGAACTATTCAGGCGATGCACGGGTCGCCGCGGCGGCCCGGGAGACCGTTCCCGCGACTGGGCGGGTCGGCTGAAAACTGGAACCGCCATGAGACGGCTCCGAAAAGCCTAGCGCCCCCGGTTGGATTCGAACCAACGGCCCACGGTTTAGAAAACCGTCGCTCTATCCACTGAGCTACAGGGGCGTATGCCGTCTCGTCGCGGGGGCGTCGCAACTCGTCTTCCGATTCGACGGCATTCACGTCATCCTTTCGCCAGTCGCCATGGCGTTGCGATTGCCACGGCTTTCGCCTACCGGGATGATGGTGTTTATCGCGCGTTCCACGCGGATGTTTTGATTTATGTGCTCTCCCAGACGGCACCCCGTCCGGCGCATCGGGAATCCCACCCGATTACCCGCGGATCCATCGGACCGCAGAGGTGCCCCCCGTGGGATTCGAACCCACAACCCAAGGTTTAAAAGACCTTTGCTCTGACCGTTGAGCTAGAGGGGCGTGGCCGGTCGTCGGCCTCGTTGTGTGACTTGAGAAAACGTCGGAAAACAGATTGTGTTGTGATTGAGGGAACTTGTTCTCCGTTGTCGGCGACCGGCTGTGTGGCGTTCCCGCGGCGAGAGGGAAAACGAGAGAGCCTGCGGGGGCACCTCGTCGGAACGGCGGGGGTCGAACCCGCTTCCACCGGCCAGGGCCGGGTGCGCTTCCAGCTGCGCCACGTTCCGTTCGGGCCGCCTGCGTCATCCATGTCGCATCGGGGCGGCGGCACGCCCTATCCCGTTGGATGCGACCCGCATTGCTGCGGCGTGTGATGGAAGACGCCGTGCCCCCGGCCGGAGTCGGACCGGCTACGCCCGGTTTAGGAAACCGGCGCTCTATCCGTTGAGCTACAAGGGCGTTGCCTCGTGATGCACGAGCCGTACGAGGCGCGACGGTTTGAGAGAGAAGAGAAGAAGGGCTCCGTGCATTATGGTTGGCGGAGTTTCGTGCGTGCCCTCAACGAGAATCGGACTCGTGGCCTTCCGTTCCGGAGACGGACGCTCTATCCACTGAGCTACAAGGGCGTGGCGTCGTTTTCGCGGCTTGGGTTGACGCCTGACCTCCTGTATGTCCGTACAACAAACGTCGAATCGAGTGTAGAGGGAAAATCAATTCGAGGTGCTGCCGCTAAGCTCCTCCTCCTGGTTTCGAACCAGGACTATGGGTTCCAAAGACCCGTGTGCTGCCGTTACACCAAGGAGGAATGTGCGCGAACGCATCGGACACGTATGCCCGACTGCGTTCCGCCATGCCGATCCAACCCGTTTTTGCTGACTGGATTCCAGGCCCTATCCCGTGGCCTATCACTGCAGATCGGCTAGCGGATGGTGCGAGAGTCGAACTCGCCAGGGACTTCCGCCCCAACAGTCTTAGCAGGACTGCGCCTTTACCGCACGGCCCACCATCCATGCCAGTGTTTTCAATACGGGGCACACCGGCCAAACCTCGATAAACCCCTCATGGGAACGATTTTCATGCGGGGTTCGCGGAGTAGGGAGGATTCGAACCTCCGGGGGCTTGCGCCCCTGCTGCTTTCGGGACAGTCGCATTCGACCGCTCTGCCACTACTCCACTGATCCACACGAAGGAACAAACTGGTTGACGTATTCGTGTGGATCTCGTGCTCCCGGTGGGATTCGAACCCACGACCATAAGGTTAGAACTCTTCTGCTCTGATCCACTGAGCTACAGGAGCAAGGTGGATGCCTACTTCGGTTCAAGAAAAGCGACAACCCTTTTCCAAAGGAATAATTCGTTTTTTTGGAATATTGTTGTTACTTAGGCATCCAAGTTTTCCGCCTTCTTTTCGCGCGTGGTCTGCGGATACCACCATATTTGCGATGTTGCGCTTACACATGGCCTTGTGCCATGCATCGTGTTCCCGGCAGGCTTCGAACCTGCGCTGAACGCCGTTTAGGGGCGTGCCTCTGCCGGTTGGGCTACGGAAACTTGGCCGGCTTTCCCTCACCACGGTCGACCTTCGTGGCTGACATCAACCTGAGCATCCCGAAAGAGAGAGGGAAGAATGGAATGCCGGTCATGGGGGAAGAATGTGAGGGGATTGTTTTCTTCCGGCCGACAATCCCTAGAAACGGTGTCCCGCTACCGTGTCCGGCCAATGAATAGAAGAGGAAAAAGAAAACCGGATACGAGCTGGAAGCTGAAATGCCGTGAATATCATGCCCGGCTACTGAGAACATGTTATTCACGGCTCGTGCCCCATGAGGGAATCGAACCCTCACTCCGTAGGGAACTCGGGTTTGAGCCGAGCGCGTCTACCAGTTCCGCCAACGGGGCATTGATACTGGACGGCTCCGAAAGGAAATAAGGAAAATTTCGAAAAGCCGCCCAGAACCATTGGGACGGTATCGCTTGACTTGACTGAATCCGTGAGTGAGAAAGGAGCCAAGCAATACCGTCTTCGCGCGTCGGGCTGGTCTCGACCCAGCATCCCACGGTTTTGGAGACCGTAACTCTGCCGTTAAGCTACCGACGCATGAGGAGCAGGAAGCCGAAGATAAGTAGCGGAGTAGCTTCCTGTTCCGAGTGCCCTCGGCGGGGTTCGAACCCGCAACCTCTGGTTCCGTAGACCAACGCTCTGAATCCGATTGAGCTACAAGGGCGATGGCACATTTCGTTCCTTTAACGACGTACGCCTGTGCCGGGCCGTGTTCGGCATGGTCCTCATTGATGTCGCTCCGGAGACCATAGCTGCAAAAAAAGCGCCCTCCCCATCCGCCCTGAATGACAGATGGAGGGGAATCGGGAGACTGGATTGGGTTTTACCAGCAACGTCGAGGACAAACGAGATCATGTCAGATCCCCTCTGGACGTGCCGCCGGTTCGGTCGCAAACCACCCTGCCGGGCCCGGCTCATCTTATCGCCTCGTTTCCGATGCGATTGTTCGATCACTCCCTGAAAGCAGTCCATTGATCGGATGGATTGCTTCGTGCCTCCGTCTGGAATCGAACCAGCATCCACGGTGCTTCAGACCGTTGCTCTACCATTTAAGCTACAGAGGCGCTGTACGACGGACTGTTATGGGATCTGGGTTATAGGCCCTTCCCTGGTCCGTCGCACTGTGTGTTTTCCTTCCCTTGTTTCGCGCGCGGCCGGAAGAAGAATTTGCCGCAGCCTATCCGATAATAGATTGATGCGCTTATGCTCGGCGATTTACCAAGCATCGTGCCCCGACGGAATTACGATATCCGGACCCAGTGCTTAAAAGGCACCTGCTCTTCCTCTGAGCTACCGGGGCGATGGCATGTTCCCGTCCTTGACGATGCGTGCCCATGCCGGGGCTGTTCGTCCATGTTTTCTCCGGAAGCGTCCACATGGAAAGGACGGTTACGAGTCCCATTGTTGGATCAGATCCATTGTTTTGGTTTTCCGGATAGAGCGGATGACGGGGTTCGAACCCGCGGTTTCCTGCTTGGGAAGCAGGCGTGCTACCACTGCACCACATCCGCATGGCCGTGCTTTTTTCGGATACGTCGCACGGCGGTGACGTGTTGTCCGCCAGCCGAAAGAGGGATGGCTGGCTTCCGAGTGAACGTCCGGGGCTTGCACGCCGGATGGGGCTTGGATGCCTGCGTTCGCCAACGCTCTTCGACCCTTCTTGCCAGTGGTCACGGATGTGTTGATTCCGCCGGCCGGCGCTGCCGGTCGTACTGCCCGGGCATCCTCCCGCCCGGGTGAGATCCATGGGGAAGCGATATTCCCATGCGAGTCGGATTGACAGGATTCGAACCTGCGACCCCATGCTCCCAAAGCACGTGCGCTACCAAACTGCGCCACAATCCGATATTTTTGACAGGACTCCGTGGCTTACCAGCTACGTACGTGCCCTATTAAACGCGATTTCCTCAGATTCTGGCACCGTCTTAAGCAGTACCACGATGCTTTCATCTTGATTCTTTCGCGTGTTTAGACTGTCTCCACCGGTTTTCCTAACCTCCTGCGAAACCTCCCCTTCCAAGCGTGCGACCTAGGATTTGCACGCTCTTCCAGTTTTTCTTCACAGTCCTCGACTCTCCGGTTGTAAGACCTGTCAAAAACGTGGCTCCGGGTGGATTCGAACCACCAACCATGCATGCTCCGCCGTTTGAGCTACGAAGCCGACCGGAACGCGTCGTCTCATGACTGCGTATCATTCCGGCTTTTACCGTTCGCTGTCAGTCTAATGAGACTGGCCTGACAGCGGATAAAATCCGTTTGTTGTTTAGATACTGTGTGCAAACGAAAAACCACAGCACGGCCTTGAAGGCGCCGCTACCTGTTAATCCGCCTGTTTGCAACCAGGCGGATAGTGGTGGCGGGAGGACTCGAACCTCCGGTGTTTCCTTGTCGCAGATTTACAGTCTGCTGCCGTCGCCGCTGGGCCACGCCACCGGTGCATCGCTTCTGTCGTCCGTCACGGTGCGATGCGTACCGTGCCCGATTCATCTGTCCCCGCAGACCGTGAGTCTGCACAAGCTCATGGGAGATGGATCAGGGTCGTGGAGCTGCCGAGAATCGAACTCGGGTCTGGCCTGCTGTCAGCCTTTGCTTGCTGTCACGTGCGTAGGGGTTTATCCCCACTTGCGTGGGGGAAGATCATCCGTGGACGGGTGCGTTCGGCGAACCCGCACGGCTTGTAGACGATGTTCATGTACTGGTCGGGCGAATCCATCGTCCGACTGTCCGACCAGTCCGATTCAAAGTTTTCCGGCTTTGACCCGTTAATCGGCAATGGGATCAAAGTCGGGTTTCACGCTACGAGGGTGAAACGGGAAGAAGAAACGGTGTTGGCGTCTATTCTTGTGGCAAGGTTGATGACGGTTGCCCTTGCCGGCCTCCGGCACGTAGCAAATGGTTTCCTGCAGGCTATCGAAAGCCTGTCAGCCCCAATGATATGGGTCGGATGGCGTGAACAACAGCTATTCAACCCATGTCTTTACTGCTGCCACCTTGCAAGGGTGGCGTATGATCCAAGGTCTTGTCCTCACGCCCATGCGGGCTAGAGTTGCCTTGGACAAGAATGTTTTTTGGTGTCTCTCTTCGGTTTTCAAGCGTCCGCATCACGTGCGTGGTGTAGTGGTTAGCTTCCTACGCAGGATGCTTCGCGACTGCCCCGGTCTTGCTCCGGGATGATCCGCTTTTGTCGGATTGCAGTCTTGAGAGAAGTTGAAGAAATGATCCGATTTGATGGATCCTTGAACCTCTTTCATTTCTATGTGGACACATTCAGTATAACAAGTATTTTGATGCTGTCAAAAAGAGAGACCCTATAAACAAGCCAAAATATTGAAATATCAACGGTTAATAACAAAAAAAAATGTTTGATATACGGCGTGTCGCACCGGGAAAAACCCGGACAAGCACCACCAAACATCGTTTTTTCGTATTCCGCTGAATGCCGGTACCATAGAGAACCATGACCAACAACAGTCCGGACAACACGAAACCAGCTACCCATTCAACCGACCTCGTGCTCGACCGGGTAGCCACGATCTCAGACATCGAAAACCGTTTGCCGGACAGTAAGGAAATCTGGTACGGGCACAGCATCCTCACCAGCACCCTTTTCCCCGCCACTCCCCCGGCGGAAGGCACCGACTTCGTGAGCAAGGACAACAGTACCGTCGAATACATCCTTGAAGCCGGTATCGATAGTCTCACCAGGTCAAGGGACTTCCCCTATGGGAAATACCCTCGACTGTTGATGGCGTGGATGGCAAAGCAGATTCGCTCTGCGGGAACGAGGAAAACCCCGACCGTTGACCCGTCGCAGCGCACCATCACGATTCCCAGCATGTACCAGTTGTCCGAAGAGCTCGGCATACCCCGTGGAGGACAGTCATCGAAACGTTTGCAGGAACAGTTGCGCCGTCTCCTGTACTGTCATATCAGCATCAGGCAGAAAACCGGGTTTGCGGGCAACCGGGATCGGTTCGACTCCGTGAACATGCAGATGGTGAAGGCCGTCAGCTTCCTGAACGATAACAATAATCAGGATTTCAGCGGCGCCAAGTTCATCCTCACCGATGAAGTGTGGGACAGGCTCGCCCAGGAGTCGGCACCATTCGACACTCGTGCCACCAACTACCTGCTGTCAGGCAAATCAGTGCTCCCCTACGACGTGTACGTGTGGCTGACCGGAACATTCCGCAACCTGCATCACGACCTCACATTGGATTGGGATTGGCTGCACGGACGTTTCGGCGACAGCATCAAGGAACGCCGCGTGTTCAAAGCCAAGTTCCGTGAAGCATTGAAGAAAATCCACGACGTATATCCCGCCGCGAACGTGGAAACCAACAGGGAAGGGATTGTTCTGCATCCATCCCCCACCTCAGTACCGCCCAAGGCGGAACGACGGGCATTGGACGAGGGCCGTGGCGACTGGCAGCGATAGGCCACTATCACGTTTCCTCAAGTCGACTCGGTCGCCATCAAGCTCTAGCGAGTCGACACCTTGCAGAATGCGGATGGCATATAGGGCAACAACACGTGGCATATCGGTGCATTCTGCCGTTTTCTTCGGGACGGGTTAGCGGAGCATGTAGTGGCCTATCGATGCATTTTTGGTTGCGTGTTGGATTTTTCCGGATTCAAGAACGGCTGGTGGCCTCCCTTTCTGCGGTCGTGGCCTATCGGCGCAATCCCGCCGATTCGTTGATGGCCTATCGGCGCTGTTTTCTTGTCTCTGCTGATGGACTATCGGTGTAAAGCCTCCCGAGCGGAACCTTGAATGAGCGGGTTCTGCAGCTCTCGACCCCCTATAAAAGGCTTCGTATTCCATAGCTTCGAGGAAGATAGTGGCCTATCGGCGCAAAACACACTATCCCCAGTCCCAACGCATTGTTCTCCACCAGTTTCGGCCTTGTATACTGGCCCTATCCGACACTGTTGTGGATAGTGGCCTATCGGTGTAGCCAGTAGTGGCTTATCGGTGTAATCAGCCTTGGCAACAACCTTACGGCGTGGAGTATCCCTGCAATGATAGTGGACTATCGCTGCTGTTTTAGTGGCCTATCGGCGTCGTTTCCGTGGAATATCGCTGCAGAACCCGTGGACTATCGGTGTAATGAATCTGCTCAAACCGCTTCTCCTATAAGGGCTGACGGGCAGTGCTTATAGTCATACTACATACGTGACATATCTTTTTATAGTCAAGCGACGGCCATGATTCTTCTTGCTTTTGGTGATTTCGCCGGACAAAAGGAAATCCTTGAACAAGATCGTGGCCTATCGCTGTATTGTTTTTTTGAGGAACGTCGCCCCCTCTTCGGCGACGATCCACCTGTCTCTGTTGTCTACTCGGTTGTTTCGGCGGCTTCTTCGACGAGTTGAATCCCTTCGCCGATCCATCTCATGACCGGAACGGCCATTGAATTCCCCAACGCCTTGTATCGTGGACCGTCCGGCGCGTGCTCCCTGCCGCGCCATGGAATGTCAGTCCACCCGTCCGGGAATCCTTGGAGCCGTTCGCATTCCAATGGGGTCAGTCTTCTGATGGTTAACCCATTCATGTGTGAATCCTCCGTGTGTAGAAATTGGTCGTTGCGTGTGCTGAGTGTGGCGGAAAGCTCTTCCTGTCCAAGAAACCCCTTCCCCCCCCCCTGCTTTTCCTCCGCGTATTTTGAATGTGATGTTCATGTCCGTCTCCTGTCAATCAGCAACCGTCCTCCGTTGATGGACTGGTTGTCGATGAACCGTTTGCTTCCGTCCGTGGCGCACAATGCGGGGAACACGTCATCTCCGTTGCTTGTCATGACGGGTATATGATCGGCGCGTCCTTCGCGGCGTTCGCCTGGCTGTCCGCCCGGCACATCACTTCTCTCTCGATTTCAGCCACCGCATGTCTATCGGTGGAAGTCAGTGTGAAAGCGCCGTTTTCGTCCGGATTGGCAACGCCAAGCTGGTGTCCGCCGTTCATTGGTCCGCGACCGATGATGTTTCCCGCTATCTCGTAGACGGCTGGATTATGGTCGGTGCTCAATGTCGGGCTCACGTCACCTATCGCCAGACTGCGCGAGCGTTCCCCTTGATTCCATTTGAACGCTTTCACAAGTGGAACGTTGTTTCCACCGGTTCCCATGTGGCTGGTGAGAGTGTTCGACACTTCTGGATGGTTCGACACTTTGAAACGACCATCCTGCTGGTGGGAGTCCAGCATGACCGCCTGCTGGTTCTGCCCGCCATGCTCACGCGCGTTCAACGTCGGCATCACGCCGTCAGCCGCATACACGCGGCGTGCCTGGCTCTCACCGGGTGTCAGGCATTCTCCAACGTGTGAATCTGCGTTTCCAATGACGTTCGCAGTTCCACCGGTAAGGGTTTCCCTCTTCTCTCGGCTCGACGCAGAATCCCAGCACAGGCTTTCGCGCTCAAAAAGAACCGGGGCGGCACGTCGCCAGTCTCTAGTGTTGACGACAAGGAACACACGCTCGCGTCGCTGGGCCACACCGAAGAACTGAGCGTCCAGCACTCTCCATGCCGCCCCCCCATCAGGCCAGAGTTCGGCCACGGCTTCAAGGAGCGACTGGAAAGCCCGTCCGTGTTCAGCCGACAGTACTCCGGGCACGTTCTCCCAGACGATCCATTCCGGATCAATCTCTGCGCAAGCTCGGAGATATTCGAGCATGAGCTGGCCGCGTGGATCGTCCAAAGCCTTCCTGAGGCCGGCGATCGAGAAGGCTTGGCAGGGGCTTCCTCCCACAACGACATCTGCCGCATGGTGGTATTGTTTCCAGTCAACTTTGGTCATGTCTCCTAGGTCGGGCACGTTTGGATAGTGTTGTTTGAGCACGGCTTTTGGGAATGGTTCGACCTCCGCGTATGCGATTGGCTCCCATCCGAGTGGCTGCCATGCGACCGTGGCGGCTTCTATACCGCTGAACAGGCTGATGTATTTCACTGGCGTAGGAGTTTCCCGAGTTGGATTTCGGCGATGGCGGCGTTCATGTAGCCGTGTGTGTGGAAGTGTTTCGGGTTGAGGCAGCCGATTGTCCATGTGATTCGGCCGGTGGAGTTGTCTACGTGGCGTTGTGCTTCCATCGGTTGCCCGCAGTTGGGGCAGAACCAGTTGTTTTTCATTGGTTGTTCTTTCTGTCAGAATCTGAGTGTGATGCTGCTTGGCATAGGGCTGCGGTGAAGAAGCCAAGGGTGAAGCCCGTAAATAGGCAGATGATGGCAATTAGCATGAGGTCTCCTGTTTCGTCAGATGGTTTTTGCGATGAGGCTGATCGAGACGATCAGCAAAACCCATAGGATCGCGATGCCGACCGTCCAACGGTTGAGGTTCTTCTCCGCGACCCCGGATGTGCCTGCGTTTGCGGTCAAGCCGCCGCCGAACATGTCGGACAATCCCCCGCCCTTGCCTTTGTGCAGAAGAATCAGCAGGGATAGCAGGACGCTCAGGACGGCGACGATGGTTTTCAAAACGATGATGAGAACGGCCATAGGGTTCCTTCGGAATAGAAGATGGCGATGAAGATGATCAGGGCTGTCAGGTATGCGACAGCCCAATGGCGATAGGTGCTGCGATGCTGTGGATTATCCGTCCATACGCTCATGAGAAGAAACGTGAGCAGGGCGATACCCATCCATAGCAGCATGGCAAGGGTCACGGGATGTGTGACCGTCACCCGAACACCATGAGGGTGAGTTTGCCGAGCCCGAAATCCATGCCCGTGACCAATATCATGAGCAGGATGACGAACACGAATGCGGCAATACTCCAGGCCATCCATTCGCGGGCGGTTGGAGTCACCGTCTTACGGGTTTCATCGATTACCTGCCGGACATAGCGTCCGATGGTCAGGAAAGGATTACGGGACTGCTTGAGGGATGTTTTTTCAGTCAATGATCAGCTCCTTGAACAGGAGCATGAGACCCAATGATCCGGCAATGACGCACAGGAACGTCAGGATGACGCACAGATAATATGCGATGTTCCAACAGCGGGCTTCCTTGATTCGGTCCAGAGAAGCGGCGTTCTTCGCGCCTTGCCCGAACAGCATGCCGACATGGAGGATAAGCCATGAACTGGCATATCCTCCGGTCATAACCATTACGTATTGGAGGATCAAGATTCTCACGTTCCGGGAATGGTCTTATTGGGCGTCAACAGGGGTCGCGGGTGCGGATGCGGTGTTCTTCGCATGGATTTGAGCGAAGGCGATGGTCCTATCGTCTTCAAGATCCGCCTCGTTCGGATTAGTGGCCTGGCCGGCGATGACCGGTGTTGGCGCATCCTTCGGAGCTGACTGGACTGTAGTGGCGTTAGGCTTGCGTCCGGACTGGTAGGCGTTGTCAAGCACTTTGCTTGCTTCCTGGAGACGGCCGAGAATCGCACGAACCCTTGCATCGGCCTGCTCCGCGATGTTTTGCCGTCCAGTGGCATACGAGTCGGCTTCCTTACGCAACTGTGCGGCGGACTGCTGCGCGGATTCGATGATCTGCTTCGACTTCGCTTGGGATTCCTTCACGTTCTTTTCGGCGACCTGCCGCGCGTCCAGCATAGTCTTCTCCGCGGCGGACTGGCTCTGCTTGCGAATGCTGTCAGCCTCCTGCAGCGCCTTGTTCTTGATGTCGGCTGCGTTCTTTTCCGCAGCATGATAAACGGTCTGGGTGTCTTCGAGGAGTTTCCTCACATCGTCGCCCACGCTCGTGTACTTGTTCTTGATTTTTGCTTCCAGATCGTCGTTCTGCTTTTCGAGTTCTTCGATCCGTTCGGAGAGCTTCTTGTTTTCGGCTTGCAGCTGATCGATGTCTTGGTTTGCCTGGGTGAACTGGTTGTTGACCGTATCCAGGGTCCTCTTCAGATCAGTGTTTGCTTGCGCATACTTGTTGATGGTGTCCTGGAAATTGGTTACGGCATCATTGACTTGTTGAGGATCGTAGCCTCGCATCTTCGTGTCGAATTCGATGATGGGCATGGTGGATTTAGGTCTCCTGACTTCACTTTTTTCTATGTGGACAGATTCAGTATAACAGGTAAAATGCCGGGAAGTAAAAAACCACCCGGCATTTTCCTAGGGTCAGCGATTCGGCAATTCCATGAAATCTCCGGCCTCGTTGTAGCCGTAAAGTTTTCCGTTGCGGCTACGAGTCCCGCGGGTAGTGGACATGGATGGAGTGTAGAACGACTCACGGCCGTTCTTCCGGACGCGGAAATTACCATCCGACAAGACCTTCACGTTGTCGGCGGTGATCCGATTGGCCGGACTCTTGCCGTTATTGAACATGGATGCGAAGCCCTCCGCATCGGCCGGCTCCTTGCCGATGCAGACACCGTTCCCGTTGGACAGCATGCGGGCGTGTCCGCCGGGAGTGTTGATGGCAAAGGCCACTCCCTCTTTGCCGTCGCGCATCTGGATGTCGCTGCTGTAGAACCGATTCGTCCCATACTTGGCTCGCAGCAGTTTCGCGGCTGCCTGTGGGGATTGCGGATCCACGTATGGTGCGGCCGCCCGTTCACGGACTGCTTGCACCTTGCGCGTATAGTCTTGGAATTCCTCGTTGGTGGTGAACTCCCTGCGTGCCTTGACCGGCTGCGTCCCGTACTGTTTCGCTTCGATGGAACCCCATACGGTGATGTCGTCTCCACTGTGGGGGTTCATGTAGTCGGCGCGGAAATGCAAGGCGTTCTGCAACGGTTTGCCGCTTTTTGCGGATACCTTGGTGCCTCCGCTCACGGTGAAGTCGACGCTCTTGAGACCATCCTTCTGCATGGCCCTGGTCATGCGAGTGAGATCCCGGCCGCGGAGACGGACGCTGCCGCTGCCTCCATGCGTGTTGGGGCTTCGCCGGGGCACCATGGCGACGAGATTGTCCCCGTTCACATGGAAGCCTTCCGGCACCGGGTCTCCTGGTTTCATTCCCAGTTCGCTCATGGGAACGCTTTCAGGCTTGTATGCGGGTTTCACGGTGACGTCGCCATTCTTGTCCGCATACACGTAGACCGGCATTTCCCGGGCTTGGGATTCGCTGAGCCCGAATTCCTTCTCGTAGTAATGACGTGCCTGGACCGCAGCTTCGGCGAAGTCGCCGGGGTCAGCGGAATAGACGCGGTTGTCAAGGTCTGCGAACGCCGCGAGGTTGGCTCGTTCTGCCTTCTGGGCGTTCAACGTGTCATAGGTTTTCCTGTCCGGACGGCCGCTGATCTGTGCGGCATGTCCTCCGAAGGCGGTCTCGCCGTCGGGGAGATTGGAACTGACCGGCTCGAAATCGTGTCCACGGTTGAGGCTGAACACATCCGGTGGGGCGGCTTTGCTGTGGTTGATCACGCCGAATGTGGTTTCCCCGGATGCCGCGACGGCCATCTGTTCCATATCGCTGTTGCCGATGATGTGGATGCGTTCGATGGGGTTCTGGGTCTTGAAACTGCTGAACACCTTGCCTTGGGCGCTCATATGCAGGATGGTGGATCCGTCTGCCAGCTGGTTCATATCGTTGACATAGTATTTCTTGACGATGCCGCTGCGCGTGGTGTACGTGTATTCGCCGGGGACGAGATTGGTTTTACGGAATCTACCAAGGGGGTCACGCGGCTGTGTCGCTGGTGTCCATACCATTATCGGCTCTTTCTCTGAGATTGATGGATGTGCTTCCTGTTCAATCGTATGGTCGGACTTGGTTCCTTCCGCAGGATTTTCGGATTTTGCCTAGGCTCTGTTTCCCCGGCGGATTCAGCTTCACGGATGGTTCGAACGTCAAGCTGGTGAAAGATGAGATGGCGGATATAACGGGCCCAGACCGTGAAGATGTATCCGGTCGCGCAGATTATGACCGATATGGTGATGACTGATTCTCTGGAGTCGATGAACCAGTCCTGCGGGACGATGAACATCGCATATAGGACGGCTATGAGGATAGCGATGAGTCCTATCGCGGTCTGGACTAGCACTTGTCTCAGGTTCAACGCATTCTCCGATCATGTTCGCCCCAAGCGTCGATGGAGCTTTCGGCTATGCTCTGCGCCATCTGAAAATTCTCGGGCACCGGGAAAACAAAAAGTCTGACCATGTGGTTTCCCGTCATGAGATTCGGCAGACGTACGAAAGCCACTCCCCTGCAATGCTGGCTGTTCACATCCGGCCAAGCTCCGATGCGGGTTCCCGAATGCAGTATGGTGTTCACCGTTTCCGCCGCATTGTCAGGGTCGGCGGTTTTCACCCCGTACGGGTATGCGATTCCGGCGATGATGGCGAATCTTTCATACGGACGGTAGGCTTGTCTTTTCCACTGTTGGAAGGCCAGTTCGATGAGTTGTGCGCGTACTCGTTCCCGAATGCCGAAGCTGCCTCCCCTCCCCCATGTGGCTGATTTCCGTTCGCCGTTCTGTCTGGCGATGAGGTCACTATCCGTATAGTTGCTGGTTATCCACTGTTTGTCGGGGATCGTGAATGACACCGAGTATCCGTCGTGCCATGCCGGCGGATTGGGATTATTTCACCAATGCTGGTCGATGTTCGATGCGAGACGTGAAGTGATCTGGTATTTCGGCATTGATTCCGGCACCGGGATGATGAGCACGCTCAGCCTGTAATGGTTGGCTGGCGCCGGTGTTGGCAGTTGGATGTATACGGTGCTGTGCCGGTGCTGGCTGTCATCGTCGTCCCAGAGCCGGGCATCACTGCCACCGTCGATGATGGGTTTGATGGTTTCGGCCGCTCTCGCCGGGAAAATGTTTTTCTGGCTTGGACAGGCTACGCCTATAAGGGCGATGAACCGTTCCACTTTCCAGGCTTTTCCTGTTTTCTTGAGGTTGCGCCATTCGTTTTTCGCGTAGTCCCTCACCCATGCCCTTCGTCTGGCTCGCATGCGTTCCGTCTGTATGGTGTCGGTCGTACTCCACCATTCGATTGGGATGGTGAACTCGTGGGCGTAGCCTCCGCGCTTGTAGTTGGCTGGTCTTCTTGGGTTGCTGGATGTTGTCCGGCGTGTTCGAGGTGCTGATGGCATTGGCGTTGGTTCTGTCGTCTTTACTGTTATGTGGACATATTCAGTATAACGAGCAAACGATAAAAAGAAGAGAGGACCATCGTACTGGATGGCCCTCTCCTGTCGTGCCTCAGGCAATCAGCTGGCGAGATCGCAGAGCATGTTTTCCGCAGTCAGCAGCTGCCAGTTCTGGAACGAAACCTCCTTGACCTTCTTGTTGAAACCATGTCGGAGCGCATACTTCGCGGCGGCATCCACGGGGTCTGGAGTGTTCTCTGCGTAGCCTTCCTCCTTGGCTTTCTTGACCATCAAGGCGATGCCCAAGAGCGCTTGACGGATGCTGGTCGCGGCAAGATTCGTGATCGGATTGTCATCGCTGATGCTGAACGGCTGCCAGTCGCAGGCATCGGATTTCTCGAACACCCAGAATTGCATGGTGCTGGGAGCCTTGGACCCACGGTCGAAGGCGTCCGGCTTGCATGCGGCTACCGCGGCACGGTAGAAAACGGTCTGAATGTGATAACCGTAGTTGATGACTTCCTTGGCGAATGATTCCGCATCGGCCTTCTGGGCGGTTTTCAAATCGACCAGGTAATCGGTGCCGACGGGAATCAGATCAGGCTTCGCCTTGAGCATCAGACCGGTTTGACGATCCTTCCATTCGATGCACTGTTCCTTGGTTCCCTGTTCGATGATTTCCATGTAATCGGGGTATTCGGGCATGAGACTGGTCTGTTCGATGCCTTCCTTCATGCGTTTGAGCAGTTGCATGTCATTGTAGGAGACGATGATGTTGCCGGCTTCCAGCTGTTCGTCGCGCCACTTCTGGTTGTCTTTGCTCCTGAAGCTCTCTCCCTCAGGCAGGCTGACAACGTCGCTGGTGCCGAGCAGGTAAGCGTGGAACGCCGTACCGAACTTCATGGCGTCGGTGGGCTTGTGGTCGTCGTTGAGACGGTGATATGCCCAGTCGGCCGGGTTTTTCAGGAATTGTTTCAATTGGCTTTGGTCGATTGATTTCAACCGGAAGTAGCCGGGGTCGTCGATGTCGATGATTTTCGCGTAGGCCATTGGTGTCTTTCCTTCTTGGATTCAAGTTCCGGGCATGCCTATGGACGGAGCATGCCGGAACGGTATGTGGGGAGGCTACTTGTTGTTCACTGGATCGGATTCGGCGATTTCCTGGGCTGACATGTCAGCCTCGTCGACGTACACGCTGGTGTTGCCGCTTTCCGAGTCCACGACGACGTGAGGCTCGTCGTAGGTGATGGGTTCTCCGGTCGTCTCGTCGAACTCCGGGCTGACGGGCACCGGGTCGGAGAGGTGGAGATATCCGCCATCGGCTTTCTGCTGGGCGCGGTTGACCTCTTCCCAAGCGTTCTCCCAGTTGAAGAATTCCTCCGAATAACCCGGGTATGGTTCCTTGTTCTTGGTTTCCCAGTCGAGGAGCTGCTTCGGTGTGACGGGTTGCGAGGGGTGGAATTCCTCGGTCAGTCCTTCGGGGATCGGCACTGTGTAGTCGCTGAGACGGTCCTCGTCGTCTTCGTCGGGTGCGACGAATCGGACTTTCGCTTTGATGGGGGTGTTCATAGGTTGCTCCTTTTCTAGTTTTTTCCTGATTTGGATTGCTGTTTCGAGATATTCGATGAGCTGATGGTATGCGGCGTAGGACAGGCTCATGGGGTTGTCCTCGTACTTGCTGTACGTGTTGACGCTCATGCCCAGCAGGTCGGCTATCTCGTTTTTGGTTTTTCCTGCTAGCTGGCGCAGACGTCTGATCGATAGCTGGTTCATTCGCCTCTCCTGGATGCAGTGGTCGGACTGGTGTTGCCCAGTCTTCTGGTTGTGTTCACGCTCCCATTGTACAACATGCAGAAAACTGAGTTTTTCAGCATTCTCTAACAAGGGAAAACGCCTTGGAAATAAAGGCAACACGCCGAATAATATACATGTTCAGATAACTGCGTATATTTGAATATGTCCACATAGAAAAAGAGAAGACGAAAACTCCCATCCTCAATGCACTGTGGAGCGATCGTCAAATCGTCAAGGAGGAACCATCATGGCAACAGAACTGCTAACTCACGCGAAAACCGGAGTCATCCAGATGGGATGGCCCAAGCTCTACGAGGCGGTCGCATTCAAGGGAAACAAGGATGATGACAAGTCCGCCAAGAAGGACGATAAGAAGAAAAACGAAAGCACGCCCGCATACGGGTTCCCTGTGCTTCTCGACAAGGATGACCCCGATCACATGCGAACCGTCCGAATCCTTCAGAAGCTGAGCAAGAATGCGGAAGACAACGCCATCGCCTTGAAGAAATGGGGCAAGAAGGATCGTATCGTTTCCAATGACGGTCTCAAGGATGCCGACGAGGATGAAATCCTTGACGGTGATAAAACCGTCCTCATGACCGATAAATATCCGAATCGAGCCAACCATTTTTATGTGAACTTCAGTCGTAGCTCCAAGGCCGGTCGTCCCGGAATCCGCTACATCGACGATGAAGGAATCCTGCGTGAGCTCCCCGAACCGATTCTCGGGACAAAGGAAGACGTTCAGGCCGCTCAAGCCAATCTTAATGATGCCCGGGCCGCTTACGCTACGGCTGATGAAGACGCTCAGGAGGAGGCGAAGACGCTCGTTCTGGAGGCGACGCGCAATCTTGAGAAGGCTCAGGAGCGTGATGCCAAGGCCAAGGAAGTCAAGGTCTTATGGGATAAGCTGGTGTATCCCGGTCAGAACGTGCAGGCTTCGGTTACGGCACGTGCGTGGAAGACTCAGACCGGTAGCGGTGTCAGCTATCGTTTGGATAATCTCACGATTGTTGGCGGAGGCGTGCGAGATGGAAGCTTCGAATACGATGAGGACTTCACCGATGAGGATATCGAGGCTCTTATCGCTTGGCGAGACAAGCATGTGAACGCAAAGCCTTCCAAGGCCGATGATGAGGCGGCTCTTCTTGCGGATACTGACTTCGATGAGGCTGATTCCGATGATGAGGTGGACGAGGATACCGGTGAAATCGCGGTCAAGCCACGTCGCAAGGCTGCCGTTTCCCGTCGTCGTCCGAAGCCTGTCGAGGTTGAAGATGATGACGTGGACGAGGACGAGGATGAGGAGGAGGCTCCGCGCCGTCGTCCGAAGAAGACCTCTTCGCGGGGCCGTCGTAAGCCGGCTCCTGTCGAGGTTGAAGATGATGATGTGGACGATGAGGATTATCCCGGCATGTTCTGATGTATGGGATTAGCGGGAAAGCCGAGGTTGATCTGCCTCGGCTTTCCCGTTTTTTCAGCCGACGTTGCCGCCACTGTTGCCCTTGGGTGGCGTCTCCTGCTGCGGTGGCGGGGATACCCCTCCCCCACTGTTGCCGGTGGATCCACCGGTCGGACCACCGGTTGATCCACCGGTCGAACCATATCCCCCGCCCCAGTAGTACATGTTCCCGTATGGATTCTGCTGAGGCTGCTGCGCCTGCTGCTGCTCCTGTTGGGCTTGGGCCTGTCGTTCCGCTTCCGCTTTTGCCTTGGCCTCTTCCTCGGCCTTCTTCTTCGCGTCCGCATCCTTCTTGGCTTTATCCACTTTGCTGATGAGGTTCTTCAGCTCGGTCGAAGCCGTAATGGCGTCGGATAGGTTGTCAGACGTTATTTCCGTGCTTTTCCACTGGGATGCGAGGCTTTGCATCTGCTTCTTGTCGTTGCCGTCAGGAGCGTCAGCAAGACCATTTGCCTGCTGTACCAGACCGTCGAGTGTCGTTCTGGTCTCCTCGGCTTTTGCCTGCATTGCATCCGTGTAGGTTCTGTTGGTTTTCTCATATTCGCCGTCCAGTTTTTCCAGGGCCGATGTGATGTCTTTTTCAGTCATCGGATTCCCTGTGGTTGTTTTCTGGAGGGCTTCCACGGCTTTTTGCACGTCGCTGTTTTCCGCGACGGGACTGGCTTTGATCGTGGAGACCAGGTCATCGGCCTTCCGTTTCCTCCCGTCCCATTTGTTCTGTGCCTTCACCAGGGATTGTTGGCGCTGTTTGCGGTCGGCTTCGGCCTGCTGTTCCGCGACGTGAGTGGTGTATGCGTGATAGGTGTACGCTCCCCCGCCTATCAGTGCTCCGAGGCCTATGAGTATGGCGGCCGCGACTGCGATAATCTTTATCAGCGTTCCACCATTTTCCCTATTTTCTGTATCAGTGCTTTCCTGTGGGAATGGGGAATCATACTGGTGTTCAACTGGGAAGACATTTTCCTGTGGGAATGGCGGATTGTCGAATTGCTGCGGGGGCATGCCATTCGTTTGCTGGCCTGCATTCCACTGACCGTTCGATTCGTCGTCCGTCTGGCTCCAGAAGTCATCTCCCGTCTGGAATGTTTGCGTTGGGTAATCATCCGCGCTAGGGCTTCCGGCGGATGGGGACGATGTTTGTGGTTCCCCCTCCGGAGGTTCGGATGGGTCATCCCAAAGGTCGAACGGATCCGCAGAGTCCGTGTCCTTCGGGTATTTTTCGCCAGTGTCCTGTTTTACTGGGGAACTGTCTTCCTGTTGGAAGGACGAACTGTCATACTGTTCTTCTGTTTCGCTGTCCCTTTGATTTTGCATAGGAACATTGGAGGGGAAAACAATTTCAATGACTCCCTGCTCCTGCATATCAACGTTTTTCTTTGAATCTGCGGAACTGTCTTGAATGATGTTGTCATCTCGACGTTCGTTCTGTTCCGTTGGCGGTTCGCTGGAATCGCCCGATTGCAGGTCGAATTGCTCGAACGGGTCGTATTCCTCCGGGCCTTTTCCTTGTCCCCTTGTTTCCTTATTGTTCTGCGGAAATGCGGAAACAGCAGACTGTTCTTCTGATTCCTTGTCGTTGCAGTCTTCTGCTGAGTCGGCGAATTCCTTGAACGGGTCGTAGCCGTTGGCGAGTAGGTCTATCTGATCGAGGTTTTCCGCATTCTCCTGTGGAGTCGTATCCGCAGTGTCCTGTTGAACTGGGTCGACAGTGTTCTGGGGGGCTGTCGTCCTGATGGGACGTGAAGCTGTGCCTTTGTTGTCCTGCGAATCTGTCGTTTTGTTGGACTGTGGAACTGTGTGTTCAGTGGAATGAGGAATCGTTTCCGCGTCTTCCTGTGAAAGTGTTGCGCTGTTGGAACGTGAAACAGTGGAATCATTGGAACGTGAAAACGATTCCTCTTTCTCCTGTGTAGGCAATTGCCTGTCATCCTGTTGGAACGGGTCTACGTCTTCCTGTTGGAACGGGTCTACGTCTTCCTGTTGAAATGGGTCGCTGTCGGATTGATGGGTTGTGCTTTCGTCAGACTGTGGAAATGAGTCATCAAAATACTGTGGAAACGTGTTCGCATTTTCACCGGGAATGGACTCCCTGTTGGATTGCGAAACTGTGGGCACATTGGAACTACTCCCTGTACCCCCGGCTTTCTGTGGAAGCGTTTCCGCATTGTCCTGTGGAAATGCGGAACCAGTGGAATGTGACGCTGCGCCTTTGTCATTCTGTGGATCTGCGTCATCATCCCACAAATCATCCATCAACAGGGAATCATCCAACTGATTCCCCGCCGTCAGCCAATCATCATCCTTCGCCAACATCATCACATCCTATATCAAAGACCTTTTTCGGCAGATAGGCGCCCGATATTCATGGCGGCATCGATGGCGCTCATGTGAGGCACGTCGACACCTGCCGCATACAGTTTGCTCGCATGCGCCGCAGCGGCGGCACCCTTCAACGGCTTGTCACGGTCTGCGACATCACGCCCGTCCTCGCCGAAACCGTCTGTGGGGAACCCGTCGTCTTCGTCCCCGCCGGAGTCGATCATGCCGTCATCGGGTTTTTCTGCGGCGGTCGGCAGGGCGTTTACGATTTCATCCCATGACCAGTGGCCCGAGTTCATGTCGCCTTCCGGCGGTCGGATTGCGGTCAGACGTTCGCGCAGCAGGTCGCTGTATGATTTTCTTTGCTTCTGGTTCTCCTCGTAGAAACCCTTGTAGATGACGGGTTTCATGCCGGGAAGCCTGATAAGGCCGGCTCCTCTGGAGATTCCCGGTTGCATGATGTTTTCCGGTATCTCAGGGAAGTCCTTCGCCCCTCCCAGCAGCTCTTCGACAGCGGTGGAGGGTTGCAGGGTGGGGGAGATGACCGTGGTCAGATTGACTCGCATACCGGGGTCGAAACCGTCCTGCAGGCGGGTCGATTGCCCGCAGAACAGGAAGCAGACACCGGAGAACCGGGCTTTTTGCGTGATCTTCATCGCATAGGTGATGTTCGCCACATGGATGCTTGCCTCATACTCGGCCCGGATGCGCATCGGATTGTCCTTGCTGACCTTCGGTATGGTGACGCTCCCAGCCCATTGGGCGACCTCATCGCACACGAGCAAAAGCAGGGGGTTCTTTTCCTGTTCGTCCTTAGGCAGACCCCACCAGTTTTCGACCCCATACTGTTTGATGAGTTTCGACCGGTAGGAGCAGATCTCAAGCACATGGATCAATGTCGCGGCGGCTGATTCAGGGCTATCGCAACCCCAGCCGTGGGGGATGATCCACGGCCGGCACCATTGGAAATCGACGCTTTTGTCCTCGTCGTCGCAGATGGCAAGCTGGAATCCGGCTTCCAGCGCGGCGGCGATGAGCGTGTTGATGACAACGCTTTTCCCGCTGTTGGCGGCGGCGGCAACCATGATTCCCGGGCCGGATTTCCAGTCGAGTGACAGCCAGTCGCCGGTTTCGCGGCCTCGTTCGGGCAGCTTCATGCCCAGATAGGCGTGACGTAGGTCGTTTTTACCGATCAGCTGTTTCGGGCAGGCTATCATCGCAGGAAAAGTCGGGGGAGTGCCGGGGTACACCATGATGACGCCTTTTTCGGGGTCGGCCTTGAAGAACCAGCCTTTTTTGCCGACCACTTCGACGGCTTCCTGCATTCGCTTGTCGTATACGGAGGCCTGATAGGTGACGGTGTTCTCCTTGATGCGGATTTTCCAACCGTTCTCAGGAGTACGTGAGATACGAATTTCCCAAGGCTTGACCTTGAGAACGTTCGCGAATATACGCCGGGTGGCTGCGGCCTTCTCGTCCAACTGTTGGAGTAGCACGAGGAATTCGCTGGAACTGATTCGAACGAAATCGACGACGGAATAGCCTTCGTACTGGGGTTGGCTTTCCAGGTTCTGCACCGTCTTCTTCTGGGAAGCCGTGTCCGCGCATTCGCTGTTGCTGAGTCTGACGGCTTTGATTCCGTTGTTGATATCATCGGAATCCATATCCATCGGCGCGATGATCGCGTACCGGTTGTCGGAATCGACGCTGAATACGCTGTAGCCTTCGAACTCAGGGTTCTTTGCGGCTTTCTCTTGGATGAGGACGGTGAGTTTGATCATGTCGTCCGGATTGGTTTTATCAAAACCATTGGGGAAGAATTTTTCGAGAGGGATTTTCTTTCGACGGTCGGCCATCAGTTTTCCTTTCTCTTGTAGATGGGGGTGTGGAAGGCCTGGAGTGGCCTGTCTGATGTTTCGTACAGGCAATTGCGGGCCTGTTTGAAGTCCAAATGCCGGTTGAGATAGGTGAGGGTTTCGGCTTCACGGGTGTTTTCGGCGTGGAAAAGAGGTTGCGTGTGCGGGTCGAGCTGTCCGGCCGGATGGAATAGCACATGGTTGCCGGCGATAAGCCGGTCGTAGAGCTTTTGACCCACTGTGGATGGGTGAATGCTGCTGCGGACCATGACCACGTTGACGTTCGTTCCGGGTGCCATTTCGATGATTCGGCTGAGTTCGTCGGAGATTTGACTGTTGACGTTCAGCAGATTCATGTCCGGGTAGCCGTTGTGTACGTCATAGTCATCGAAGGCGAGCAGTATCGGCTTGATCGGCTCGGGTTCGCCCTTGATGCGCCGTCGCTGTTCCATGCTGACCCGTTGCACTATTTCCAGTAGCTCATAGGGTTGCCGGTAGCGTCCGCACATGACGGTGGGGGAGGGTGGGATGCTGTCCCACTGGTCGGTGAAGGTTACGAGCGTGCCGTCCGAATCTGCCTGTCGGATGATGCTGTCAAGCAGCATGGTTTTCCCGCTTCCGTCGGGCCCGGTGATGGTGAGTGGCGTTCCCGTGGACGTGTCCCATCCAAGGTTTTTCCCGTGAACGTCTGTTCCCAGGTTGATGAGCATGTTGTTTCCCCTTTTGTGTTTGGCTACCAGTCGACTTCTTCGATGTCGTCCCCGTCTTCGGAATCGGCATCGTTGTTGTCTGGGTGGTGGAGCATGTCGTGGAGTTCGTCCATGTCGTTGATTTCCTCGCCGGCTGTCTGTGGATCCGTTCCTTGGCTGAGCAGCTTGGAAAGTTCGTCTTCGGACACTTCGCCGTAGGTTTCCGCTTCGGATGGCATGAACCGCGAATAGTCGATGGGTTGCGGGGGAATGCGGTCGGCGAACAGTTCCGCCAGCTTTTCTTGGCCTCCCGACCACCATGTTTGGACGGCCAGCAGTTCGCCTTGCGCGGTTTCGAAGATTCCACGGCCTTGCGGGATTTTCCCGCCTTCGCCTTTCAGCGACTGTTGGAGCCGGTTCGCCTCGCGCAGGTTCTGCGCGCTGATGATGCCCGCCGTGGAGTCCATGCCCAGGAGGATTCGGCCGAGCGAACGGAAGAACGCGTTCGCGTTGTACGGCTTCATGTCGTCCATGGTCAGACGCTGGGCGCCGAGGATGACGCTGATGCCTGCGGTTCGTCCCTGCACGACGATTTTGCCGAGAGCGCTCATGGTGCGTCGTATCGAATTGTTCGTCGCGCTGACGGCCGCATTGTCGTTGGCCAGCTGGATGTCCCTGTTCGGGTTCTGCGTGGTCTTGCCGGCCTCCTGAAGGTAGGAGTTGAATTCGTCGAACACGATGTCGATGGGTTTCGTGTGGGCAAGCTCTTCTTCATTGAGCTGGCTTTTGTCGAGGTCGTAGATGCTGCCGACACCATACCGGCTGAACAGTTTCACCCGTTGTGCCATCTCGTCGCGCAGCCAGGCGATGACGGCTTCGGTTTCGCGCATCTGGCCCAAGCCGACGAACGCCAACGCCAACGGTTTCGCCCATTGAGTGAAGTCGATGCAACCTTTGGATGGGTCGATGAGGATGATGTCATGGCCTTTGAGCAGCGCTTCGGCGACCACGATCTGCGCGATGGAGGATTTACCGGTTCCGGATTTGCCGCTGATGAGCAGGTGGAACGTGTCCTTCATGCTCCAGTAGACCGGTTTGCCCATATCGTCCACGCCCAACGGGAACATGCGTGGTTTCGACTGGCGGGCGAAATCCCAGTCCGCGTTGACCATGGTGGGGAACGGGCTGCGTTTCGCCAGCACCATGTCGTACAGGTTCGAACCGTGTTCCTCACCACGCGGGAGGATACGCCCGTAGGCGTAGTCGGCGCTGGTCAGGAATTTGCCGATGTTCCGTGAGGGCTTGTCCACGTCCAACCCGGCCGGAATCTGGAATCGTGCCAACAACACGTCATGGTTGCTGGGCAACGCGCCGAGACTGACCACATCGGGGGTGCGTCCGCTGGGATCGCTGACTCCGGCCACGCCCCACGAGTCGCTTAAGGCGAGTTCGATGAGATGCTTTTGCTTTGATCTGCGATTCCAGTGGCTGATGTCCCTGACATCCAGGCACGGGTCGTCGCACAGCCATACGGTCGCGCTGTCGGCTGACCGCCATTCCCAGTAAATATGTTTCGCCCCGACCGACGATTGGATTCTGGCGGACTGTTTGCGGGCGTCTTCCACGGTCGCGCCGTTGCCTAATTGGAATTGGATGCTCCAAATCGGCTTGTCTTTGCTTTGCGGAGTGCAGGCCGTGATGTTCACGGACGCTTTTGCGGGAAGCACGTCGATAAGGGTTTTGAATATCAACGCTTCCGCGTACTTGCGGTGAAGGGGGGTGTTGCCGGTCAGCTGGTCGATGCGTACGGGCGCGCTTCCGGTGGACCAGATCAGTCCGGCCATGTCGGAGCCTTCGTCCACGAGTCCGATGAACCGTGCCTCCGGCTGCAATGGGCCAAGGTCGCAACGCTCGTAGTCGGCCGGCGTGGCTGGTGCGGTGAGTACCAATGGCAGGTAATGCAGTTGCCAGCCGTCGCAGTCCTGGGTTTTCTCATAGTCGTAGATGGGTGCCGGTGGATTGAGTTTCGACGGGAGGCATTTGACCCAAGCGGACTGGTCGCTTTTGAACCGTTTGGAAATGGTGATGTAATCGTCAAAGGCTTTCTTGTGGGTCATGCCGTCCGGCCGCCACTTGTTGCCCTTGTCGGATAGTTTCACATCGTCGAATGCGACCAGGTGGAACTTGTCCTGCAGGTCGGCGAACACCGGCATCCGCAGAGTCTCGGCAGGCGATCCTTCTCCCTCCAGCCAGTCGAAGCTGATGCGGTCGATGGAATCCCCGCCCTGCGGTGGGGTGATGATCTCCAACAGCCAGGCGGCTTTGCTCTCGTCGGCGCTCACATCATGAGCCAACGTCAACGGGGCGCGTTTATGCCAGATGAAAGCGGTTTGCGCATAGGCGATGTCGGCGACGAGAGAGGCAAGACCTTCGCCGGCCTTTCTCTCCACGATGGAGGGGATGCAGGATTCGTCCATGCCAAGCGCCAGACGGACACTGGACGGGTCGAACTGTTCCGCCCCTTTCTTCTTCTGCTTGGCGGACAGTAGACACACGAAACGGTATCCGTCCGCCAATGCCGGCGACCGCAACGCTTCCACGCCGAGCTTGAAAACTCCTTCGTTCGAGCGAGGCTTACCGTCCGACCCCTGCAGACGAATCCGGTAGACGATCAGAGGATTATCCGAAGAACCGATTTTGTTGACCTGCGTCAGATAGGCTCCCGACCATGCCTTCTGCAAATCGTCCCCGGCAAGCCAACCATCAAGCAGCTGTTGCCCTTCGACCAGCTCACGCCAATATCGGGACTGCGGTTTGCATCCCAACATCCATACGAGTAGCAGGAACACGAACCCCGGAAGCGTCACAGCGCTCAGCCAGCTCATGTATCCCGCCAACACGAAAACCAGGACCCCGGCGAAAACCAGCAACGCCATGGAGACGGACAAAAGCCGCGCCCAGGCGGGCGATTTGGTCAGGAACGCCGGAATACTGACGCCCTTGTAGACATGCCTACGGTCAACGCGCCGATTCCTGTAATGCGACCAGCCTTGGGCGAGCATGAAACCGAACAGGCCATTCACCAGGGCAATCCAGACGGCACTGTTCAATCCCAGCAGCATGCCGGCCATCCAGCCCATCCACCAGGAAACACGTCGAATCTCCAGCCAATCCGCGTTCGGAATAAGACCGGCAAGCATGTCCTTCCAACGGTGGTAGACCATCATCTGCTTGTCGGATGGGGAATCCTTGCGGCTTCCGGAAGCGTTGACCGGATACTGTTGTGTGATTCCTCCGGCGAGCATGCCAAGCCAAAGGAACGGGACCAAGGGCAGGCGCCAAAAGAACCAGAGGATAATTCCAAAGACAAGAAACAGCGAAAACCAGACGCCGCTCGATATAGGACGGGTCTGTGTTCTGCTCCTGCTGTTTCTGCTTGCCATGATTGTCAATCTATCTTCGAGTTTTGTTATTAACCGAAGATTTATTGAAATTAACCGATACTAGAAAGAACGAGTACGGCAATCCTGTTCGTCCGAGATTCAGTCTTTTTTTGTTTGCTCTGAGGTTCGCTGCCAAGCGAACCGACTGGATTCTTCTTTTCCGAGGTCGAAACAGGTGCAGGAGAGCGTGTGGCATTTGCCGTGTCAGCGGCATCCCGGTGGATCGCGGGTCGAAGTGGGGAGAGAGATTAAGAGAGAGTTTGTATATTCACTTGTAATATCACTTGTAATATCACTTGGGGGTGCCGCTTGGCCCTACTGCCATAAGGGCTGAGAGGCCATGTCGGTGTCAAAATTCTAAGCGAGGGTGTCAAAATTCTAAGAGTCGGTGTCAAAATTCTAAGAACGGGTGTCAAAATTCTAAGGCTGTGACCGCTCTGATCGCAGGCAATCGGGGTATGGTTCGATGGCATTCGCAAAGATGGTGTCAAAATTCTAAGAAAGGTGTCAGAATTCTAAATATGGTGTCAGAATTCTAAGAAAGGTGTCAGAATTCTAAGAAAAACGCGATAAAATAACGACGAAAAGAAAAAAGATACCCGCACCGTTCGTACCGGCCGGGTATCTGGCAACCGCTGAAACGGAGCGATTACATGACCAATAATAACGCCATCGCCACAACGAAAATGAACACCGGAGCACCGCCGCTCATGGCGAAACTCTCCCTCTTCCCCGTATCGAAACCCAACGCCTCATACATAGAGAGAACAAACGGTCGGGAAACAGTCCGCATAACCCCCAGTCGCCCCGAGGAATGGGTCTACGGGAAAACCCCGCGACTGATATTCCTCTACGTGCAGTCCATGATTCGCATGAAGAACAATCCCGACGTGGATCAGGACACCCACACTGTTGTCTTTCGTGGCAGCTTCCAGGAATTCTGCGACAACACCGGAATATCCGACCACTCCGGATGCCAGAAAGAGACGGAGGACACGCTGATGAACCTGGCGCGAACCTCGATCTCCATCATGAACACCGACGAGAATCGCGAGAACAAAGGCGAATGCACGCCGTTCACCGTCGCCAGAAAAGGCCGTACACAGTTCAGGCCAGAACAGGACATCATCGCATCAATCCAGTTCACCGACGAGATGTGGGCCGAGCTGTCGAAGCCAAGCGTCCCACTCAGCATGGATGTCATCTCGCGTCTGGGCAAATCGGCGCGGGCGTTGGACGTCTATATATGGTTGACGTACCGCACATACCGGCTCGACCACGTCGCCTACGTTTCATGGCGTCAACTGTATGACCAGTTCGAGGGCACCGGCCTGCCGATGAAGGACTTCCGGCGCAGGTTCAAACAGGCGTTGTCGAATGTCTTGGAGGCGGCTCCGAATTTGAGGGCCGAACCGTTCAGGCATGGGATCAAGTATTATCCTCGCACCGATGCTCCAACGCGACAGACTGCGCAGAGCGAGTCGGCTGATATTCCCCTTGAGGCTGAAGTAGTGGATGAGAGCAAAGGTCCCGCACGTCACGTGCATTCCGCCGACTGCGAGCATGTCCGGACGCTGATGTCCGAATGGATGGGTGGCATGTTCACCGGTGTTGATGCCGATCGTGTTGCGTCGCGTTTGGCTGAATTGTTGGATTCCGGGTTGCCTGATGAGGGGGCGGTGTCGCGGGTTTTGTTGGGCTGATTAGGCGGCTCGGTTTTTTTTTGTGGCTTCTGCTGGCATGTATCATTTCTGCGGTATTCTATTGGTATTACCTGCGTGTTATAATAGTTTCGTCAAGAGGAGTGGAGGTTGCTTTTTGAAAATCTACGTGCTGTCGCGCGTGCATGAACGGCATCCGGAGCTGACATCAGAGGACGTGCTGACGGCCTTTCGAAGTGTCATGAAAGACGCGCGTAGGGCGGATGGCACTTGGGTGGCAATAGGTCTTGACGGACATGGCCGTGACGTGGAGATGGTCTACAAGCAGTTGAACGACAGCGTACTGATCTACCACGCGATGACACCTCCGACGAAGAAAACACTAAAGGAAATTAATCAGCTGGAAGGCAAAAGAGGTGAACGATGAGCGATTTCAACGAACGAGACAAGGAACTGCTGGAGAAATTCGGAATGACCGAGGAGCAGGTCAGCAGTGACGTGGAACGAATGGAAAGCGAGGACGCCGGCCACGGTATCACCGGCCCTATCTACTACGGTCTCCACATGCTGCCGAAACGGGACGAGCGCATGGTCACCGTCACCATAAAGATGCCCGAAAGCCAGCTCGAACAGGTCACTGCCGCCGCGAAGCGGTACCACATCAGTCGTAGCGAATACATTCGCAGACACCTTACTAATGCATAGGCAAAAAAATGATATACGAGAAATGGCAGGTTAGCGACGAGTACCGTCAGCGCATCAAGCAGGCCATGCCGAAAACCGCCAGCAACGTGAGATTCATCGAATCACCGGAACGTATGCGCAGGGTCATGGCCGAGTTCATGCAGCACCGTACCGTCGATGAAGTGGCCGAGAAAGCACGAGTCGATTCAAGCGTGGTGCAACGGCTGATTGACACCGGCGTTGCACCATATCTTCCGACTCGACGGATAATGAAGGTTCTTGGAGTGGATGCCACTGCCTTGCCTGCGGAATGCGTGGTGGCATGAGAAAAGGTGATCGGCTAAACGTCTGGATGAACGGCTCCCACGTTGGCGTGTTCACCTCTCTCAAACGAGGAGTCGCGTTTGAGTATGATTGGAATGCTCCACGGATAAGTTTCAGCCTCCCGAAAGATGGAGAGTGGCGCGAGGATGCACCGGAGAATTTTCTAGAAAATTTACTCCCGGAATCAGGTGCCGCCAAGTATGCCATGATGCAGGCAGTCGGCGCGAAATCTCAGGAATCCTTCGACTTGCTGGAAAACGTGGATTCAGCTGGTGCGCTGGTGTTCTCTCGGAACGATGAGATGCCGACTATTGCCAGTGTGCCTCCTGCAGAAGCAACCGATGACGAAATCGCGACACGTATTGCCGCCGTCAAACGGACGCCTGATTCATGGTTCGTCAGGAACAAAGGTGCCAGATTTTCCTTGGCAGGAGCTCAAGGCAAATTCTCCTTGTCCCGTGTAGGCGATGAATGGGTGTGGCCCAATGGCGCCGTTCCGTCGACTCATATTCTTAAACCGGCCGGCATTTATGACGCTGATGAAGTAGAACATGCGACCATGATGCTTTCCAAGATGGTCGGCATCGAAACCCCGGAGTCGGATATCCAGGAATTCAACGGCCAGCAGACCTATATCGTGGAACGGTTCGATCGTCGTATCGAAAATGGTATGCCGGTTCGTCTGCCGATGGAGGATATGGTGCAGGCATTGGGCCTACCATCATCCGAGAAGTACAAGGTGAGTGCCGTCGATACGCTGACCACCCTACGGAAGATGGATCCGTCCGGCAGACTGGGGGAGGAGTGGCTGCGACGATTGGCCTTCAACGTGGCTGTCGATAATTGCGATGCGCATGCCCGTAACTATTCTGTCATGCCCACTTCGCCGGATGGTGAGTCCTGGAAACTAAGCCCAGCATACGATGTGATGACCACGACTGTGTGGCCGGGGTTGACAGACAAGCTCGCGATGCCATTCTCAGGAGCGGAGCATGCCAGTGAAGTGACGCCGGACCATTATGCGAGGTTGGCTGATTATTGTGGATTCGATCCCGACACTGCACGAGACGAGGCTATCCGCATCAGCGACTTGGTCCGGTTAAATGCGCATACTGCGTATATGGATCTGGCCCCGGAACTGCAGGCCAAGCTGTTGGACAAGATTCGTGTCGCGAACAGTGGCATGCCAAGTCCTCAACGCTTCGTCCTGCCGGACAATGGCATGGTGCATGTCGTCTCCCACGATCGTGATGGGCATCCGGTGCACGACTATTGGCGGCGCAAACCATCCAGATAGGACAATGCGGCCACTGCTGGTGTTGATTTGCTTGTCGATGAATTCTGTCACAGAATAAGGTCAGGCAAACGAAGCAATGCAACTGCATATAACAGAACGCTGAGCATGGATTGGAGGTGGTCGCAATGCTTACCTTGCTGGCAATGATTGGACTTTTTCTTCTCGTTCTGGGATTGGTGATAGTCCTGTTGATGGGAATGTTCTTCAGCAGCGACATGGGCGGCATGTTCGTGAACGTGTTCAACTATGCGACTTCCACTGGGATCGCTGATCTGGTGACCGTTGGGGTCATGCTCGTCATCCTGTTTGCGGCTTTCGCAGTACAAGCCGTTATCTGGTTCTTCGTCAGCGAGAGGATGTTGGAATCTGCGCTCCCGTTGATCGTCCAAATGATCATCGAACTGATTGTTCTCATCCCGATTCCTGCGTTCTTCTTCACGGCCTGGGGCTTGGAGTATCGGTGGGCTGGTGTCCTGTGTGTTCTTATCTTCGCATTGCCGGCCTTGTACAACCTGGGTTTGAACGTGTACGTCAAGCTTGAGGAAATCAAGGAAAACAAGAACGTGAAGGATGTTTGATCCTTCGCTCCGAAAACCTCTCTCAGTGGACAGAATGCCTCCGATTCGGATAATCGGAGGCATTCGCTTTTCTGGGAAGGATACGCTGGAACCACACGTTTTTTTTGGATTAGGAGTTGAGGATGCACGGAACATTCAGCAGGCCTATGAAAATACTCGCCAGTGTTATTACAGTGGTGGTTCTCGTCGCTGGCATCCTGGCTTGGAGTACGTGGCGTAAAAAAGTCACCGCTGAGGAACGCCAGCAGGCGCAAGCCCAACAGTTGAAAAAACATAAGTCGGAGGAACGCAAGAAAGCCGCTGAGGCTGCCGCAAATCAGCTGACCGATGAGGAGAAACAACAGTACACGGATCTGGCCATCCAATTCGAACAGGCAGCCCGCAACTGGGGGAGTGACCCCACGATCAATTTGGACTCACTCAGCCAACATGATGCTCAACAGGTAATCGACCAGTTGCGGACACCGGACATCGGAAGCAATCCTCTACCCGCTCTGAGCGCTATCCCAGCGGATAAGAACGATGGGCCTGATGCCGTCAGCTATCCATGCGAAGAGGAATATGAAAACGCATGTAAAGCGTATCCGACAATGAAAGCATGGTGGAACAGTGAGGCGTTGGCGACCGGCAGCCGGTGGACGGACGGACCTCACGTGACAGTCAACGAAGACCGAACGGTCACGGTCACAGGAAAGGTCGAATCCATGCTTTTGCAGGACGGTGATTCCTTCAACAATGGGAGCATCTGGGCATTGACTCCAGCTTGGAGAGACTACGACATCAACGATGAACTCACCATCGCAAACGGGAAAATCAGCGGCATGAACATCAACGGCGACAACCCTTGGTGGATTAATCCTTGGCTGACACGCTGGGACAATAACATGGCCGACGATTTGAGCGAGGGAACCAGAATAGCCATCCCAGTGAAAGGCGATCCCGAGATGGGCCTCGCCCATTCCAGCATGACGCCCATCCTTAAGGGACCTGTCACGCAGTCGGACTTGGATGGCAAGGTTGACTGGCATCTTTGGGATAGCGTTCCCATGGCATCGGTTGGGGGAGGCTGCCAGAATCCGGGATACTGCGGCTAGTTCTTCCAGCTTTTCTTCCGGAAGAACACGTTGCCGGCGCCATCGAACTGCTTTTGCGTGAGCCAGCGACTGTTGTACCCCTCCCATGGGCCGCTTCCGTTCGTGCCGTAGTTTCCCTCGCTGATTCGGATTCTCCATCCGTTTGCGTCCTTCTTGACTTCTTCGACCACGGCGATATGCCCGGAGCTCATATCACCTCCCAAAGCACCGCCGAACTGACTGACGCCATCCCCCGGGTGTGGACTGGAATCGACTGTGTATGCAGGGTCGGAGGCGAGATGCACATGGACGTCACCACCCACGGGGGTGTTCCAGTTTGCCACGTCATGATGGTGAATCACCCATAGTCTGACAAGTGCATACCAGTAGCACTGGTAATGTCCGCCGCTGGCGAAGGAAGTGAATGGCCCGTAGTCCCCGTCGTGACACACTTTTGCATCCGTATCGCACAGCCAGCCAAAATTACGGGTTTTGCCTATAGGAGCCCCGCCCACAGAACCTACGACGGCACTGCCTCCATCACCATCGTCGTCGGATGAGCAGGAAGCTTGAACGACATTGTCGGAACCACTGGAATCGTCGCTTGCCTTCCCAGTGAACTCGATCGCACTAATCTCCGGTGAATCATAGTAGGAGCGCGCGTATTTCTTACGTTCCTCTTCATGCCGATCGTTCCACGCTCCGCGCCCATACCCGGCAAGCCATGCGATTGAGGCGTCCTCCGGATTATCCGCATGCAGCCACCATTTGTGCAGGTCATGGTCGGTGACGTTGTACCCTTCGGCCTCGATGTTATCCAGATAGAAGTTGTTCCAATCGGATTTGGACGTGTCAACCAGCATTTTTATCTGCACGTCGGCATCAGAGTCTTTGCCAGACACGTTATGCTGATCCATCCATGCTTGGATTTTGCTGCGCGGTGTCCACTGATTCAGGCCGAAGCCACGCAATGCGGGATTGGTCTCGCCTATCTGCTCCTGTTCCGGATTCATCCCAGATTCGAATTGGATCACACCAAGAGCGCCTGCCGTACTGGCTTTCGAATACCCGGCTTTGGCGAATGCCTCGGCTATGGCCACCGCGACCTTGTTGGGGGCTATCGATGTGGTCCCGGTTGTCGAATCATCATCTGATGAGGTGCCGCAATCATATTCTGCGGCTGATAATGACTTTCCGACGTTGCTGGTAAGGGCCGCGACACTGCCGGAAACGGCACTCACCACGTTCATGACGATAAGACCGTTCAACCCCACCAGCAATGCGGCTCCCGCAGCCATGAGTTTTGTACTGGTTTTCAAAGGATGACCCCCTTACGGAAGGCAAAAGTCGGTAAAAATTTACCGACTTTGAATGATTCGGTGAATTACCGTTCTTGGAATGGTCGGAATTCCACGTCGACGAACACGTTGTAATCGTCTCGAAGAAGATTCGCGGCATGTTTCCCCGCCTTGATGATCTCACCTGAAGAACGATTCTCATCCCATGATTCAAACAAAGCCCTCAAAGCATCGGTTTCCTCGTTGGGACTCTTCAACGCGAATCCCAAAAGCCGTGCGGTGTTCAGATCCTTCAACAGCGGAGCCGCTTCGGAAGCCCAATCGGATGCCGCATTCCAAAGCTCGTCTGCAACGGAGAGGGGATATTCGACATCGTATGCAAGCACGTCACCGTCTACATCCTCATGCAGGATGCCCGCTGAAGTATATGCGGCGATGATGGTGAGCATGTACACGCTGATGTCGCTTCCATCCCAAGCGTGATTCAGTGGAGGATTCAGCAAAGGATACTTGAGCACGTCATGATTCGCGAACAGCTCATTCCCCTGAAGCAGAAATACGGGGAGGCTGATCACGGGGGAGTACAGGATACGGTTTTCCACTCCTCCGTATGGGTCTCCGTCAGGTACCGTATACACTTTGGATGCGGTATCGCTGAGACGTTGGATATATCTGCTGGGGCGTTCCAATAGGAGAGGACGTCCGCTACCGAAACCAGGGAACAGCAATGGTTTCGACTGCTGCTGTTCCTCCGGCTCCGGGGTCAAAGGGGTAACGGCAGATGATTCCTCCGACTTGTCGGAAGCCGGTGTGGAAAATGAGTCATCGAATATGTCTTTGTATCCCATAAGGGGTCACTGCTCCTTGTTCTTTCGTTGTTCTCGTGCGATCTTGTCCGTGGCAGTGGTGCTGATTTCCTTCAACAATGCCGGAGGAATCACGATTTCCACTGGAATAGGCTGCTTGGATCCGTCTTTGAAATAGGCGACGGCTCCGCGAACGGTCTTCCTCGTCGATGCGCTTACCAGGCGCTTCAGACTGTTCGGGTTCGGCTGACCGTTGTCCAAAGTATCATCGGCTCCCATGCGCTGCAAGATCCGACCATTGGGGTCTTCGATGCCTAGGAGTCGTTCCGCTGATTTGGCCGGACTGACCGTGCCATTGGCTTCTTCCGGGTTGTCCAACGCCAGAAGGAGGGCGCGGCTGATACCTCCGGTCAAGTCGGCATCGATGAACTCCTGCACTTTCTGGCTGATGATGACAGGCGTGAATCGTTGCGAACGGGCCATACGCACCCATTGTTCGAAGGTTCGGGAAGCTCCCTTGTCCTTGCCCATGAACACCCATGCCTCATCGACACCTACCATGCCATCGCGGCCTCGAACGGCGGTACCGGCTCCCATGACGACCATTCGCAACGTCCACTGGCGGATGCGAGCGGTCATGGAATCATCTTGGCCTTCGGGGATGAGTGAACGGTCTCCGGCGTTGATGAGGGTCAGGTTTTGGCTGATCGTCAACGGCTTGGTGTCATTATCGGTGCCGAAGATAAGACGTAGTCCCTGGTTCGCCTTCAGGTTCATGCTGATTGTCGAAAACACCTCGAGGGTGTTGGAAGGCAATCCAATGGACTCCGCCGTGTTCCCCGCTTTGATGGTCTTCGCAACAGCTTGGGCGGCGACAAGCAGAGCCCGGCCTACGCAACGCGCCCCGTGTTTGACGCCGTAATCCAGCATGGCTGTCATGGCGGATTCCATCTTTGTGTCACCGCCAAGAGTGTTCGTCATCATCAGGACGGCGATTTCCTTGGCCTCCTCCACATTCGGAATCACGTTGAACGGGTCGAACGTGCCGTTAGCCACATCGGAATCCAACCGGATGACCGTACCACCCTGCGAACGGGTCGCATCCTCCAAATCATTACCGGCCTTCGGATTGATGTAAATGCACGGGGTCTTGCCTTTACCGTCACGCGCGTCAATCTTCGACCATTGCAGAAACAGGCTGAACGCCGCCATCGTATTATGGGTCGGCACGTAATCAGCGATGAGGAACGAATGGTCAGGGCTCCCAACGGTCAGACAACGATGAGGCGCGTTGGATATCTTCCTGATGTCTTTGACGTATAGCCATTGCTGGGTTTGTCTCAACGTCGTAGGAATTAAAGCCGCTTTGCGTTGCAAAGAGAATACCGGCAGATCCGTCGTGAAGGTGATGCGATAACGATCCTGAGCCTCATGACGCACACCATCAGCCGTGTATCCTGCTTTGTTGAGATGGGGTTCGTGAACGACGATTCCCAGAGATCTCAGCAGGCGCACCATTCCTCGGACAATCGGCAGATGATCGGCGGACTGGGTGAACTCTATATTCCCATTTGAGGAGATGGTCCCATCCTGATCCAGCAACCCCTGCACGAGGGAGAGTCTTTGCTCGATGCTCGCCGAGAAGTAGATCTCAGGAATGCGTTTTTCGCGGAGTATCCCCATATCGCGAAGAATGGAGACAAGCCCCTTCACATTCACGACCATCGGCGTATTGATGCTTCCTAGAGAAAATCCCGCAGAGGTGAGACAGGACTTCACATGCTGCAAATCACCATTCCTGTTATCTGAAGCGATGATTCCAGTGCCGATACTACCGTCGGCTAACCAAGCCCCTAAAACCCATGGGTCAAGTGGCAGGTCGGCTTGCGGGTTGGCAACAGGCATCGCGGCTCGGATTGCCCATTGCGCACGATTGCCTGAATCCTTTAGACCAGACGCAAGCATGTCTCGCGTAGTCACAACCTGTTCACAATATCCAAGGGAATTGGTCTCGTTGAAGGCCCCCTCATAACGAAGCATCATGCGTTGCCCTATGGCTCTGCATGCTTCTCGAACGTTGTATACGGATACCGAATCATGACGCATTCTGTCGGAGTGAATTCGTTCTTCCGTATCCCACTCACTGATTGGATTGAGCGTTTTTGTGACAGATGCGATAGAGGAACGGCTTGGTGAACGATCCTCGAGCATCTTCTGTATGTCAGTGATGCTGATGCCCTTCGGATAGTTATCTTCCAAATGCTTTCTTAGGACATCCGCACGCTCCCTGGCGAGATCGTTCCATCTTTTCGCATGCTGCGCCACGCCATCATAATGTGCAATCAAAGCCCGAAGAGCTTCCTGCGTGTTATAGCGCCTACAGTTCTGCCGAGTCTTAAAAGGTTTTTTTGTATCCGCTATCGCGCGGTCTCGCTGTTCTTGATGAGATTCAACTCCCATAAATCGCAGCGCTGCGGCAATGGTCTTGGCATTGCTCTCTCCGCTCCACCAACGACTCGTTACTGGATGGACAAACTCTGCAAGCTCGTTCACGCTCATGGTTGATTGGGCCGGTAGCGCATCAGACATCCGACATAGCTCATCGTATGTCTCCGACAGCATGTTCTTACGCTGTTGGGATTTCAAATGTTTTGGTTTTCTGAATTTGTTTCGATCTTTGAAATCGGAGACGATCCACTGGTGGTTCCCGCTGGCTTTTATCGTTTGACCGTCACTGAGGGTGACTTCGTAAAGATCTTCCGTGTGAATCGGATGAAGCTTGAGGAGTGGATAAGGTTTTCCGTCCCGCCCGTAGACGAGGTCTCCCTCATGCAAATCGCTGATCTTAGCCATTTTTCCATGGGGGAAGCTAGCCTGAGGGGGAACCGGAATTGTGGAGGAAATGTGAACGGCCTTCCCGCTTCCTGTATCTCCGATAATAGCCAAAATTGGACGCCTGTCCTTGTCCTGCACGGTTGTTGTCCCGATATACACCGGTTGCCTGTTGGCTTCGGACAATCCGACAAGAGCTCCGTCCCTGTCGCCTGCTTTGGCGAAACTGCTCACGCCTCCTCCCGCGACGCATGTTGCGGCCCAGTGGATCTCATAGGGGGTCATGCGTACGTTCGAACAGGCCTGCATGCTTTTGAACGCCATCAACTGTTCGCTAGCCGTCGTCAGATTGACGAACTCGATGTTGGGGATACACCCCAAAGCGTCGATGGCCATCTGCTCGTTGCCCGCCACGCAGGTGGCGACGCTCAGATCAATGATGCTGGGCGGCATGTCCGGAGTATTGTAGATTGCCTTCTTATAATCCAAACGCTCCTTGATTTCGGTCATATCACCGGGGGCTTCATGGCCTTTCTCGTACCGTTCCTTAATGCTTTCGTCGATGGTGCGGCTGTTGCGTCGAATCTGGTCGGCGGTGACTTTCGCCGGTTCGACTTTGCCTCGGATGCTTGTGGCGACCGCATTGGCTCCGCCGGCTCGTCCGACTTCCATGAGTCTAGCAATCCACAGGTTGTTTGGATCCGTGATGCTGCTTTGGTTGAAATCCGCCGTGCGTGCGAAGCAGATGCTGGCCGGGTATTCTTCGTCGATATTCCACTCGGTGCAGTCCACGCCATTGTCGTACAGGTTTTTGGCGTGGGCGCAGGTCGCGTTATCCGGGAAGAAATGCACGTGTGCGTTCTCCGCCAGGATAGGCAGGGCCGACGAGTTGGCGCGCCCCACCCACCATGATTCCATCATGGCGACCAGCTGTTCGCGTTCCTGCTCATCCATGATGGTGAATGGTTCCAGCCCGGCGTTGAGCATGATTCGTTCGATATTATGCGCGTCTGGCAGATACTCTTCGAACATTGGGCATCCGTTTGCCACCGAATAGCACATGCGGTCGTACCATGTCAGGGCGCGTTGCAGCATGCCGGGCTTGCGATTGTTGCTATGATCCCCGACCAGTTTCAAAGGAACGCCGATGACCGCGAACTGCTTGCATACCTTCTGGCTACGGTAGTACTGCGCCTGGTATCGTCCGAGGTCGGTGTCCCTCATGCTGGCCGGCGGACTGTATCGGACGGGCATGGATCCGGTGAGTAGATGGAATTCGCGATATTCGCTTTGAAGCATGTAACGGTAGCGCATACCGGCAACCGTGACCTGATTGGCGAGGCCGTCGAAGAACGCCATCAGCTGTTGCGCGGCATCGTTGCGTTTCCGGTCGTTGGCTCCATCCAGCAATGCAGTGCTCCAGGGGATGCGCGCGTACAGCCATACGGTGCGATCCGGCGTGGCAGAACGGAGCAGCCCGTATTCGCTGGCCGGGCTTATAAAGCTTTCTGGACGGTAGAAGTTTCCTCGTGGCATATATTCCACGATAGATTTTGATGTTGTTATTAACCGATATTCTATTGAAAATACCCGTTTTTCGGTTGGTGGCGATATCCAAAAAAAATATCCCGACCGCAATGGTCGGGAGATTAGGAAAGGTTGCCGGTTAGTCGTCCACGCCGACGCAGTCCTGGTTGACTAGTTCACGCACGTGATCGACGGCCCGCTGCAGTTCCGGTGTCATGTCGAAGTCATCGGTACGGTAGAAGGCCGAGTTGCCGTTGGATTTACGACTGGCGCTGACCGCGACGTTGGTCACCGTCATCTTGCCCTTGTCGTCACGGTCCAAGTGGACGAACAGGGTCCTTGCGGTCAGCTCGCGACGTCCCCCCGCATATTTCAGTGTCCCTTGGACGGTGATGTTTGGTTCCAACTGATATGCCACGTCTGCCGTGTATCGGATGCTTGGGATGCTGGATATGATTTTCGACATGATTAACCCTCGTTTCGGGTGATGTACATGCAATTCATGTGAGTGGTTTTCAGGATTTCGCGCAGAGGGGTTTCTTTGACGACGCCTCCGCCCTTATATGCTTGGATGCTGTAGTCGTCGATGGGGAACTTGGTTTTTATTTTCGATACGTGCTCGAGTTTCACCCAGCACCGCGCTTCGGGGATGGTGAGGCTTGGCGGCGCTGTGAACCCGTCATAGTCATTCATGCCGTAAGCGTAATATGCGCCTGAATCATGAATGTCGGCCTCAATGTAAGTGTCATCCGTCATCCATAAGAACGCTTTTTTACATGTGTTGACGGTCAAATCGGACACGTTGAACTTGAGAGGGAACAGCACTTTCCCGTCGGATTTCTCGGCATGCTCCTCTATGTAATCCAGAATGGTTTTATCCAGATCCCAGTTATACCGGCAGGTGATTCCGTCGGCGAGCTTGACTGATTGCCGACCGGGATAGGACGACTGTTTCTTGTAGCGCACAAAGAGTGCGCGTCGATCGTATAGTGTTGCCATAAGTCTTCCTTTTATGCAGATGTTTTCAGTATAACAGCCACGACAGAGGGTGACGTGCTCCCGCCACCTGACCGCTTCGCGATCTGAGGTGGGGGCTTCCTGCTCAAGGCTCGTATCCGAGTCAGTGTCTACAGGCTATTCCCGTGCGCCCCACGGTTCTCGTAAGTTTTTTGTTATCGTTCCTGCATGAGTCGTCGTGTTTCGTGCATGATGTTGGTCGCGGCGTTCACGTCCCTGTCATGCCAAACGCCACAGTCAGGGCATGTCCATTCGCGGATATGCAGGTCCTTCGTATCCTTATTGCGGTATCCGCAATCGGAGCATAGTTGACTGGACGGGTAGAACCTGTCTACCGTGACCAGCTGCTTGCCTTGCCGTTCGAGCTTGTATGTGAGCATGGTGCGGAACATGCCGTACCCGTTGTCCATCGTGCTTTTGCCGAGTGTGAGGGATTGGCTCATGTTCTTCATGTCCAAGTCCTCCACGCCGACGCAATCATATCGGGCGGCGAGCCGGTTGGCCGTCTTATGCAGGAAGTCGGCTCGCTGGTTCCCGACCTTGGCGGCGAGCTTGGCGATGCGCCGCTTCTGTTTCACCCAATTACCGGACCCTTTTACCATGTGGCTGAGTCTACGTTGCTCGCGCATCAGCCGTGGCTCCATCCGCCGGTAGAAACGCGAATAGTCGGCTCGTTCGCCGTCGCTGGACACGTACAGGCCGTGGGAGGAGTAATCCAATCCGACGATATGCACGGGTCGGACGGGTTCGAGTGCTTGGGTCTCGTACTCGAACAGTATCGTCGCCGTGTATTCGCCGTTTTTGCAATGCTCGATGGTCACGCTCTTCAGTTTCCAGTCTTCGGGTATGCGTTTATGCTGGCGGACGCGCACAATCCCTACTTTCGGTAGTTTGAGATGCCTGCCTCCTTCATCGAGGGTGACGTTGTTATTGCTGTTGTTCGTCGTGTAGGTCTGACGATTGCGATGCTTCGCCTTGTACTTCGGGAAGCCGATGTGCTTGGGGTCGCGGAAGAAGTTCCTGTACGCCTTCGCCACGTTCAATTGGGCGTTGCACAGTGCGAGGCTGTCCACCTCACGCAGGAACGGATACCTGTCCTTGTACTGGGCGGGAGTCGGATTGCACGACTTACCCGTAGCCTTATAGGTGCCGATGCGGGTTTCAAGCATCTGATTGTAGATGAACCTCGCACAACCGATGGTGCGGTCAATCAATGCCGCCTGAGCCCTGTTCGGGTACATGCGGTACTTGACCGCGCAATGACGTTTCACCTGCATGATGGTTCACCTCCTTACTTCCTGCCTTGGTTCTCGATGTATTTGCGGATGACTTCGATTGGCGCGCCTCCTGTGGTCAGTAGGCAGAAGCTGCGGCTCCAGAAATACTCCTTCCACAGTTTCTGCCGAATCTGCGGAAACTCCTGCTTGAGCAGACGACTCGACGCGCTCTTGTAAGCGTTGATGAACTTGCTCAACTCGCTCTTCGGCTGGGCACGGAACAATACGTGCACGTGGTCCATGTCGTGGTTCCATTCCTCAACGGTTATCCCATACTTGGGTGCGATGTACTCGAATATCTCACGCGCACGCGCCGAAACGATGTCGTCGAACACCTTGCGACGGTATTTCACGACGAGCACGAGATGATAATACAACAGGAACACCGAATGATGATTCGACTCCAATTCCACTGCAATCACCTCGTTTATAACATATACGACTGATTACAGTATAACATATATAGATACGCCAATTCATCCCCCGCCTACGCTTCGCTTAGAGGCGGGGGATGAATTGGCGAGGAAGGTTAAATAGGGCGGATTATGAACGTGGCTGCATTTGTTTCCATCGCATCCGCCAGCGATATCTTTTTGGCGTTGTACCCCAATCTCTCGAACTTGTCCGGATCGAAATCTCCCAATTGCTGCACATTGTCCAACGCCAACCAGTAGTTGGCAGGCGTTCTTCCCCATGGGAATGGTGCCTGATAGTGGGATTTCGGATTCCAGGTTTTTGGATTGTATGCCTCTCCGAAATTGGTCACCGTTCCAACGAGTTTGATTGCGCTTTGGGGTGACCAGAGCAGCAAATAATGAAAACCGATTTTGTTTCGCAATGATTTAAAGTTGCCGACGAACAGCAGTCTTCCCTCGTGCTCGGCGGCATGACGGAGGAATTCCTCGATGGTGGTTTGCGGGCTAAAATAGGAGATTCGCCCTCGTGGGGCGTGGCCTATTCGGAGCATCAAGGTAAGTCCGTCTATCTTGAGGGGTTCAGTCTGCGATGTCATGGAACAATCTTACCACATGTGAATATATTCAGTATGTCAGGTAAGTGTCTTCAGTTCGTACACAACCAATACGGGAGTCTCACGAACCCGACCGAAAAGCTCGTGACCACGCTTCGACCGCTCGATCGCACGCATCACCACCTCCGGAGCGGAACGGATATCCAATCGAGCTTTCCCGACCCTATCCGCCCACAAATTCTGTATCACAGTCAACTCGACGCGATTAACACTGCGAATCTGCAAAGACTGCCGCTCGACCCGGTGCAATCGGACATATTCAGCGGCCACATCAGCCAACCCGACACCCAACTAATTCTTCCTTTCTCAACGAAACGCATATACCAAAGAGGGGACCATGGACGCGGCCGCAAAAACAAGCGAAGACACCGCCAGTACGAGCCTCCACATCAAAGGCACCCCAACCGCAAGCCAGGAAACCAACTGCATCCCCAACAGCCAGAACACCGCGAAAACCAGCATTCCCAGCACGAGAGCCCAGTTCAAACGTCGTTCCTTCCGACGCTTTCTCGCTATTTCGCGCCGCGACGGTTCGACGGTACTGCCGCTGATTCGAGCCGGTTCCAGAATGATCGTCGTAGTCGCCCCGATGGTTTCGCCGGCGCTGTTTTCCTTACTCACTCGGGCTCCTTTTCTGGATTCTGGATTCTTTTCTGACGTTCGCATTCATGTCTCAATGGCGGATACGTGTCGGCTATGGCATCCAATGTCGCCGTCCGAAGCTCGACATACCTATCCTGATCCAAGTCATGGCACTGCTGGTCGTAATCGGTCAACGCATGCCGGGCATAATTGACCATCCAGCGTTCCAAGACGAATGGATTTGGCTCCTTGCCGGCATCCCTGACCATGTTTCTGCGACGCAGCTCGTAATGGTGGAGCTTTGCCGCATCTCGCAGGTTACCGTAGGGAATGAGTCGCACGTGTACTGTTAGTTTTTCGCACACTTCAAGGTCATGTCTTTCTGCTCTGGTGTTATGTGGACATATTCAGTTTAACAAGCAAAATATCAGGAAAGAATAGAATCCAGTATGCCCGGGATTAGGCTCCGAGGAAATACTCCTTGCACATAATCTGGTACAAGGCTTGCTCTTGCATTGCGTCGGAAAGAGCTCGATGCTGTTCCACGTCTGCCACGTGATAGCGTTTGATCAGATCCGCGACCTTGTGATGGCGAATTTCCGGATGGATGTCACGGCTCATTTCCAAGGTATCCAGGAATGGGTGGTCGAACAGGGGACGATTCGGCCAGGTTTCCGCCGTGGCCCAGTCGAGGAATTTCAAATCGAACGTCGCATTGTGTGCGAGGAAGGGCGTTTCGAATCCCAGCCACCGTTCGAACTCTTTCATCGCATGCTTGACAGTCGGTTTGCCACTCACGTCGTAAGTGGTGATTCCCGTCAATTGCGTGATGTGTGGCGGGACGATCATTTGCGGGTTGATGAGTTGGCTGTAGGTGTCGACGATTCGTCCGTTCTTGACTTTCACGGCGCCGATTTCGATGAGTTTCGCGCCATCTTCCGGGTTGAGGCCGGTGGTTTCGGTGTCTACCACGACGTAGTCAAGCAATGGCGCCTCCAGCGGCGGGATGCGTCGTGGATCGTCGCTTCGGTATTTGTCCCAGTAGCTCATTGGGTGTTCCTGTGTTCTCTAAGATTATGTGGACATATTCAGTATAGCAGACAAATCGAGGTCAGGCAGGAACCTTCCGACCGCGACCGTCGCCAAACAACGTGAAAAGCAGACTCGCACGATTCGGGCCAACCTGCTTGTCGGACAACACGCATTCCATGCAAACCGGACCATACACGCTCGGCACCAAGCCCATCGTGCTTCCACAAAGAGAGCATCCAGCGGGCTTGGTCAACGCATCATCATTCAGCTCGACAATCAATTGTCCTGACCTTTCAACGATTCCTTAATCCGTTTCTCCTCTTCATCCGCAGCCTTCTCGCTCAACTGCCGTACGGACGGAGGGCGCTTGTCCCGGATAGAATCAGGGGAATGAGAGTGGACGGCGCGCAACATCGCGGAGGCCATCTGCCGGTATTCGCACCTCAGCCAGACGGGAGTCTGCTACCAGCAGCGGCCGACAGTCGCACTGTCCCCGACGAGATTCCACAGGCGCATTTGCTGGGCACGTAGCGCCATAGCCGCGGTCTCCACTTGCGTGTCCTCGGGCTGCCAGTCTTTTCGATTAGGCATCAGCCGTAATCCCGTCTCCGAAACCATGCAGGGCATGTATCAGATTCTTGACGGAAAATGATTCCGCCTCGCGGTTGACGATTCGACGATTCAATCCGAGAACCACGTCTTCGACCTGTCTGCGGACATAAGGCTCCAACGGGGGGAGAGGGGGCGTTTTGCGGGTATCTGCAAGAAGGCCATAGTCTCTTTCCAGATCGGCAAGATTCATTCCCTGCAATCGGATGCGACGGAGCAGCGTGATTTCATCCGCATCCAGCAGACACGGCCAGGCTTCCGTTCCTGACTGGATATGACGTACTCCGTTCAGCAATCGTGCGGTCTCGGCCATGGATTTATTGCGTTTCGCGCTCTTCATGCCCGGCCAGTGTCGCAAAACGGACAGGTTCCCGCGAGCGTCATCCAAAGCCGTCTTGACGACATTGCTGGTGGTCAACCGATGGGCGAAAGGCTCGATGGCGCGAATGAAGCCGGCGTCCAGCAGAAAGCATTCGGTCGGCAATGTCAACGATTCCAACAGGCTACGATGGCCGTCGAGCAGTCCGTCGATATAAGAAAGAGGTGTGAGGATTCTGATATCGAGGTCACGCATGTTCTGAGTCGTTCGAGCTTCGCCGAGCAGTATCTCCCAAGGCTGCGGCATCGTGATGACGCAAAGCGAGGGCTTGTTGTCCTTCGCCGCTAAACCATGCGCGTAGTCTCCTTCTATCCATGCGGAAATGATGCGTTGCTGGGGAAAATGCTCCAGTGCTTTTTCGATGCAGTCGATGTTGTTCACGCCGCCAGTTCCATTCGCTTGGCAATCTCATTGCGCCATGTCTGCACCAGCAGTCGGATATGCCATCCCGTACCGAGGTCGGCATTTTCCAAGTCGAATGGATCCCAATTTTTCGCAACGATGCGAATGTCCCCTGATGTGCAATCATAGGAGTAGTCGATGGACGTGGTTCCGAGCTGAATTTTCGTCGTATAGTAGGTTTTCGGGTTATCCACGAAGACTTGGACGACACTCCCGGGCAGTTTTGTGTCTGCCTTGTTTTGGACGATTCCGGTGTTGTTTGGGTTTGGGATTTTATATGTGGCTTCGTGGACGATGGAGATCAGTGCGGAGAGGAACCTCTGTTTTAGGGAGAGGTTGTCGCAGTAGGCGCACTTGGTGATGGGCTTGCCGGATCTTTCGAGTCGCAGGCTTCCGCATTTTTCACACTCGTATAGGGTGTAGGTCTTTCGTGCGTCTGTGACGTCTTGTATGGGTTGCATTTTCCTTTGGTTTTCTCTTTCAATCTTTTTATGTGGACATATTCAGTATAACATGTAAAAATACAATATGGTTGTTATACTGAAGAAGTCCACATAAAAAGAGGAGGAGCGTTGACCAATCCGAAGAAAAACGGAGACCTGATGCTGCGGGTCCGGTATGACAGCGGAGCCGAACTCGCGGGTCCGGCTGTCATCACCGACGAGGGAGCCTTGCTTGTTTCGTTGGGCGGCGCCGCTTCCATGCTTGTGCAACGCGCGGATGGTAGTCTGCCGCCGCACATCACCTTCGTGGATATACGGCCTAGTCATGTGGGATACGGGCTGCCGCTGACCGACGACATGGCGTACATGGCGGTGACCGCCATGCTGCGTGATGCGGTGGGCCTGCCGTTGAACGAGGCCGCTGACCGGTACGAATCCTGGCTGAACCGGGTGAGGCGGGCCGCGATCGAGAAGTGGGTGGACTCCCTGTCCATGCGCGAATCGACCCAATTGCATGTGAAATACCTGGGCCGTGACGGTGCGGGCCATCCGAAGGAAGAGGAGGACGCATGACGCTGATCGAGCATGAGGCGCGCGAATACTCCGATATGCGGTACATCATGCGCAAAGCCGAAATGAGCATCAAATGAGCGTAAGAGTGGAAACAACCTACTTGGCGACATGCGACTACCCGGACTGTCACATGACTTACGACTTCTGGGAGTTAACCGAGGAAGACGCAATCCTTGAAGTTATAGACAATGGAGAATGGCTATGCCTGTTCGCCGGTGACAATAAGCCGAGATTCTTCTGTCCCGCGCACTTGCGATACGTGCAAAACTCGCGGAATGTCTGGTCGAACGTATTTTACGATTCCAACAGTCCATACACGCAAACGACCTCGCACGCCTTGAACAGGTTCTACGAGGATATGAGCACACCGCAACCACTGCCAAAACTGCAATGCGATGACACCATACTCGCCGTTCTGCAAAACGAAAACTAGGAGTGAAACCATGACTACGAACGTGATTGATGCAATCCGCGAGAAAGAAGCTGATGCGCACGCAGAGCGGGAAGAGGCGTTTGCAGAGAGGAATCGGTTAAACCAAGCGTTTTTTGACGGGAAGCTTATCGCATACGCGGAAGTACTCAGGCTGCTCGGGGAAGACTTGGAGGAAAACGATGGCTACGAACGTAACTGAAAAAGACAAGACCCTGAACGACGTAATCGAATGGTGCGGGGAACAGGTGTCCGGAATCGAAAAAAAGATTCCCACGGCGTCGGACGCGGATTTCCTCAACGGCGAACGATGCGCACTGCTGGCCGTCGCGGCGTATTGCGGAATAGGCGTCTGTACGGGCATGCACCCGGAATGCGTGCACTGCACGGTCCGCCAGTTGGAGCAGGCGCAGGCCGAAGGCCCGGCGACTCCCGACGTCTCGCCGAGCGACGCATACCGTCGGACGCACGCAAAGGGACGGAGGCTCGATGGCAAGAATCAAAGAAACGTTTGACAGCCGCGCTTGGTTCATGCTCGAATGCGACGACCACAACTGCGAACAACGGTTCGACGACAGCCAATGGTATGCGTACGAGGACGATCTGCTGGCCGACGCGAAGGACGACGGCTGGCAGATCCTGTACAAGGACGAGCATCCCGAATTGGAACGCGACATGCACTACTGCCCGGCGCACCGGCTGCCCGAATGCGCGACATGCACGAACATCATGATCGATTCGACCGGTTGGAAGAACGGACAATGTCCCGAATGCATCAAGGAGGAGATCCCGATTGAACGGTCATGATTTCACGCGCGAACAGAACATGGAGGCTCGTATCAGATTGGCTGCGGCGCGCCGCGAACTGGCGGATGCGGTCAACGATGCCACGACCGGCATCGGCTGTCTGACCTGCGACGACCCGCAGACCATGAATCATATCCGCGCATGCTGGAAACGAATCTACGACCGGTATCTCGAAACGGACAGTCTGATCGCCGACCTGGCCGCCTGTGCGCGAAACATCACGGACGGCGGCGAATGGAAGCCGAGTGAACTCGCAACGGAATCGAAGCCCATAGACATGGCCGAAGGATGCGCCTGCTTCACCGCGGAGACCCCGGACCGGGTCCTCATCACCCCGTCGGAGCCGACGCCGGGCGAGAACACGGCGAAACGTCTCGCGAACACGCTGAACGCCCTGACGGGGGATGTTCTCCTGGATGCGACCGGCATCCGCCTGCTCGGCACCCGATTCCTGTTCGCCTACCATGGCCGGCTCGACAGGCCCGTCGATTATGGCGTGAACCTGACCAGCATGCGGTTCCCCGACCGGCTCGGCCTGCTCGACCGGGCGGAACGGTATCCGGGGTTCCTCCCGTTGCGCCCCGTCGTCGCCAACGCGACCGGCGCATTGGAACGGGCGGGACGCGAACTGTGGGCGATAACCGCGCATACGCTCGACCGGCTGCCGCACAGACGGTTCTGCGTGGATTTGACCATGTTCGCGGACCAGCCGAGGATACTCGAACGGTTCGCCGTCCGTTACGGGAAATACCTGAAAGGCGACAGGACCGCCCTGGACGTGACCATCATCGATCCGACCGGCCTCGTCGCCCGCCACGTCGCCACCATCAAACCGAAATGGGATTAAGCAATGGGGTGATACTGCTCATCAGGCAGCCATCCGGTGTGGAGAACAGCGTGCGAAAACAATGCGCGACTTTGGACGAGGCTGAAACATGGCTGGACAAACAGATAGGAGAAGACGATTGAGCGACCATGGGAAACCGGATAAGCCCGGACTATGGCGGGATGCGAACGAGAAAACGGTCGTGGCCTGCATGGAATCCGGCGAGCTCAGGATGCGCGACCCGGATACCGGCATGGTCCTGTCCGGGGAGCGGGTGGAACGGGCCGCGCCGTTCCGTCAAGCCGAATGGAAAGGGCCGAAACTGATCGGGGCCGGGCTCGCCGCCATGCCCGACACGGCGGGATGCTGGAGCGACGCGAACGGCACGCTCTGGCTCATCACAGGCGGCGACGGGATCGACGGGCACATCTTCCGTCTGAAGGAAATAGGCCGCGAATGGGAATGCGCGCCGTGTTCCGGCATCACCGTGAGGATGCTCCACGAATGGGGCCCGTGGGCACGCTGCGACTTCGAGCCGATGGATGATGAAGGCACTCACTTTGACTGGTGCAAGCTGTGGATCGCCGATCGCGGATGGGATGCGGATATGTCCGAACAAGGCCCGTACGCCCGGTATTCGCTCCAATCCGTCGAAGAGGTTCCATGGAAGCCGGCCTCCGACGATTCCACTCCGATTCATGAGGGGAGCCGCACCGTGCATCTCCCGGATGTCCGATCGTTCGGCCGGTTGGAACGGGACAAGTGGCTGGCCGTGAAGAACCTTGAGGAGAGCGCCGAACTGGTCGAGGCCTGCAAGCAGTATCTGAAGGCCTGCGATCCGACCGATCCGAGCGGTATCGGCCGTGAGTTCGACGACCATGCGAACTGCCTCGCCTGCTACGGGGTGAACGTGGGCGGCGAACTCGGCGACGACCGGGACAAGGCCAGAAACGGCTGGATAAGCCATGTGCGCGACCAGCGCCGCCAGGCCATGCTCGGCGAACTCGCCGACGTGCTGCAGACGGTCGGCAACCTGATCACGGCGTTCGGCATCACGGATGAGGAGGTCGAACGGGCGATGGACGACTGTCTGGAACGCAACAGGCGGAAAGGACGGCTCTGATGGAAACGACAGGAATCTGGGATTCCCGCAACAACAGGCATGCGACGGTCGAACACGAGACGTTGAAACCATGCCCGTTCTGCGGCGGCATGCCGCGAATCGACGATGATGAATTTTTTAGCCCGCAAACCCGGTATTTCAATGCCGGGTTAGGGTGCTCCCGATTATGCATATGGTAGTGGATGTACTACAATTATTCCTATGAGCACAAGCGATGAACGGTTTACACATGGTAGGACTTCGGTATATAATCTAAGCTACCACATCATCTGGTGTACGAAATACCGTCGCAAGGTGCTCAAGAACGGAATCGACTCGGATTTGAAGGCCATCCTCCAAGAGATAGCCGACGAGCACGGCTACCGTATCCCCCACATGGAGGTCGGATTGGACGACCACATCCACCTGTTCGTGTCAGCCCCGCCGAAAATCAGCGTGAGCAGCATAGTCAAACAGCTGAAAGGCACGTCCAGCCTCAGACTGTTCGCCATGCATCCCGAACTGAAAAGCCAGTATTGGCGTCGGAAAGGCGAAAGGAGCCTATGGTCGCCCAGCTATTTCGTGGAAAGCATCGGCGCCACCAACGAACAAGCGGTGGCGAAATATATCGACGGTCAACGGGAGAAGGAGCGTGAACAGCAATGACCATGCGTAAAGCGGCCCAACGCATCCCGTTCAAACCGTCCAAGACACAAGCCTTATTGTTGGAGCGTTGCTTCGGTGACAGGCGTTTCGCCTACAATCAGCAGGTCGAAGCGTTCAACACGTATGACAAGGAGTCCAATCCGAAACCGTCGTATCCGAATGTGACGGATATGAAGAATGCGAACGGATGGTTGAGGGACAGTCCCATGCCATCGAACGCGTTGAGCAACGCCATCATGGATTTTCGCAAAGCCCAATCCGCCTACTTTCATAAGGCGCAGTATGGTAAAAACCGTCCACGTTTCGCTTCCAAAATTGACAACGTCCAATCGTTTCGGAACAGTATGCCCATACGGCGTTTGGACGGCAACCGGTATCCGTTGTCAAGGAAGCTTGGTTCTGTAAGAATCCGCAAACGTGACCGTTTGCGCTATCCGGTCGAATCATTGTCGAGCTGGACGGTGAAACGTGAGAACGGCAAATACTATCTGGTGCTCCTGTTCAACGTGGACATTCAACCGAAGAAGCCGGTCGAAGGCAAAATCGGCATAGATGCCGGGGTTAAGGATTTCATCACACTATCCACCGGTGAGAAAATCAACTATCCCAACCGTATGAAGGTTTTGGAGGAACGCGTCAAGCGTGAGCAACGCAAACTATCCCATAGAAGGAAAGGGTCAAACAATTACCTTAAGCAGAAGCAGAACGTAGCGAAAGCATATGCGAAACTCCGCCACTATCGTGAAGACTTCCAACATCAGACATCTCACAGGCTGATTGAAGAGAACCAATTCATCGGCATGGAAACCCTGATGGTGCGGAACATGACACGAAAAGCGAAGAAGAAGCTCGACGCGAACGGCAGGCCCATGCGTAACGGACAGTCGCGCAAACGCGCGATGAACCGTTCCATACTCCGCGACGGTTGGAGCGGTCTCGTGGACAAGCTCGCATACAAGGCCGAATGGTACGGGCGCACGCTCATCCGGGTGGACAGGTTCTACCCGAGTTCCAAACTCTGCCATGAATGCGGACGCAAGTACAAGGAGCTGCGGCTGTCGGAACGCGAATGGGTGTGCGAACATTGCGGGCGGAAGCACGACCGGGATGTGAACGCCGCGCTGAACATTCGGGACGAGGCGCTTCGCCTCAACCAAACCGGACAATGACCTCAAAAGAGGAACCGACCGACAATCGGGGATAGCCTGCCAGATATGGGAAGCCGCTGCACTCGGACCTAACGCCCGAATGCAAGCAAGCCCAGTTCGCAGGAATCCCATGGTTCCAACCACGGGAGTGTCAAGTGGACGATACGACGGAACGGTACACGGTGCGCTGCGACTGCGGCGGGAACATGCCGGGCCGGCATGTTCCGATCGACCCGTCGTTCCAGACCCGCGTCACCTGCCTGCATTCGGCGGTCGAGAAATGGAACAGGAGAGGCTGATGGACTACACGGACAGCGGCTTCAGGGCCGGTTTCCGACGTGGATTGCGTGTCGCATGGGATGCGATGCGCTTCCGCCCGCTCCGGCATGAGCCGTGGCCGTCGCCGCCCATGCCGTCCCTGCGCGACCATCTGGAAGCGTACGGCGGCACCCGTATGAGCCCGGCCGATTTCGACCGGTGCGAGACGGACTGGTATCGGATGCTTGACGAACGGAACCGCATGTTCGACCGTTACCTGCTGGGCATGCGCTGCGCACGGTATGCGGTGTCCGGCATGTGGATTATCGCGTTCGCGATTGTCGGGCTGACCCTGGTCGAAGTGTCGTCTTGAACCGGTCAGAAGTTCTTCCCTCCACGACCGAACAAGGCATCGTGCGAGCCGGTGCGGGTGAGCACGAGGCACAGTTCGCCATGATCGATCCGGTAGATAAGAAGCCAGTCGCCCTCGATGTGGAGTTCGCGGAATCCCGCCCATTCGCCTTTCAGCGAGTGATCCCGGTACGTGTGGATCAGCGTATCCGCGTCTTCGGCCATCAGGGTTTGTATCGCCTTACGCAGTTTGGCGGAATCGTAGTGCTTCCGTCTCAGACGTTTCCAGTCTCGTTCGAAGGTAGGCGTCCGGGATATGTCGTTAAGCATCGAGGTCCGCCATCAGATCGTCCACGCTGCCGAACCTTTTGCCGATACCGTTCAGCGCCTCGTGTCTCGCCTGCCTGTTTTCGGCAGCTATGACCGCCTGCCGGTAGATGCGGTAGTCGTGCGCGTTGATGATGAAATAGGTGGGTTCTCCGTTGCGGAGCACGGTGACCGGCGTATCGTCCTCGACCTTGGCGAATTCGCCGCTTGCCCCCGCGCGTCCGAATTTGCTGATCGGAACAATCGTGTCCAATGGGACGGTGATCGTTTCTGCTGCCATCGCAAACCTCCAAAAGGAATATATACATATATGTATACAAATGTACACCCATTTTGTAATATCCACCATCCTTCCGAGAAAAGCCGGAACATTCCGATGGCGGCATCGAAATGTGGAACGCATACGGGAACCGATGCGGAAAGGAACAACTGATGGACAAAATCGATACTGAAATCCGGTTCGCCGGCATGGCGGAGGAACGGTTGCGCCGCGAGGATCCGCACTATCATGTCTGGTCGTTCACCGATGACGATGATGGGACGGCATTGTATCTGGGCCGCGTGGACATGAACGGGGAGCCGGTGGAACGGTACGACCGGACACGTACGATTCTCGCATTCGATGGAGGCAGGGTGTTTGCGAAATGGCATGGCGGACGCCTGTTCGAGGGCGGCCGCCTTGCCGAAGCGTGGATCGACGTGTTGAGGAGAAATCGGGAAACGAATACCTTGAAAGCTCTGTTGGATGACGGATTGGACACGTTGCAGGAACTGTTGGAGGCGATACCGCAGGACAGTCGGCAACTTTCATGCGAGGAGCTGGTGCCACGGCTGCGCAAGGCGTTGGGTCAGGCGAAGACCTGCGGGAAACTGGAGCAACAAATCAGGGATCTGGAGGAATCATGACCGGCTTTCTCGACCGGCTGCTGCACGCGGATAAGCCGCAACCGTTGGACGTGGACACGGCGGCCGCCATGCTCAGCACCACGCCCGGACTATTGCGCGAGTTCGAACGCTCCTACCATGCGAACGTGCTCGACCGGAAGAATGCGCCCACGGGGGCATTGGGGCCGGACGCGAGGAGCGTCATCGCATCCCGGTCCGGGCATGAACTGTCGGATGCCGCGTTGTCGTTGGATGCGCGCATCGTACGCGAGCTGCTGGCGGATACAAGCGTCATCCGGTATGACGGGGAGCGTGTGGCCACGATCCCCTCATTGGCTCCAGTCCCGGAAAAGTATGTGACGGAAGCGGACGTGAATGCCCTGCAGCCGGGGGAGCGCCCCCAGTTGGCGGGCGAGCTCATCCACCGTCAGATCGACACGGTGAACTATCCGCTCCTGCTCGACATGTGGCGGCGCGCCACGGATCCGAAACGTTCCGCCAGGCAACGGCATGAGGCATACGGCATGTTCCGCACCGGCCTCGACCTGTTGGATCTGGATCCGGTCATGTACCGGATGCTCGACCTGAACCCGGCGAGCATGTCCCACTGGCTGCCCGCATTGGCCGAGACGAACGAAGGCAAGGGATTCTTCCGCATCCCGAAGACCACGATAGCGAAGGCCCCGTTGACTTTGCTGCAATTGTCTCGCGTCGACTACGAGTCGTTGACCGCCGCCACGTTGGATGTCGTGGACCGGTGGGCGCAGGCCGCGTTCGGCCTGAACCCGGACGGGGAGTATTTCATCAAGACCGGCACGTTCAGCAGCAAATACGACTACCGGAACACGCACGTCGCCGGCCCGCATGAGGTCGCCCAGATCGGCGAATACCTCCTGTACATCCAGTCGCAGGCCGTCGAAATGGCCGGACCGTTGAACCAACCATCCACGTACGGGGTTTCCACGACGAACGAGATGGTGGTTCGCGAATACATCCCCGATACGCATGACCTGCCGACCATCTACATGGGATTGCCGCTCAGATGCGAATACCGTTGCTTCATTGACTGCGACACGGATGAGCTGCTGGGCATCCACCCGTACTGGGATCCCAAGGTGATGAACCATCGTTTCCGCGACTGGCCGGATTCCGACAACCCGCACATGCGGCACGACGCGGTCACCTACAAGCTGCGAGAACCGTCGCTCATGCGCGAATACGAGGCCACGAAGGACCTGGTCGCCACGCACGTGGCCGGATTGCTGCCCGGTCTCGACCTGGCGGGCCAATGGTCGCTTGACATCATGCGCGACGGCGACGACTACTGGCTCATCGACATGGCGCCCGCCGAACGCAGCACCTTCTACGAACAGGCGGTGCCGAAAGGGAAGCGTCGGCCGATGATGGAGAACTGGATACCCGAACTGGGAGGAAAACATTGACCGGCTGGCTTATCGACATCATCCCGCAGAAGTGCCCGCCCGACGTGATGGATACGCCGGAACCGTACCGCGCCGCATGGGAACGGCATGTCGGCAAGGTGACTCCCGGCGACGGCGATCCGGAGGATTGGCGGGAGCAGGCGGCACGTTTGGAGGCCGCGACACGTATCCTCCCGGATCCGCATGTAAGGGTGGCGGGCCGGTCTTACGGAGGGCCGGATCCGATGACGCTTGCCCATTACGGCGCGGTCATGCTCCGACCGTATATGGATCAGCTTTCCCTGCCGCCGTCGAATGCGGACAGGTATGATCTCATGCCCTCGTTGCGCCCGTTTCTGGGGCGCGACGTGCAATCCGCGCCCTGTGACGGGGATGCGATCGATGTGGCGGCGCGGGGCATGCTCGACCGGCATCCCGGTGCGGGTGTGGTCGTCAAGTTCATGCTGCGTGAGAAGCGTCTGCCGCTCGCGTTCATCGACCCGGACGGCACGTTCGAACAGTCGGACGAGTATGGCGGGAAGCCGGAGCGTATCCCGTTCGCCGCATGGCGGTGGGCCGGCTATGACCTCGCCCTGTTCGAGGGCGAGCCGGACGCGGCGCTCGTCCAGCAGCGGGTGCGCATGCGCTACGAGTACCGGGTGCAGGTGATCGGCGGGGAACCGGTATGCGGGGCCGGCTGCGTGGAACGGCATACGCCCGCCGACAACACGGGCGAACGGTATGATCCGCGGATGGAGGAAACACGCAACGACGGGCGCATCGAATCGCACCCCGACATCGCACGGTTGTATGAGGCGTTCGCACTCGAGGCGGCGCATGCGATACGCGGCGAAGTCGAAGGCCCATACGTGATGGACCTGTATCTGGATGATGCCGGGCAGCCGCATGTGATCGAGCTGAACCCGCAGTCGAACAGCGGCCTGTATGCGCTCGACATGGACGCGCTGCTGACGGCGATACGGGACAATCCGGAGCAGTTCATGCCCGACCCGTCGCGGGGCGGCATGCCCGACTGCCTGGGAGTCAGGGAGGAGACCTGTATCTGACGGTCCCGCTCCGATGATATTCTATGTATACAGAAAAAACGTTTACAGGGGAGAAAACATGAGGTTGTTGAGCTATGCCATCAGCGGCCTGCGCCTATACGAAAACCATGAATGCAGGATGGACCTGTACGCCATCGATGCCGTGCGGGAACCCGGATACACCCACATGCTCGACGGCGCGGCCCGCAATATCAGCGTCAATACGGTCATCGGCATCGCCGGCATCAACGCCTCCGGCAAGACCACCGCATTGAGGGTCACCGAACTCGCCCTCGCCGTCGCCGGCGGCATGTCGCTGGGTTCGCTGAACCCCGACCTGTTCCCCTTGTACGACACCATGGACGACCGGATCGGGGTGCGCGCGCTGTTCGAACAGGACGGCCGCTTCCATTTCATCGACAGCCTGCTCGAGCGGACAGGCGAGGGTCGCACGCCGTTGAGGTTCATCCGCGAGACCCTGAGCATCCACCACGGCAAACTCAGCAAGAAAATGCTTGCCTCCGCCATGAACGGCACGTTGGATTCGGAACGGTGGACCGTGCTCTCATCCCGCAACGTGGGCAGGCCCGGCGTCCGCGGCGAACTGTCCGCCGACGCGAAACGGTATCTGCCGCCCGACCGGAGTATTTGCGGGGCCTTCGTCAAGGACACCGACATCGCGACCGAACTGCTGCCGGTGTCCCCGACGCTCACCGTCAGCCCGGCCCGCCCCGTCGTGACGCTGTTCGATGCCAGCATCGAACGTCTCGACTACGACAAGGACGGAATCCATCTGAAATTCCGCAATGAGGGCAAGGAGCGGGAGGTCACCCCGAACTCGCTGGTCAACATGGTCTCATCCGGTACCCTGAGAGGCGGCGCACTGGTCGGCCGAGCATTGGAGACACTGCGCGCGGGCGGCTATCTGATTGTGGACGAACTGGAGAACAGCATCAACAAGCAGCTCGTATTCGCCATCATGGACCTGTTCGCCTCCCCGGTCACGAACCCGCATGGGGCCACGCTCCTGTTCTCCACCCACTATCCGGAGCTGCTGGATCATTTCACCCGCAAGGATTCGATATGGTTCGCCGTCCGCGATGGAAAAGGCTTCGCCCTCCGGAATCTGGGCGCATACCTGGGCCGCACCGATTTGAAGAAGAGCGTCTCCTTCTTCGCCAACCGGGTACCCGGTACCGCGCCCTCATACGCGGCCGTCCGCGCCCTCCAGGATTATGCGGAAAGGTACGTGCATGCTTAATGCGGAAGGCCAGTATGTGCTGTTCGTCTGCGAGGGCGTGGCCGAACAGTACATACTCACGACCCTTATCGAACGCGGCGAACTGACCGTGCCGAACGAGCTTATCGTGCCTAATCAGCTGCGAGGCACATGGTATTTCACCCGCAAGGAATCGAAGCGGATGCTCGACCGGTTCCTCAACATGTCATACGGCAAACACCCGCTGCTGATCATACGTATAGTCGACTCGGACTCGGATGTACTGCGCATACCTCGAGGCTACGAGCATGCGGCCGAGGTCGTGAACCTGCGAACCCATCCCGAAATCGAAATGCTGGTCATCATCAACGAGGGCATGTACGGCAAATACACGAACGGCTCCAAACGGCTGAAGCCCTCCGACTATTGCAAAAGAGAACTGGGCATGAAGCAGGTGAAAAGCCGCGCATGGCTGGAACGATACTGGGCCGCGTCCGGCTTCCGCGAGCCTGCGTCTTGCGGTGCTCCTGCCGATTGCCAACACGGAGCACATCTCGTCGAGGATGCGTCCCTTGTCCTTCTTCGATGCCTTCATGTACTCATCCCTGAATCTCAGGGTGACCTGTCGCTTCGTCGCCATGCTGATCCTGTCTTCCATAAGACAAGCCAAACAGGACCGGTACCGTTCGCGCTCATTCCCGATGAGGCACCACTATGCACTACGCGCTCAAAAAACGTGAGGCACGTCGCCCACGCCGTGAAGAGCCGTGTCCGCACTATAATGTTAGATAGACGGGTTTACCGTGTTGCGATGCAGGCGAAAGGAGGCCGATGATGTGCGGAGCGTTGGATGTGGCGGACTACATCCTTCAGGAGAAAGGACGTCTGACAGCCTTCCAATTGCAGAAACTTCTCTATTACTGCAAGGCATGGAGTCTGGTATGGGGCAACGCCCCGGTGTTCGGCGAGCCGATCGCCGCCTGGGGCGACGGTCCGGTCGTGTACGACGTGTACAAGCGGCACGCGCACCAGTACAGCGTCATCGCCGACGACATCCACGGCGACCGTGACAAGGTGCCGGCCGATTACATGCCCCTGCTCGATGGGGTGCTCTCGTCATACGGGAGAATGGGCGGGGACGATCTTCGGGATCTCACCCACGCCGAGGAACCTTGGAAGGACGCCTACAACGGGAACAACGGGCTCAAGGCGGCGACGATCAGCGACGAAAGCATGCACGACTACTATTCGCGGTTGATGAACTCGGACGAAACGACGCGTCGTAACCATCATGTGCCTCATTTCACGGTCCGCCCGGTCGTGGACATTAACGAAAAGGACTTCGAGTGGCTGACCTCCCAGCTCTGATGCGTCCCGGCAGCATGCGCGTGGCATGGGATCGCATCATCCCCCAGACGAATCTGACCCAGGACGCCATCGAGGGATTCGCCAGCGGCAACCCAGAATTGGATCACTTCTGGCTGGACAAGAGCCTGACCTATTCGAAGATAGGCATGTGCGCCGTGCATGTCGCCATGAAAGGTGAGGACATCGCCGGATTCTACACGATTTCGCCGTCCGTAATCCGAGGCGTCGGTCTGCCGAAAAGCCGTCAGGCGGGCAAACCCACCATGGCGCATCCCTCATGGCTGATAGGCGAGCTCGCCGTCCGCAAGGACCTCAGAGGAAAAAAGGAAAACGGGAGTGTCGGCGCGGCCTTGCTGTGTCATGCGGTCCACATGGCATGCGATCTGAGCGTGATGGCCGGAGGCAGACTGGTCATGCTCGACCCTCTGAACAACACGTTGGGCAAATGGTATGAAGACCATGGGTTCCTGCGGCTACCCGACGCGAAGACCATGTTCATGCCGTTGAGGAACGCCAGAAGCTATATGGAACAAATCGGCGAACCGTTCTTCGTGTTCTGATCGTCGAATCCGGTGACGCCGGAACAGCCGGTTTGTTGACGGAAGCCGCAACAAAGGTCCATGCGGCCCGAATTCCCGCCCGTCCGGGCCGCATGGACCTACCATGGGAATCAGCTTGATTCCATCCGTCAACGGCTGTACGCCGTCGAATCCGAACCGTCCGGCACGGTGAAAGGAGGGACACGAATGGGTCGGCCGTTGCTGTTCATCGATTTCGATGGGGTGATCAACCAGTTCCCCGACGACAAGGTCATGCGCCGGCAGGGGAGAACCGGTTGGATGAGACCCGACGATCCGCACCGCGCCGCGTACGCGCCGGACAACTGGTTCAGGCCGGACCGTAGGGAGCGGCTCCTGGTCCGCGACCTGGGACGCCGGTTCGTCATCCGGTGGAACGCGGAGCTCGTGGCCCGATTGGACGCCCTGGATGCGGACAAATGGTGGCTGACCACCTGGCAGCCGGAAACCGGGCGATTGAACCGGGCGTTGGGCGTCGACTGGCCGACCATCCGCTGGTACGATCCCGTCACCTGCGACGGGATCCCGACCGGCAAACGCCGCACCATCCTCGACGCGCTGAAACAGGACCGGCCGATCGTGTGGCTGGACGACGAGGAGACCACCTACAATGCGGGGCTCGCCATCCAGACCACGCCGCACGAGGCTCCCGTGCTTGGCGTCGGTCCGGATTCCGCGATCGGGGTCAGCCGTCCCCAGATGGACCTCATCGAGGATTTCATCCACGACCCGCCCGCCGGCCCCGTCGTACGGTTCGAGACGGCCGGCGACGGGCACGAGGGCCATTGGGGGTTCTGACGCATGATCGACCTGTATTCGTTCCAACGGTGGCCTGACATCGTGAAGTCGTTCGGGCATTCCGGCTCGTACACGCCCTCATGGTCGGCCGCACGCCGGCAGGCCATCGCCGACGACGGGGATGAGGACTGGTGGAACACGATTTCACCCGCCTACCGGTGGATGATGGGCGAAGTCAACGACCGCAATGACGAGCATTGCGGCTTGTCCCTGTCCGGTAGTGCCAGTGAACGGCTGTAACCGTTCTCCTACCTTTAATTGACGGAACATCATAGGGTGGTTGACTGCACCCTTACGCCGTCAGTCATGCTGGCGGCGTACTGCGAGTTCAAAAGGTCGTAGCCTTTGTGTCGCAGGTTCATAGCGGCTATCCGGTCGTCGTTGGACCGGTATCCGCAGTTGCGGCAGACATACAGGTGGCGTTTCTTGTCACGGTTGGCTTTGCGGATTTTCCCGCATTTCGGGCAGGTCTGGCTTGTGTAGGCCGGGTCAACGAACATGACTTTCTGACCGTTGCGTTTCGCCTTGTATTCGACCATCTGCCGGAATTGGTGGAAACTCCAACTGACCTGAACATACCTGTCCTTGACCTTGACCTGTTCGGTCGCATTGCGGATTCCCGTAAGGTCTTCGAGAACGAACATCGTATCCCTGTCGTAATGGTTGACGAGTGCCTTAGACGCCTGATGGTTCACATCGGTCATCCAACGGTTTTCTCTGTCGCCTATGGTCTTGAGTCGTCTGCGGGCGCTTCGGGTGCCGCGTTTCTGCAACTGTTGACGGAGCCGCTTGTATTTGCCGCGCTTGCTTTTCACCTCCCCTCCATGTTGGAAGATGGTGGTTTCGCCGTCATAACTGGTGGCGAGCATTCGGATTCCCAAATCCACGCCCACGATGGTCTTCGGGCTTGAAGTAGGGTCCGGCACCTGCAAGGCGATGGGGATATGCAGGTACCATTTGCCACGCTTGGATACGAGACGGGCGGTACCGAAACGTGCCGTACGGTATTCGTCCGGTATTCCCTTCCATTGGGCTTTGGCCTTGATTCTCCCGTCCATGACGGGAAGGCTGAACATTCCGGTCTTGGACGAATAGGAGTAGTCGCGGTTCCACAGCAGGTCAACACCGGCGGACGAGTACTTTGGTCTGGTGGAATAGTATGCCGCCCTCTTCCTCTTGGGGTTTTCTCCGTTCCGGCGTTCCATGCGCGAGTGAATTGCCTTGTAGGACGCGATGACCCGCCGTATCGAAGATTGGGTCATCTGGGCCAACAGTCCGTATTTGTCGCGTAGCGGGTGATAGACAGCCTCGTTGATTTTCCTCTGGCTGAGGGTGTGGTGTTCTCCAATCCAATCGGATACTTCGTTGCAACAGGAGGTGTAATTGTCGCATAGGCGGTTGAGGGCTTCGGACTCGTGTTTGTTGGTCGTGAGCTTGACTTTCATGGTCAATGCGAGTTCCACCATATGCTTCACCTCCAATAAAAAACATTATATCATAATGTTAGTGGAAAGGAAAGGCATTCACCCACGACCACAAGGGTCGTGGTACCCTGCCTAAAAAATCATGGAACACAAGGGCATGCCGCGACCGGACCCGGACGCGGCCCCCATTGTGGGCGTGGGCCCGCTGGGTCGATTCGAAGGGCCGGGCGCATACGCGCCCCGACCGACGGTATCCGGGCTTCCGCAACCAGTATGACGGGTTGGAGCTCCTGCACCTGCGCGTCGATGAAAGCCGCGTGCTCTGCACGGATTTCGACCAATACCATTGCGTCATCAACCGGTGTCCGTGCGCCCCGCTGGATGCCGGCACATGGCCGCCTGAGGAGTACGACCGGTGGCTGGACGAGCATTGGGACGATCTGGCCGAAAAGAAACGGCTCCAGTACAGGGCGAACGCGATCGCGGATCCGAAACGGCTGCCGGACCGGTGGATCCAGGCCTGCCTATGGACGATCACGCCGCATGATGTGGTCGATATCCGACCGGCATGAGGGAAACCGGATACCATTGGGAATCATGGATGATCTGAAGAGCAGGGCGGCCAGGTTCGCCGAATCATGGGCGGGACGAGGCGACGAGAAATCCGACACCCAACAGTACTGGCGTGACCTGTTGGACAAGGTGCTGCTCATCCCGAACACGAGCGACAGGCAGACGCTCTGGTTCGAACGGCGCACCGCATTGGACGGGTTCATCGACGCGCTCATGATCCAGGCCCGCGTGCTCGTCGAGCAGAAGAGCCTCGGCGTGGATTTGGACAAGCCGGAGCCACGTCAGGGAACCATGGTCACCCCGGTGGAACAGGCGAAACGGTATTCCGACAGCCTGCCGCCATCGGAACACCCGTCCGTGCTCATCACCTGCAATTTCGGAACATTCCGCCTCTACGATCTGGAAGCCGACCCTTTGGCCCGCACCCCGCAATCGGAGTTCACGCTTGCGGAACTGCCGGAGCACATCAACGAGATTGGCCGTCTGTTCGCGCACGAGAACTCCCGTGTCGTCCAACAGGAGAAACTGTCCGTCAAAGCAGGCCAACGAGTCGCCAGACTGCATGATTCCCTGGCGAAATGCTTCGAACATCCCGATGACCCGTCTGAACATGACGCGCTGGCGATGCTGACCGTGCGCCTCGTGTTCTGTCTGTATGCGGAGGACGCGAACCTGTTCAAACCGGACGCGCTCCGCGACTATGTGGCGGCATCCACGCCCGAACGTCTGGGCGAAGACCTGTACGACCTGTTCGAAGTACTGGACACACCAATCGAGAAGCGGCGTCGTTACCTGCCGGAATCGTTGAAGGCGTTCCCCTACGTGGACGGCGGCCTGTTCGCCGACCGGATCGACGTGCCCCCGTTGACCGGGGAGCTGCGTGATGCCCTGCTGGAAATCAGCGAAGGCTTCGACTGGAGCGGCATCAGCCCCGTCATCTTCGGTTCCCTCATGGAGGAAACCCTCAGCCATGACGAACGGCGCAAGGGAGGCATGCACTACACGTCCGTCAAGAACATCCACAGGCTCATCGACCCGTTGTTCCTCGACGGGCTGAAAACGGAACTCGAGGGGGCGGAGGCCAGGCCGGTCGCAGGCGGTTCCCGCACCAACGCGCTCAACAAGTTGCATGACAAAATCGCCGGCCTCCGGTTCCTCGACCCCGCCTGCGGTTCCGGCAACTTCCTGACCGAAACGTATCTGGAATTGCGTCGCATCGAGAATCGGATCCTCGCCGATTTGGACAAGGACGGACAACTCGCCCTCGACCTCGGCGACGACATCAACCCGGTCAAAGTCAGCATCAGCCACTTCCATGGCATCGAAATCAACGGATTCGCATGCGCCGTAGCAAGAACCGCGCTCTGGATCGCGGAACAGCAGGCGTTGGACGACACCGAGTCGACCATCAGCGGCCTGCCCCGACTCCCGTTCACCGATACGGCACACATCCGGCAAGGCAACGCGCTGCGCCTCGACTGGAACGAACTATTACCCGGCGACCACTGCGACTATGTGATGGGCAACCCGCCGTTCATCGGACAATACCTCATGAGCGACAGTCAAAAAGAGGACATGAGGCTTATATGGGACAAAGGCTATGACGGGTATCTCGACTACGCGACAGGCTGGCATCGCAAGGCCAGTGAATACCTGGCCAAACCGGGGGCGGCGTTCGCGTTCGTGTCCACGAACAGCATCAGTCAGGGCCAGCCCGTGCCCAGCCTGTTCCGACCCCTGTTCGACGAGGGATGGCGCATCCGGTTCGCGCACCGCACGTTCGCCTGGGACGCCCAGTCCACCGACAACGCGCACGTGCATGTCGTCATCGTCGGCATGGACAAAACGTCGGAACCGGCGCCGATCCTGTTCGAATACACGGACATTGACGGGGAACCAGCCGCCCGCACCGTGGACAACATCAACGGATACCTGCTCGACGATCCGAACGTGTTCGTGGAGAAAAGAATGAAACCGCTCAGTTCGGAACTGTCTCCGGCCGGACGCGGATCCCAGCCCACGGACGGCGGCAACCTCATCCTCGACAATCGGGAGGAGCACGACCAAGCGATATCCGACCCAATCGCGGCAAAATACGTGAGGCCGTTCCGAGGGTCGCGCGAACTCATCAACGGGATCGAACGCTGGTGCCTGTGGCTTGTCGATGTGGAGCCCGCCGAAATCAGGAACTCCGCATTCCTTCGTCGACGCGTGGATGCCGTCAGGGAGATGAGACTCGCCTCGAAGAAGGCCCCTACCCGTGCGAAGGCCACGACCTCATGGCTGTTCGACGAGAACCACCAGCCTACCGGTCGCTTTCTCTGCCTTCCCAAAGTATTCAGCGGCCGTCGTGAGTACGCCACCTGCCTGTCGTTGGAACCCAATGTAATCGTGAGCGACCTTTGCTATACCAGCCCCGATCCGGACGGACTGGCGTTCGCGGTCATCGAATCGCGTATGTTCATTGTCTGGCAGGCGGCGGTCGGCGGACGACTGAAATCAGACTACCGTTTCAGCAACACGGTGGTTTGGAACAACCTGCCTCTGCCCGCCCTCGACGACGACACCCGCGCCGCATTGATCGAGGCCGGCAGGAACGTGCTGGCGGCGCGAGCGAACCATCCCGGCCAGTCTTTGGCAGACCTGTACGACCCCGACTACATGCCGACCGACCTACGCGCCGCCCACCTGGAGCTGGACAAGATCGCGGACGTGGCGTTCGGCGCGGGGAAATGGCTGAAGGACGATGACGATACGCGCCTGCAAGTGTTGTTTAAGTCATACACTCGTATGACAGGTAGCAGTGAGGTGTGACAGTGGTAGACAAAAATCTAATCGTAGACACCATTAGTCAAATAGGTTCAGTCGCATTAGATGCGGCCCAGGATAATGCAATAGACAATGTCAATGAGGAAGTCAATCAGGCGTTAGCTTTCGAACGGAAACAGGAAAGGAAGCATATTGCTCGTGTATTCGCTGAATTAGGTATTGACAGGCAGAAGGCAATCAATCTTCTCGTCTTTGAATGGGATACAGATAGAAGAGACGCTGAAGAGCTGATGTTGGAGGCTCATCGCATTTACTGGCCTTTGGAACGATTGAAACGACATTTGAGAAACGAGGATTGGACCACGTCCGAAATCAGCGATTTTCTTCACGACTATGAAGTTGCGCGACAATTGAGAACCAATAGAAGGCTGTCTGATCTGACCGCTGCCGATCTAGTCGATTGGCTTCAAAAAAATCAGGACTGATTGCATTGCAATGTGGCCTATCTGTCTTGTACGGGGGATCAAGGAAGACTGGCCACATTGTTCTATTCTTCTGGCTTGCTGAGGCCGACTCCCGTCTGTACGCCGAATTCGAATTGTTCCAGCTTGTCCGCGAATGTATCCAATTCGATTGCCGATACACGGCCGGTTATGCTTGCACCGTGGTTTGATACCCTGATGCCATAACGATTTCCTCCATCGTCCCAAACATCGAATCGCAGGTCTTCTATTCTCTCTAGTTTGTTCGCGGATGGTTCCTTAAGCACGCTGTCGATAAGCGTAAGCAGCGTATGTGCAGCATTCGAAGACAGATTCAAACGGTAATGCAGCAGACCATCATCAAACTCGATTTCGATTACGTTCGAATCGAGTCTCGTGCAGTTCAAGGAAATATCAGGCATATTCCCCAAGATATTGGCAAAGGCAGACCGGGTTCTTGGCGTGGACTTCTTTCGGAAGAAATACGGGTCAAGAACCCATGAATGTCAGTGCTTCTTCTTTTTGTTTCCGCCGTCCACCCAGTCGAATGCGGTCTTGAACGCTTCTCGTGCGGTGTTGGTCTGATCGTAGTAGTCGCTGCCCATGTCGCTTTTCTTATAGTCGATGACGGTTTTGTTCACGTCGCCGCGACCGTCCGAGAAGGTGACTCGCCATCCTTTGCTGCCACCTAGGTAGAAGAGTTTCGCACGTCGATGGTTGTTGTCAGTGTCGGTTGGCCACACCTGCGGATACGTGTTGCCGGTCACTTCCAGATTGGGGTGGCCTTGGAGCGCCATGTTGGCGCCTTCCTCCGCCGACTGTGGGTTGCAACCCTTGGATTCCAGATACTCTCCGAAGGAATAATCCATGTCATCCGTGTAAGTCAGCTCCGGTTCGGTCAAATACACTTCGGCATCATCATCCTCCGCTGACTCTCGGGCAAGCTCTTCCATTCTTTGAGGATCGTTCCACGCATCCTCGTTGTCATCCATGCAGTCGTTGCCCCATGCGATATACCGGTTGCGATCCAATTCCGGCAGCTTCTCGAACTCCTCCTTGCTGACATACATGCCCGACTCCACGCGATACGCTTCATCGTCCGGGCCGAACTTACGTTCCTCATACTCCTTGTTGGCAATGTCGATAAGCCTCTGATCCAGCTCCTGCATACGCTTCACGCCTGCCTCATAGGTTTCAACCGGCGCATCACCAGTATTGGTTTGCTGACGTTGTTCGAAACGTTCAAGGATGTCCCCGCTCGGCATGCTACTAGTTTTGCCTTCATCCGCATAAGTGCCGTCACGGTTTCGACGTTGCTGTTTTGCCTGTGCTGATTTTCTGGAGTCGACCATTGTTTCTCCTTGCTATTTTGTGTAGGGAGGTTGTCTATTTACGTTTTCGAGCTGTCTGCCGCAGCTCTTACCTTTTGCCGTTTGTCAGAACGGTGAAGAATGACTGCTGCCGTTCATCCAACCATGTGGGGGAATGACCGGCGTCAATATCCGATTGCTTGATCAGGTATGCCACTCGGTTTGGGGTTGAGCTTTTCGCGTCTCGAAACTCGTACACTGTGTTTCCTGTCGGAGTGTTCCTTCGGTGTATGCGCCATCCGTCGATTGATGCGTCATCCTGTTCGTCGAATCCTCCGGAAAAACCTACATAGGGGGAGTTGTCTTGGAGTGCGTCCATCCCTTCGGCCCACAGTTCACGATTCTCTTCGCTCATGGTCCCGTCGTAATAGGATGCGGGCGGAGTTACGATGGATGTTTGCCGCTCATATTTTTCCAAGGCGTCAGCATTCGGGAACCCGGCTTTTTTGTGTTCGTCCTTGAACCGGCCGCTCTCGGGTTCCCTCAGTTGGCGTCTCGCCTGCGCTGATCTGACCGTATCTACCATTTCTGCTCTTTTCTGCTAATTGTGTATGTAGTTGAATCCATTCGAGGCCAGGGACTCTCGCTCCCTCGCTTTTTGCCATGCTTTCCATTTCCATGGCTGCCAAGGTCTACGGGGAGGCGTCCCGAATACCGGGCGTACCGTCAGCCGGTTCAATCCGGTTCCGGATGCCTCCATCCGCGCGATTGGCGCATCGTATTCGCCACGTTTCTCATTGGAACGGGTTCGCCATGTCTCCAGATCGTCGGCGACCTTTTCCATCTTCGGGAGGTTGATGTTTTTCGATATCGGCGTTTCCAATCTGATGGAGGTGGTGGGGGATTGGAATTGCGTGTGACGTTTCATGCCGTGTGTCTGGTCCGGCACGTCTTGCACGGTGAGCGTGGAGCCTGGTCTTCCGTCCACCGGAATGGTTCTGGAGCTCGCTTGTCTTGGCTTCGCTGGGGGTAGGGGTACTTCGGTGGGGGGAGGCAATGGCGGCCGGGGTTGCTGTTCGTATTTTCGTATGGATTCGTCGGTTGGCATACCGGATTGACGGTGCTCGTCTCGGAATCGTCCGGTGTTGGGGTCTCGCAGCTGTTGGCGGGCTTGGATTGATTTGTTGGCTGGCATGTTGTTTTTTTTTCGTTGGAAGGGGCTGTCGTGTTTTTTTCTGGTTCCACGTTATCTATTGTTTTCTGGTTTTCTCCTGTTTTTTCGTTATCTCATCACCAAGATATCTGTTATACTGAGTATGTCCACATAAAGATAATGAAAGAGGAAACCAATGGCACTCACCATCGAAGAACAACACGAAACCAACGACCTCGACCACGACATCCTCACCACCCGCGAAGTCACCTTCATCTGCGGCCACAAGCGCGTCTACGAGGAAATCAGCGCCTGCCAGAAAAGCTGGATGGAACGCTGCCAACGGTGCCCCAACTGCCAGTACAAGCGCGACAAGGCATACGTCGAAAAGCTGTCTGCCGAAATCAATTCACCGGAACTCCTCGAGATGTGGCTCAAAGAAACTCCCTCCTACTGAGGCCAGCAGGGAAAGGCAAACAAGAAAAAATGGAACGCGACTACATGCACCTCGGAGACATCACAAAGAGGGATATCGCGAACGAAATCCGTGATATCAAAACCTCCCATCAATATCCCGAGGAAGGATGGAAGATCAATGGCGACCCCACAACGCTCCAGTACTTGGCGGAGCTGTGGGCGGAGCAGGAAAACGAGGAGCAGCCCGAAGACCGTGGCACATTCCCGTTCTGGCTTGAGACGCATGTCGACGATGGCAGAGTGGAGGAACCCGAGAACCGCATATATGAGGTCACGGTTCTGGTCACCACCAGACAGTACGTGCAGTTCTCTGCTCCGGAAGGCATGGATTCCGAAGAGGCCAAAGCGTGGTTTGACGAGCATCGTGATGATGAAGGCGCGATCGTGTTCGAGGGAAGCGAGGAGGTCGCGGACGAGGAATTGTATATGGACGGCGATTAGCATCTTGTGTGAGCATGTCCAGTAGTTCACCTATTTTGGGTCTTGCAGCTTTTGCTGTCGTAGGATCATTGGTTTCTATGAAACTTAGTTCTATGTGGACACATAATCCTCCGGTGCCGTATGGCATCGGGGGATTTTTTATTTCAAGCCTTGCATGACTCTTTTCATTTGCATGTTATACTGAATATGCCCACATAGAATGAAAGAAACCACAATGAACACGTACAAGAACTTCGAAAAAAACGCCAACATCATACTCGCCATAACATGCGTCCTCTGCGCATGCTTCATGTGGAGAGTCACAGGGCTCGCAATGGTCATCGCATCAATCGGATTCGCAACCTCAGGAATACTGATGATTACCCACTTCGCGATGGAAGCAAGCCGGCTGAAAGAAAACCTTTGACCCGCGAACGCATATCACAGCGGAAAGGGGAGTCGAGACTTTGAGTGAAACCAAACAGCCATTGCCGTATGAGCCGAAGCTCATCGCCGAACAATGCGACCCATTGACCCTGAGGCTCGGCTGCGCGGCCGGCTGCTGGAAGGGCGAGAACTATGACATGTGCGGGAAACCACCCGTCGCCATCCGCCGCTGGACACGAGACGACGGGTACGACGATTGCGAGTTCCTGCCCGAGGAGGGCGTGTATGGGCCGGCGTGCAAGCTGCACGCCAACCATGATGTCGTGCCATTGGCCGTCATATTGGACGTGATGCTCGGAGGCCGCAGATGATGGAGCTGATTCGTTCCGCCTACGACTGGTGGATCGCGAAACTCCGGGCAATCCGCCATTCCAAGCCGCCCGAACCTCCGATGCGCCTCCGCCTGCACGAGGCGGGTTATGCGGTGGTCGGCTATCGGTTCGGATACACGCAACAAGGAATCATGCTGCGGGAGGACGATACCGGAGAGACCAGCCAGCAGTACGCCACCGGTATGGACGATGATATGTCCGTCCGATTGCAGACGGAGACGATCATCTCCATGGCCGGGTTCGCCGTGACCCTGGAATATCCGGAATACCGGACCGACGCGCTCCGCATCGGCGGCGACGTGCAGTCGGAACTGGTGAACGCGGCGATCATCCACCGTATCGACCCGGCGATGGGCTCCACCGACGAGATCATGGACTCATTGTGGGTCAGGGCGCGGCTCGCGGCAAGGAACAACAAGCCCCTGATTCAGGCGGTCGCCGCAAGGCTCGACCATTACGGTTTCTGGACCGGCGAGGACGTCCAGCGAATCATCGACGAATGCGAAAAGGAGCTGGACCATTGAACATTCTGGAATGGCCGGCCGACCTGACCGACTTTCGGCTGCCGCCCGCATGGGACGGACGGCCCGTCGATTGGCATGGGTGGCATCAGCCCATCGAAGCCCGAGCACTGTTCCCCTGCGAGAACAACGGCTTGCGACGTGATCCGCAACCGTGTTCCGGATGCGGGCACCCGTTCCAGCCATGGTGGGCGCAGGGATTGACGGCCGACGGACGCACCTCCATCACCGTGGAACGCTGCGGGTTCTGCAACACGACCATCGCATTCGAGACCGGGCCGGATGGGACAAGCGAATGGACGTTGGATGATAGCGACTACGGGCCGGAAGGCAGTTTCGACAATCAGAAAGGAAACCGATGATGTTCGGATTATTTGGGAAAAAGAAGGAAAGGCGACATCCGGTGATTCTCGATCTGAGTGTCAAGGAAAAACCGGACGGTTGGGATGAACTGACCCGGCTGGGCTTCGAGCCAGTGTTCGTTAACCATAGGCCACGGCCGAACGGCATTTCGGGCGACTACGTGCAGACCCGCTGGCGATTGAAGGCGAACCCGGATGTGACATGCACGGTATACGACTCGTGGGAGGGCGGAGGCGGTGCCACGTTCCTCGACTTCGACGCCCCATGGAATCCGCAGCGGATACACGGCGGATGCAATCTCAGCTGGCCCAATTACACGCTCGACCGGCTCCACTCCCTCGGAAAGGTGCTGTTCGAGGGTGACAGGAGCGAATTCGAGGAGCCGGATTCCGGCAATCTCGACTTGAGAGGGATTACGCCGGACCCGGTTAGGGAGAAAATGCGGGAACTCGGACTCCGTATGGAACGGGATGACAGCCATGACTCGAATGGGGATGATTCCGATGAAGAATATTGGTGCAAATACGATCAGGGAGAACTTCGTGACTTGCACCGATCGCGCCTTGCCCTGTACGCCCATGTTGACAGGACAGCCGGAACAGTCGCCATCGTGGATGTCGAGACCGGGAAGCAAGCCACGTTGGGGTTTGACAAGCTCCTGAAACTGAATCGCGTCGAATACGGAAAGAGGAGGGCCTGCTCATGACCGAGCCGAACGAAAATATCGCGCCGGGCCGTGGAACCGCGACGCGAACGTCTGAATCGGATGAGGGAAAGGCGTCAGGAAGAGGAATCATGAGTCTGGATGCCGTGCGTCGTCTCGCGTGGACGGCAATCGTCCTATTTATTATGGCGATTGTGTTCGCGTTCAACCACGGGCCGATACTCGCGTGGCTGGCCGCGAACCATACGCCGCTGCTCGTCGGAATCCTTCAGGCGCCGTTGTGGCTTGTCGCGTTCCTGCTCATCGTCCTTGGATTGCAGTGCTGGCTGGACATCGTGGAAGACGACAAGACGCCGTTCGCCATCATCCTGCACGCGCTCGGCATCATGCTGTGCATCGGATGGTGGGCGGCCGGTATCGCACTGTCTCTCCGCCAGCGGGCCGACATCGACGTGTACGGCCTGATGGGCGGCTTTATTCTCACCTGCGTGTTCGCATGGATCATGGACCGGCGTCAAACGACCGGCAAGGAGACTTTCCCGAAGCTACGCGACCAGATAGCCGACTTCGCGGTCGAGTATATCGCCAGCAAATCCTATCGGAAGAACAAGGATAAGGAAGACGAGTGATGGATGAGATTGGACGACCGGCCTATGTGAGCGGCGAGGCCGCATGCAACACGGTCGACATCGCCACCGCATTGGGCGGCGGATTCCATGTCAGCTTCCCGCCCGGCCGCGGCACCATGACGTTGACCAAGTATTTCCCGGACGGCTCCGATGTGAGCATTGAGGTTGGCGACGATCGGGCCGCCGCCTCGAACAGCCGGTTCGAAACCGTTGAATGGGATATCGAGGACGGAATACCACAGAAACTAGTGGACATGTTGCACCCTAAAGCGGGTTAATGCCACGGTTTTCAGATTTTCTTCAAGAATCGTTCTTTGAACGAATGATAATCGTAGTATCCGTCCGGTTTTCCTCCACCCAACTTCGGAACAGGAAAAGCCGGTCAATCTTCCAGAACGTTGTCTTAAAAAAAGGATGCTGCGCCGATGCGAAGAATTAAAATATTCATCGATAACACCATTATTCCCGCAGACATATACGCCGGGCAGAAAATCGCTTTCATCTTCCTGCCAGCAGGCCGTCAAACAGCTCAAGGTCGTGAACAAGTCGTGCATCAAGCCTCAGTGGAGAATGAGAACGGGCGTGTAATCAACGTGACCTGGCAGGCTAAAGGCTGGTTCAACCGGCTTGTCACCCGGCATTCGCCTCTTCTTCGACGTATGCTCGGACAACCCGACACCTACCGGTTCGACGATAACATCGCCTCTCCGGAATTCATTCAGGAGCGTGCAGATTGAGCAGGGCAGCACATAAGACCGTTCAACCAGTAAGCCGATCAGCCGTAAGAAGGAAGAACCGGTTCCAACGACGTGTCGCCCTCTGCCTGATGTCGGCAATGATTTTGTCAGGAGGAATGGCATGTCTTTTTCTGCCGCATAATGAAACCGCATACGCAGGTGAACGTTTCAACCAGTCCACCGCATTAACCACGGAACAGTTGACGGCATCAAGCATCGATGATGCGGCTAGCAGGAGCAGCCAAAGGGAAGACCTCACAGTGGACGGCACATGGGATATAGGTGACCAGCCGGACCGCAAGCTCACCATCATTCACGCGGATAATCCAGTGGTCCGTGATCTGATCAACGGGCGCGACGAGGATCAGACTCCGACCGGATTCAATCCGGACCATGCGACCGGCGACACGGGCAACGCGTACGCGTACGGGCAATGCACATGGTGGGCGTACGTGCGGCGCACACAACTGGGATTGCCGGTCGGCAGCCATCTGGGGGATGGCGGCATGTGGGCCGATTCCGCCAAGGCGCTCGGCTATTGGGTGGATGATACTCCCCGACAAGGGGATGTGATTGTGTTCAGCCCGGCGCAGGTCAACAACGCATGGGGGCACGTCGCCATCGTGGAGAAGGTCAACGGCGACGGTTCCATCGAGATTAGCGAAGCCAATGTGAACGGGCAGGTCGGCCCGTTCCGACGCACCATCGAGGCGAAACAGACGCATGCATACCAGTACATCCACTATTAGAAGAGCTCCCATTGTCCTGACGGTTCTCCTGCCAATCGTCATGCTCGCCATGCCGACGATCCCGGCATGGGCGGACGCCGCCGATCCGGCTCCAATCCACATGGCGAGCAGTGTCAGATCGTTCCCGAAACACTTGGTTCCGCATCGTTCGTTCAGTGAGGCCGTATCGACCGACGTGGACGGCTCATGGGGAGGCATCGAAACCTTGGACGTGCCGCATACGGAAAGCCCCGAGGAACAGGCCACGCGCATCCAAGCCGAACAGGCGCGACAGTCGGAGGCTGCGTCACGCGCCGAACCACGCACACCGGTCATATCGGCGCCGACGACAGGTGACAAGGAGAAACCCGCCTCGGATACGGCCGCCGCCCTGGTCTCCTACGCGCTCCAATACCAGGGCGCGCCATACGTGTACGGGGCAATACGCCTGCCGGCTGGGATTGCAGTGGTTTCACCCAATACGTGTACGCGCGGTTCGGCATCCAATTGCCGCACCCGTCCGGCATGCAGGCCACGGTCGGCACGCCCGTTACTGACCCGCAGCCGGGTGATCTTATGGCAAACGCGGGGCATGCGGGCATTTACATCGGCAACGGTCTGATGATCCATGCGATGAACCCGGTCGATGGCACGAAGGTCACGGCCGTCATGCCCGGCATGGGATATTATCGTCTGCTCGGCTAGGGCACGCTATACTGTGTGGAAAGGGTCGGTGCGCGTTTTCCGGTTCTCTGTCCGAACGACGCGCGTCGACCCTTCTTTGTCACCGGTTGTTGTTGGCGTACGGGTTTTGCGTATTGCCTGATGTTTTTAGTTTAGGGTGGCGGTGCCGGTGGATAGTGGGATTAGTTGGGAAAGTAGTGGGCTGATCCATGCCCATTCGGCGAATAGTAGCGTTACCCAGAAGAATAGGCAGGTGGTTGCGCGTAGGATGATTGGGCCTGATTGGATGCGCCAGATTAGTGTCATGAGGTTCCATGATGTTGTTTTCTTCTGGCGGTCTTTGTGCCAGATGAGCCATGACAGGCCTGTGAGGATGCACCAGATTGTTAGTGTTGCGGTGAACAGGAGTTGGCTGACTGGAGCGTATTTGCTGGCTTTTTGGATGCTGCGTGTGATAGTGGCTTTTGCTTGCTGTATGGGAGTTGATTGTTTGGAGGCGAGTTCTTTTGGTATTCCGTCAGCAGTGTTGGCCCAATATTTGAACCGTCCGCGGACGATGAGTCTAGCACTCAGACTGTCCTGTTCATCTAGCGAGTATTTACAGGTGGTGAGTGTGATGAGGCGCGCGTCTTTTTGGTCTGTCTGGTCGGCGATGACGGCGGCATCATCGGGGGTCGTCATCCAAGATGATTGCATTTCATACACGTACCAGTGGTCGGCTGTCTGAATGATGATCGGATCCCCGGGTTTCAACGTGTCCGCCGGCCCTAGGTCACCGGGGGTGCGGTGTCCGGCGTAGGAGCTGTTGCCGATGCTTCCGGGCATGACGGTTCCTTGGTAGTGTCCGATACCGTAGTTGCCAAGGACTTTCAGATCGGTGCCTTCTTGGATGGCTCGTTGCCATTCGGCGCCGAACCGGGGGATTCGCATCCAGCCGATCACTGTCGAGTATTCGGGTTCCGGCTCGGTGGGTGGTTCTCCGGTTTGGGGTTTGGCGATACGGGTTGAACCGTCAGTTTTAGTGGGTTGGGCTGTTTTGAATCCTTGGTTGGTGACGATGGTCTGTTGCGTGTGGATCTGATCCATTCCGTTGCCGATGTACACCCATCCGACGTGCATCACTAGGATGATGGCGAGAAAAATCGACATGCCTGCGAACAATTGCAACAGCCGGTAACCCACTCCTTGTGATTGTCTGTCTTCTCTCTTAGGAACGGTGTTCTCTTCAATATTCCGGAGCGAAATGTCTTCAGTATTGTGCTGAGGACGGAGTCGGCCGGGTCTTGAGGCGGCATGTCTTCCCATTAGTCTTTTTCCTTTCTTCCCGGATACGGTTTAGTTGACTAACTTCCGTTTTACCGTCTCACTGCTTGGAACGAATGCTATCGTCGTTAATCACCTTGTCGGAGGCCGCCTGATCCGCCTGCGAATCGGACCGGGATGTCCGCGCATTTCGCGGTTTCCAGCAGGAGCCGGAACAGTCGGACGGTGTCCTCCCTGCCCTCCATAGGGTCGAAACGGATGCCGTCGCCTTTCGACATGGCGGTCTCCAGCATGTACGCCACCTGACCGTCCGCCCCGATGAACGCGAGACCGGAACCGTTCTCCACCCACGCCTCACGGATCGTGTCCCATCGGAAGTTCAGGTATCGGCCGAACGCGCGATACACGTCCGCGCCGACCCACATGGACCGGCAGCAGGCCAGGAATTCGGGTGATGTGATATTGACGTTGAAGCCGTTTGACGTATCGCCCATCATGAATCCCACCCGGTCACCGTCCTTCCCCTCCACGAACGGGATAAGGGTGGCGAGGGTGACGGCAAGCAGGGTGAACCAGGCGCGGTCGCCGTCCTTCAACGGTGTCCGCTCCCCGTTCACGATGCTCATGTTGACATGGTTGAACGCGTCGACGATGGCGGCGGACTCCTCGAAGACGGCGGGAATTTCCCCGTCCCCGCTCATGTGGAACGTGCCGTCTGGGTCGAATTCCCAATCATATTCGACCGGATTGTTGCCGGTCTCGTCGTTGGTTTCTACGATGATGCGTTCGACGCTCATTGCTTCTCCTTGTCCAATACGGTTCTGGATACTTTCAGATATCGTGTGCCGCCCGACTGGCGTAGCTGGCGGTTGTTGATGCTGTCGATGACCGGGGCTGGGGGATCCGTATACGATTCATGCGCCCGGACGATCACATGATGATTCGGGTTGAACCCGGAGTACAGGTGCGTGATCGCGAAGGTCGCCGATAGTACGTCCAGATCCTTGAAATCGTAGATGGTGTCCGTTCGGAACCCGTCGATGCCGGTCGGCGGTTCGACCGGTTCGAGACCATGGACGCCGAACATCGCCACCCTGACCCTCATGTCCGGATCATGCTCGAACAGGTGCGCATATTCGTCGCGCAGCACATCATATTCGGCTATCGCCCGTTTCGCGGTCATCGGCATGCTCTCCGGGTCGGCAAGCATACGTTTCACGAACGCAATGCCCTCGTCGGTGATGATCCGGTCATGCTGCCCGAAATCGACCAGGCCGCGTTCCTTCAACGCGTCGAAACCATAGGGGCCGGTATGCCACGAGTCTTCCTTGAGCCTGTCGACGGCGAAAAACAGCATGGCGTACTGGGCTTTCGTGATGCTCTTCATCGATTGTCCCCCGTCCATTGGCTCAGGTATCCGCGCACGTCGGCCGCCGTGCCCTCCCTGTCGGAGTCGAAGCCGTCCGGCTGCCAGGTGCCGTCTGACATGATCAGCAGGTCCAGACTGATGGGATGGTCTTCCGCACCTTGGCTTTGGAATATGACGGCGCCGGTTTCGACCGGGTCGCCGTTCGAGAACAGGTCATCCCAGTACACGTCATCCGCCTCCAATGCCTCGACCCTGCCAAGACCGGCGACGGTCTTCCGGTAGCCATCGAGAATCTTCCCGCGATTTCTGACCGCTTCGATCAGCCGACTTGCCGCATGCGTCGGATCGGCGGGCAATAGCGCACGGAACACGCTTTCGCCGACCTCGAACACCAGATAGTCCGGATCCGAAGAGCGCGTGGCGGGGATACCTGAATCGTTCAACCGTTTCACGGCCTTGTCGGCCTCGTCCATGATGCCGCGGTCCTTGCGCCACTGGTCGTATCCGACGTCGAACAGGACCGTCATGGTCGTCTCATAGTCGGTGTCGAAGGTCGTTGTTTTCGGATGCCACCAGCCGTCGGAAACCGTCCAGTGGATCAGGTTCCCGTCGAATTCAAGGCGAATGCGCCAGTAGTCGAACGGTCCGCTTCGTGTTTCGAATGTGGATTTGCAGTCGAACAGTCTTCTCAGGTTCGACCATTCGTACGGTAACATCGGCGTGATTCTGAGCAGAATGATGTTGTCGGCCATCAACCAGTGACAGTCTGCGAAGAAACGAATCTCGGGCGTGACGACGCTCATTCCCTGCACCATCCTCTCTGTTTCGTTTCCACATACATGGCGTCGCGCACCTCGGTGTCGTTCCAACCCCATTCGCGGGCGAGATGCAGGTAGTGTTCGCCTATCACATCGATGTCCTCTCTACCTTTCCCCGCAATCCCAACGGTCGTAGCATGCGGGGCATTCGTATTGCGCGTATTCGGGATTCCACTTGGCGTGCTCACGGCATACCAGACGCCAGCAGGCCTCACATATCTTGCCGCAGTCCGTGCAGTTGACGCGCCCGCAACAGGGGCATTTCCTCGCATGCTCCTCACACAACGGTATGCCGCAACCGCCGCAGTGGTCAGCCACGTCATCCGGCTCGTACGGGCCGTGGATTGAATCTTCGCAGGTTTCGTTCGCGTTCATGATGGTTCCTTTTCATTCCTTGCCTAACAGGTCAAGTCCGGCGCATACCGTCTCCCATACGGTCTTGTCGTCGAATGCGATGAGCATGCCGGATATGCTGTATTCGCTCGCATGAGGCAACGCGTCGCCGCAATCCACGGCCGCACGCCAGGCGCCGTCGAACATGCCGTAGTCGTCCAGATCGCCCGCATACGACACGTCCGACGGCTTCGCATGGCCGAGCCGTCGGAATTCCTCGTCAGTAAGAAAGCGCCATTCGCGCGTATCGTGCACGCGCAGGTCGTCGCGGTTGGTTTGCAGTGTCGCGAGTATCGCCTTGCGGGCGGTCGTGTGGAAAGATGCTGTTTTCATGATGTTCGTCTCCTTTTCGTCCGTTCTACGTGCGACGCGAATTCCAATGCCTTCTCGCCCTTGTCGGTCAGCGCGTCGAACACTTGGTCGATGTAGTATCTGCGTTCCAGCACGCCCAGCTCCCGTAGTCGTTGCGATTCCTCCGCCGGTTTGACCACGCCATACGGTTTAAGCTCTTTCAGGATTGCGATGTCCCGCCCGTCCAACAGGGGCGGGTCGTCGGGTTCCAGCAACGCTTTCAGACGGTTGGCCTTGTTCTCCATGTCGGATACGACTGCGGCCAGCGAATCAGGCATGGGCGTATCCGTACCTTCGCACAGGCCGTCCCACCGTTTGCGCTTGCCTTTCGCCTTGTCGAGGTATCTGTCCGCCGTGAGGGTGATTATCCGCACGCGGAATTCGTCGAAGTCGCAGACTCCTTTATGATGGTCGTAATCCCGCCAGACGAAGGTGCCGTTCGGACGAATCGCGCAGTCAAGGAACACGTACACCTTGTTAGGGCCGCGAATGTCCGCTACGTAGTCGGAGTATTCCGATTCGACCAGAGCGAACTCCACGCCTTCCTTGCCCAGCCTGTCCAATAGGTCGCGGACGGATTGCAGCGTCTTCTCGATTTTCAGCATGGTTCACTCCTTGTCCAGTCGGTGCACGTTGGACAGCATGTGCGATGCGGCCTGACGGCGCGTCTCATACGGGGTGCCGAGTTCCTCGCCCAGCAGCCACCCCTCGAACACGGACACCGGGTCATGTCGGCCGGAGTATTTGTTGTTGCAGGCTTCGCACACATGCATGTAGTGTTCGGCCATGTCTTCCACATCCTTCGCCTCCTGTTCGTCGCCAAGCGTGTTCCGGCACCATTCGGCGGTCTTCTCGAACTTGTCTTTCAACCGCATGAGACGGTCGGTGCGCGGCATGGGCGAAGCCAGCAGGCGGGCCAGTTCGTCCAATGCCTGCTCCTCGCCCATGTCGGCTGTATCGAGGACGGTGTTATCCTCGACAAGCTCGTACCGCGTGCGGACGATGCGGATGGTGTCGCTGTCGGGAAGGTTGACGGTGACCTCGTATCCCGCTTGAGGGTCGAATGCGGTGATGCGTCCGAACTGGTGGTCGTTGTACACATGCCAGCCCGGCAGTATGCGGGTGACGGTGATGAGGATGTCGCGTGTTTTCATTTCGTCAGTTCCAGTTCTTCGGCGCGACGACAATCCAGCCGTTCCGCTTGAAAGCGTCGAGTACATCTTCCGTGACCTGTTCCATAGTGTCCGTCATGAGTCAGTCCTCCACATTTTCGGTCTTGATGACCTGTGCGTCACTGTCGCTGAGTTCGACCTGTTCGCCTAGACGGTATTCGTCGGCGTTGTTGAGGAGTTCGTTGATGGCATCCTGTTCGGTGGAGTCGTCGTCGAGTTCGACGGTGAAGGTGCCTGAGTAGGTTTCCTCATAGTTGATGGCGTAGCGCTTCATGGTTTCCTCTTTCGTTTTTATGTGGACATATTCAGTATAACAGACAAATAGGATAAGACAAAACCCGCCTCCCCAAAAAAAGGAAACGGGTCGGCGAATATCAAAAAAACTAGGGGTGTGTTTACCCTATTTAAGTTTTGCGTGATGATTGTCGTATGCGTACGCCGAGGTATGACATCACGCCTGACCGGTTCATGAGGGTCGCGCATCCGTTGCCGCGATAGCACGGCAACGTGGCGGTCGACAACCACACGTTCGTCAACGCCCTGCCGTGGATGTGCCGCACGGGAGCCCGTGGAGGGACCTGCCGGAGTGCTGCGGCAAGTGGGTCACCGTCTGCCAACTGTTCAACCGCTGGTCCAGGAACGGCGCGACAGGGCGCCTGTTCGCGGCATTGCAGGAGAAGCGGATCAACGGGGCGGAATCTCAGCCACACCAGACTTTCTGTTTTCTTTTTCCTGCTTTCGTGCCTTGTCCCATGCGGCTCGGTTCCATGGGAGTACCGGCTTCTTCGGCGGCTCCCCGTATTCCGGTAGGATGAACGTGTAGCCTGTCTCGCTGGTGGATGCTGTAAGCCGCGTTATGGGAGCGCTCCACCGTCCGGAAGCGTGTGCGTTGAGTTCCGCGCGCTGCCGTTCGAGCCGTTGGCCTGTTTCCTCCAGCTCGTTGATGTCAGGGTTTGAGGTGGGTGGGATGATTCGTTTGATGGTGACGTTGCCGGACTGGTATTCGACGGTCTGGTAGTCGTATAGGCCGAAATCTTTTTCGAATCCCGAACTGTGCGTGACCGTCAGGGTGCTGTTGTCGGGGCCTGTGAAACGGCGTGTGTCCTCATGGTAGCTGCCATATCCGTCGGCGTTGCCGTCATGTTTTGTTCCGGCTTCCGTCCATCCGTCCGGCAGCGTGATTGGTGGTGGGGTGATTTTGCCGTGCTTTTGCAGGCGCTGGAGTACTGGGATCTGCGAGGTCTGTTGCTCGTATGCGCTTAGTGTTGCCGCGTCGGGGAAGCCGAAGCTGTTGAGTTCGTCTGCGAATCGTCCGTCTGGGGTGCGTCTCCGGTGTTTCGCTTGTGCTGTTCGGCTGGATGTCGTCAATGTTTTGGTGTTCTTTCGACGAGTGTTGTTTGTCTTTGATTCTAATCGCGCCTTGAAAAAAGGAAGCAGGCCGGACGAAAGCAAATCAGCCAAGAAGAGGCACTGGATAGAATCCGCTCTCCGAATACATGAGCAGAGACCCGTCGCCAATGGGAGTACCGTTGCTCATCGTGGAAAACGTGTCGCAGAACCACGCATCATGCTCATGCAATACGGTCGGTACGGGCGTATGCCCGACCACCTGAGTCAGGTGCATGTCCCCGTCTTCGGCGAACTCGCCGCGATCGCACCATAGGGGAGAAGGCGTTCCTGCGCCGCCGCGCGCCGAGCCGATGTCCGTCATGGGCACGACCAGTGAGGCCGGATGGAGGAGCATTCGGTTCAAGCGATCCGCGACTTCCTCGACCGGCATGTCCATGTAATCGGCGCCCAGCCGCCGTCGCCCCCATGCACGGGTGAGCCCGGCGTGCGTGGCCAGAATGTTCCCATCCGACCAAGCCAGTTGGAATGGGATATTTTGCATCAGCTCATGCACCTTGCGATGGGCGCCGGGTTTGAAGCCGGGCGCCAGTGCGCGCACTCGCGCATAGGAGGAGGAGCCTTGCTTCAGGAAGTACGGCACATCATGATTGCCGAGCAGTGGAATCACCTCACGTTCAAGGGATTCACGCCGATACCATGCGGCAAACGTATCGAAGAACCGGACCAGCCCGTTGTTCGACACGTTCCAGTCATCGCAGATGTCGCCCAATAGCACGATGCGTTCCGCATGCTCTCGTCTGGCGACTCGGGTGATTAGCGGCAACAGGTCTGCTTTCGCATGCAGGTCGCCGACGAACAATGTGCGCATCAAATTGTCGCCCCTAGGGTGGGCAGGATGCCCATGTCCGGTGTGGTCAATGCGATTCGACCCTTGTTGACTATGAGAATGGCGGTGTGGATGCGATTCTCCCTGCCGTCCGTATACCAGGCGACATACTGTCCGCCTTCGGTGATGACCCGGACTGGCTGGTTCATGTCATCTGCGTTCAGGAGACGGACGACCGCCACACCGTAACCATGTTCGATGGTTCGACGAACGGTTTCCATGGGAGTCCAGCCGTAGGTCGCAAGCCGCCAGCCGACGAATGCGATCAGGGCGAGCAGGCAGATGACCGCCAATGCGGTTTGCCTTGCCAGCAGGGATACGATGACCAGGATGAGTAGTCCGACGGCTTGCAGTAGCTGGGGGAGTGCCGCATGGGCCAGCTCCTGCCATGTGGGTTTCGGAATGATGCAGAACGGCCTTCCGGTTTGAGTCTGCCAGGTCTCTTCGGCCTGCTGTGATGGGGTTTCTGCAGCGGTTTTCGTGTCCTCATCCGTTTTTCTCGGTGCCGGTGATGTGCGGTGGCGTTTCCCTGCTGGTTTCACCGAGGGTGGTTGCTGGTTGAAGTCTTCGGTCTTCGCGTTCGGGCCGGCATGCGGGTTTGATTCCGCGAGCCTACGTTCCATTTCGTTGATGGCCTCTGCCATGTGCTATCTCTCCTTTATCGCTTGTCGCCCGGTGTCGTGTAGTCGTGTTCGCGTACCTGTCGTTCACGGTTGAAACAGTTATGCAGCAGGTTGACGGTGCTGAAGTTCGCGGACTCGTCGTCGCGGACGGCTTGTAGGATGCGCTGCCGGTTGTCCCAGATCAGCTTGTCAGCCTGTTTCTCGGTGAGGCCTTCCAAGTCGCCGTCTTGGTTGAAGTGCACGTACTTGTGCTTGTCGGGATCCCATCCACCGTACTTGCGGGCCTCTTTGATCTGTTCCTCGCTCATGTCTTCCAGATGCAGGTCGTGGGGGTTGATGGATGGGGCTATGCGCAGGTCGCCGATCGTGGATTCGCCCTTGTTCTGCTCGTCGTGGTTGATGGTCTGCCATGCGGCGGCCTTCAACGCGGTCATGTTCTCCTCGTCGGGTTTGAAGAAGATCTGGTCTCGGATGGCGGAATCCATCATGTCGTGGCGTTTCTCCTCCAGTTCAGTGTCGAGGTCGAAGTCGTCATCCCCGGATTTTTCGGCGAGATCGTCCACGAGGTCGTTGTCGGTGAAGCCCCAGTCGTCGCCGTGGATTTCGGTCAGTTGGCCGCTGTCTATGCGTTGGCTGAGGTCTTCGGTGGTGATGAAGTCCATCCTGTGGTTCACGTACCCGTCATGGTCGATGGACAGGGTGGTTTCCCCGTCTTCGTCGCCGTCGCTTTCCATTACGGAGTAGGCGTGCCAGCCGGCCGGCACCTTGTTGCGGTCGATTCGCCCATCGTCCAAGGCGTAGCCGTTGAGGGTGGATCCGTCGGGCATGTCGAATTCGATATGGCGTGCCTCGTAGGGGTCGTCGAATGCGCCGGTGGCTGTGAGCAGCTGGTTGAAGTCAGGCTCCGTGTCGTCGGTGAGGAGGCTGGCCACCTGTTGGATTTTTGTGTCGGAGGGGAGGCTGTCCTGCTTGTCTTCGTCCGCGAATCGTCCGTCCGAGCTGCGGCGTCGTTGGCGGGCTTGGGCTGACTTGTTTTGGTTGGTCATTGGAACTCTCCTTCTATGTGGACATATTCAGTATAACAGGCATATTGTCGTTCGGAGACAATTCTAGGGGTTCGGCCTCCCGTTTTGGCGAGAAGCCGTGATGTCGCGGAATCGGCAATACCTGTTATACTGAATATACCCACATAAGAAATGAAAGAGGAAACCCATGTACGTCATCGAAACCCGAATCAAAACCCGCAGTAACAAGACCATCTGGATGCCCTACAAGCAATACCGCACCACAAACGGCATCGAAAACTTCCAGAAGCGGCACCAGTACCTGTTCGACGCAGGGGAGCTGCGCGTCACCGGCAACGCCGAACCTCGCCAATCCCACACCAAATCAGGCAAGGGGCTGCTGCGCGTGGGCGATATCCTGCACGAATCCTACGGCTACGACATGACCATCAACAAGTTCTATGAGGTCATCGCGCTCAGCCCCTCCGGCAAGACCTGCACCATCCAACCCATCCACAAGATCACCATCAAAGGCGACGCCTATTCCCCGTATGGCTCCGAAGTAGTGCCCCAGACCGAGGGCGAGGACCGCTTCTGTGGTGAACCTATCAAGGGCAAGCGCATCCAGATCGGAGCCTATGCCAAGTCGCGCGTGTATGTGCGGATTTCCTCGTATAGCAGCGCGTACAAGATGGAAGAGAAGGATTTCGAGCAGCCTTACTATGAGAATCACATGGATTGACATGTTATACTGAATTAGTCCACATAAAATTTTCGTAGAAGGCACCAATCATGCTCGGAAAACATCAAACAACAGGGCAGCGAGCCTGATGGCAATCGACCCAGGAACCACGCTCATCCTCATCACGTGCCTCATCTGCACGATAGTGCTCGCCTTCGCCGGAAAAGAAAAAGACGACGAGGCGGAAACAAAACACGACAACAGACAACGAAAACGCAAACGATGAAAAATTCACAAGAAAAAAAGAGTCCTGCAATGGTTGATCTTGCACCCATCTCAGCCGAATGGCATCAAATAGGAACGATATGCCTTCTCATAGGCGTAGCCGCCGGGATCGCCTTCATTCCGGTACAAATGTGGATCATCGAGAAAACAAGCTGGTTCACCCGAATAAAATTCAGCGAACCAGCCCTCAAAATCGTGGCACGGTCAATGGCCTGTCTGCTCGTTGGTGCGGGAATTCTCACACTCTGCTACGCACTGGCACCCAAGCCCGCCGATTACATGCAGACCATAGGGGATAGCTATGGAATCAGCCAGTTGAAAATCGACGTAACCGGCTTGCGCAACATCACGGAAGACGGCCGGTATGACGCTTCATGGGTCAAAGACGGCAAACCGGGAGACGGCTACGCTTCCGTGAAAAACCAGAAAGTAACCCTGCTTGATTCGACCGGCCAGCAGATGGAAAGCAAACGATGAAAACAGGCAATACCCACCCGTCCGGTTTCGCCACGCCGGCCGAGAACGAGACGGCCGTCAACGCCGCGGAGGGCGCGGGCGGCGAACAGGCCCGCATCCATTCGGCCGAGGCCCTGCACCGGCTGGGGCGGTTCTGATGGGCGGCTACTGGTGGGGCGTGCTCACCCCGTTCGCGATCGTATTGGGAATCCTATTGCTCTGGCTGGCCGGCAGCCTGTTCGGCGCGATCGTCAGCTGGGCGTGGAAGAAGGCGCATTACGGCCTGTTGAAGAAGGGTTGGATCGCCGAGGACTACGACGAGGATTCAAGGGAATGGACCACCCGCCCCGGCGCGGAACGCCTGGCGGCCGCGCTGACCCGGTACGGCGAATACCGGATGCTCCCGTGCTTCGGCTGGATGATCCTCATCGTCCGCGACCACAAGAATGAGAAACATGATGAGAAAAGGAATTGATCCGCCCCATATCGTCGCGTTGACGATAGTCGTCTGCGCTGCCATCGCCCCCGCGTTCATGCTGTGGGGTCGGACGATCGGGGAATGGGCTGTCGGAATCGCCGTTTATACGCTGATTACGGCAGTAGTGCTATCGCTGCTCGTCCTCGATTTTGTTATCGTCAGATATGATGTCATGGCATTGCTGATACAAGCTCTGTCCGGTTCGGAAATCGTCGGTTCGGTATCGCGCCTGCTGTTTGTACTGGGCCAGATATGGGTCATCATCCTGTCCATACGGATTCCCCCATCGTTCTGGGAAAAGCGTTTGGCGGTATTGCCTTTCCAAGCGGATCCGGATAATTCCGCACTCGCGCTCTGCATTGGTTTAGCCTCAGGCGCTTTTCTTCTTGTCATAGTTGCGCTTTGGATGCCTGAAGACCTTCCGGGGGTCCCGGAATTCTGGAATGCGCAGGTTTGTATGGATTCGATTTTCGGGGTCGGTCTTCCATGGTCCAAGCCGGTCATATTCACCGTGTCTTCGAAAGGCTACACGATCATACGTCGGAATGGGATGCTGAAGCTGAACGAGCAGGCCGACGAGTTCTTGGGCTATTGCCCAACATGGGTTTCGATTCGCAACGACCATCATCGGGGACTGCTCCTGATCGAACGGTACCACCCGGGCATGCAGGACATTGTCAACAGGTTGGATCGAGAGGCCGGTATCCGGCATCCGGCGGATAAGGAGACAGAAAATTGAACGAGGAGGAATACGAAGAGCTGGCACGCTGGCTGCCATGCCACCCCGGCCGATGGGTCGCATGGCCGGAACCGTTCGGAACCCGGGCCGAGGCCGACGCGTTGTTCGAATCGTTGCGCGACGGCGGGCTTGAATCATTCAAGGTCGATTCGGCCGCGCTCCGCTGGCGGATAGACGAGTTCAAATCGATTGTGGACGGGCGCGGGCTTATCTGGATGGAGGTGAGCTGCGCATGGTGAAAAGCCTCACAATCGGATTGGTCGATGATGGCGTTGCGACATGGAACCCGGTTTCCGATGGGAACCTACTGGTGACGGGTGGCGCGGGATGCGGCAAGACCTGGTGGCTGACACACACCCTGATACCTGGTCTCAACGAAATGGGGCAACGGGTCTATATGTTTGACGGGTATGTGGATCGAGGTTATACCAAGCCCGTGCAAGGTGTGATTCCGGTGAACGATCCCACGTCCATCTTGGAAGAGCCGGATTCCTTTCTGATTATCGACCATGTGAATCCGGGTCTTGAAGACGATTCAGCTTTGATGGAGACGGTAAGGGAGAGTGACGCCCGTATCCCGATTATCCTGTCCGTCCAACTGGTTCCAGACCGGGAGCAATGGTCCGCATGGGCAGAACTGGACATATTTTCATCCAAATACACCGGCATGCCGTGGGCTCGGATGGGAATCTGGGAATCCACGAGTCGCGAGAGACCACAGGTGGTGGCTATATGAGATTTTCTGCGGGTTTTGGAACAAGAGGCATATCGAGGGGAAACCTGATGGGCAAACTGGTTAACGGAATCATCGCGGCCATCGCCACACTGTTCATCATGGCCGGCATTTCCATGCCGGCATTGGCCGCAACCGATGATACGTATGTTCCGAAGAACGATTCTGCTGGCAATATCTTCGTGCAGGATCAGGCGAACGTACTCAGCGCTGAAACTGAAAAACATGTTTACGACCTGAATAAGTCGTGGGAGTCACGTGAGGACAAGCCGCAGCTGCTCGTCGTCACCGTCTCCACTTTGGATGGTGTGCCCATCGAACGGAAGGCGAAGGAACTGTTCGACCGGTACAAACCCGGCATGAAAGGCAAGAACACAGGCCTCGTATACCTGCTGTCCATCAAGGACCATAAGGACCGGCTAACCGTCGGCACGGGGATTGGACAGACATTCAACCAATCCACGTGCGAGAGCATCATCAACTCCGGGCATGCGAACTATAAGAAATCATACTGGAACGCCGGCATCAGCAAAGTCCTGGACAATATCGCTTCAACAGTGCAAGACATGCCCGAGATTTCATCCGCATCAACGTCGGCTACAACCCCCGCACCAATGCCGGCATGGACCGGGGTTCTCGGCGTGGTGATTGTTGTGGTCGGCTCGGTGCTCTTGCTGATATGGGGATTGCAGTCAGATGACAAGAGTGAACAAACGGATTATTCCGAACTAGACAACGCGCAGCGGGACCATTCCGAGCCGGACACCGGCCGAGCACCGCTTGGCTCATCCTATATTGCAGAAGCCGCACCCTCTCGTGGATTCGATGCTCGGGACGCGATAATCCTCACCCAAGCCGTCTCGCTTGCATCGAGACCGGACAGACAGGAGCACGATCGTTCCTCCGAAAATGATTCCATCAACGATGACTCCTGGCCTTATACGGGCCCATCACCATCCTTCGACAGCTCTTCATCATTCGGCGGAGGCACATCCACTGGCAGCGGAGCAACCGGCAGCTGGTGACAAGAAAATCCGGCATTAGCAATCTCGTAGAGAAGAAAACCCAAGACATGGAAACTAGGATAATCGAAGTCAAGGTACGGCTCATCGGCCAGCGAAACCAGCACGAACTGCATTGGAGGTTCAGCTGATGGAGCTTGTCGAATACGCTCAGGCGGTGGACCATTCGCGGATGCCATTGCTGTTGAGGATCCTGAATGCTCTCGGTTGGTATGCCTTCCTCGCGGACATTCCGCTCATGGCGTATGCCTATTGCCTGGTGATGGCACGGAACGGCTTTCCTAATCTCACGATGGACGAGGGCAGGCTCGTCGGCGCATCGGTGCTGCTGCCGTTCGTCGCCTTCGCGCTCATGTCCCCGGCCGAGAACTGGAGCCCCCGAGGCCCGAAGCCGAAGACCATGGACGAGTATGTGGGCGACGTGTGGAATCTCGATGGTCTCGCGATCGCCGAACCCGGATATATGGACCCGTTGTCCGGTTTCCCCCGAATCAAAGGATCCTACCGGGTTTCATGGAAGCGGAACGGGCGGCGCGTCGAAGGCACGCTGGGCATCGACGGGGCAAACGTCGAACTGCGCGATAACCAAGGGATGATTGTTTCCCCGGTGAATCCAGGGACACCGGTATGGAAGCCGGGCGCGAAACATTCGAAAGGGTAGCCGATGGAATTCACCGACAGCGACGAACTACGCCGCGATATTCTCGCCAACCAATATCTGCCCGAACATCTGCGCGAACGGGCGAAGAACGATACAAGCGAATACTGCCGGGCCGAGGATGCCGACAATCTGCTGGAAGTCGACCGGCTCACGGGCAACGGGCTCATCCGCTTCTATATGGAGGCCGGCAACGGTTCCATGCAGGTGGACGTGCCCGAGGAGACCGCCCGAAGCATCGCCCGGTGGATCCTCGACCATACGGACGAGTGAAGGAGGCAGAAACAAAGAACAGTGCTGGACACTTGCACAGCGACTCCTCTCTGAAGTCGACCTAGATTGTTCCGACGAATGGCATGAGTATTGGGGAGAGAATGCGCCGCTTTTGGAGGACTCTGCTGATCTTGCTGAAGCCGAGCAAGCTGAAACTGATCGGATTCGCAGTGAGCAGATGCGTGCTGCAGCCAAGCGGATTGCCGCCGGCATGCCGGAACCGGGTGGGGAGATTCATGTCGATTCGTACCGGAAAGCGGATGGCACCGTTGTGCGGGGATACAATCGGAGACGTTCGCGCTAAAAGCGGCGTGCAATCCGCTTGCCGATGATTAATACTCCATGGTTTGCCCGTAGTCGTCGTATTGTTCTTCGGTTTCGGCTTTGCGTCGGCCTTTTTCCTGTACTTCGTCGACCTGGTCAGTGCCGCTGATTTCGGTTCTTTGGCTGATCCATCCGATGATGGTGAAGGTGATGCAGAAGATGACAAGCAGGATGCCGATGATGGCGATGATGCCGAGGATTCGACCGTAGCTGTGTGCTTGGCCGGTCAACCATTGGATGACATTCGCCGCTGTCATGTCGTTCGCGTATTCGGGACTGTCCAATAATAGTTCTGCACGTTGGTTGTTGATGCCGAGAAAATAGGATGCGTAGCCGACTAGGGGAGCGGCCACTGCGGTCAGTATTCCTGCAGCCCACATGAGGAACTGGTATCGGTTATACCATTTACTGATTTTCCAAAAAATACCCATGACCCCCATTGAACCAGTCAAAGGCAAAGAGAAGCCCCTAAAGTCCTAAGAGATTCAATCTTCCGTTTGAGCTTTAGCAATGTCCTTTTTCGTCTGATGATGGACTGCATGTTCCTTTAGATAGTCGCGCAGATAGGGGTGGCGCGATCCACGTATGGAACACGCCACCCCATCCGAAAAGGAAACAGGAAGGAAAAGAATCAGCAGGGCACAGGATCGCTTCCAAGTACACCGCAGAAGGAGACATCTCCGCCCGTGTCCCAAGGAGAAGAGACACCGGATCCACTGTTTCCGCCCTGGGAGGGCTGCTGCGGTGTCGGCTGGGGTGTTGGCGTATAGCCGCCGCCGGTCGAACCACCTGTGGGCTGCTGAGGAGTGTACGTGTATCCGCCGCCCTGGGATTGCGTGTAGCCGCCACCGGTGTATCCGGTGTATCCTCCGGTTGTTCCACCCATGTAGGAGCCGCTGTTATCCGCCTGTGCCTGGACCGTGTTCTCCGCCGCCTGCCCCTCCTTTTCGGCCTCGGCCTTCGCGTCCGCGTCCGACTTGGCTTTGATGGAGTCGTTGACCGCCTTCACCGCATCCGAGATCGCCTTCCCGTCCCTCGATTTGATGGCGTGCTCCAATACGGTGCGGGTCTTGTCGTCCTCCACCCTGCCCTTCGAATCATTCAGGATCTTGGTCGCGTCGGCAACGATCTTGTCGAGTTTCGAACCGTTCACGGCATCCGCCCTGTCCGCGACCTCGCTCACGGTCCTGGAATATGCGGTCGCAAGACCGTCGATCTCCTTCGTCATCGCCCTGATATCAGTCAGATTGCCGGAGGGGCATTCCGGAATGGTCGTCTTCGTCTTCTCGGCGGTCTTCACGGTCGAGGTCAATACGGCGACCGTTTTCGCGTCCTTGACCTCCGAATCCTTGACCGTGATTGCGGTCTTCACCGCATCCGACTCCAGATACTCCGTCAGCTTCTTCTGCGCCTTCACCGCCTTGTCGTATGAGGTGGCGCATTCCTCTGAAGCCGCCGTCAACTGATTATGGTTCCAATACAGGTATCCACCGGTGCCGACAGCCGCCAAAACAACGACGGCAGTACCCCCAGCAATCAACGGAACCAGCCACTTCGGATGCTTACGATCCGGAGGTAGGTGGACTTCGAATTCCGTCACCGGCTCAACCGGTGGCGTGACGTTCATGTTCATAGGTTCTTCTTTCTCATTCATTTGTCTTTCCTTATACTATGTCGTTGACTGTCAGGCTGAACCGTGTCTCCAATACACGGTCGCCGATCAGGCCTTGTTTCGTGGACAATTTCAGAATGCATCCAATGATATGCGCTTGCAAGCGCAACGGTAAGGTGGCCGCTCACAAAAAATATCGGTCAATTTCAATAAAAAACCGGGTAATTACAAGATTTGACGTTATGGTAAAAACCGGAAGAGTCCAGTGAATATCTCTGGCGACAAAATATCCTTCTTATCAGAGGAGACGATATGGGGAGAAACAACAATCCCACTCGCGGTTCCACAATCCGACATGTGGTCCGCACGATCGCCGCGGGCGTCGCGGCCGCCGCCACCCTGGCGGCGGGCATGCTCGTGGCGGGCACGGCGGACGCGGCCGACATGCGTGATCCGTTTGAGCGCTCCATTCAGAACGGCAACCCGGGCCTGTGGGCGAACCTGGGTACGATCACGTTCAGCAACGGACACAAGTACGAGGACACGGAGCAGTCGCTCGGCGTGGTCGACAAGGTCAACGGGAGGAACGTGTACTGCATCCAGGCCGACACGCTCTACACGGGCACAGCGGGCACGTGGGGCGAGTGGACCGACGCGAAGACGAAACCGGACGCGCAACGGCTCGCATGGCTGACCGACAAGTACAACGGGAACACGGACGACCTCACGCAGGCCGCGATCGCGGGCCTCATCCACCAGAAGCTCGACCCGATGGGCAACGAATACCTGTCGGGCATCCACCAGCTCGGCTGGAAGGACGGCACCAGCTGGGACACGTACACGGCCAAAATGAACAGCCTGTGGACTGAGGCGGTCAACGGCACGCCCACGAACCTCGACATGAAATACCAGTACACGATCGGCCAACGCAAAGGCCTAGTCACCCCGAGCATTATGAACGGGAACGGCCAGTACGTGTCCGGACTCCAGTACACCGTGACCCTGAACGGCCCGGCCGTGTTCGACCAGAACAACTCGACCGCCATCACGGGAACCACTACCAACAAGAAGCAGGACATCGCCTGGACAGCGACCGGCAACGGCAAAGTTACTTATAAACTTACCTACAAGAATCCGCAGGCCATCAGGCTGAATTCCCCGAACCAGGATCTGATGGCCCCGACCGACCCCCAGATCGTGTCCAAGAACATCCAGTTCGAGGTGCGGAACAACTTCAAGCCGACCATCGAATCCAACCAGACCGATCATCGCATCGAATACGGGCATGCGCCCGAGGATGATCTGACCTGGCATGTGGACCCGACGGGCGGCGACTGGATTGAAGGCGCGACCATCAAGAGCACCGGCACCCTCTACTACTTCGCGAAGAAGCCGGTCGAAGGCCAGACGACCGTCAAGGATGGGGTGAAGGCCGCGACCGCGACCGTCACCGGCGACAAGGATGGCGCCACCAATCATGTGGACGCCGCCTCCATCACCATGGACCCCGACTTCATGAAGACGCACCCGGGAGCCGCCCCGTCGAGCCTGCCGGACACCGGCTGGTACACGTGGGTGTGGCAGATCACGCCCGACATGCAGGACGCCAACATGAAGCAGTACCTGTCCACGGACTACGACTGGTCTGACAACGTGCTCGAAGCGGAAACCACTCAGCACGTGCGCAACATGCAGCCGACCATCAAGTCGAGTGTGAGCGACGCTTACAAGAACGATCAGAGCACGGTGACCGGCGCCGATGGCACCGAACGTCCGAGCGTGCAAATCGGTTCCGCTCAGGCATCCGACAAGACCGATGTCGTCTACCTTGAAAAGGGCAGCGTCATCCGCGATAAGGTCACGCTCAACGTGACCGACGTGAACGGTGACGGCAAGGTCGACACCCAGGACTGGCTGCATACCAAGGACGGCCAGGGCGAAGGCAAGGAAACGGAAGACAACCAGATCACGCTTACCGTGAATGGCGCCATCTACGGTGGTATGACCCGCGAACAGGCCGAACAGGCTCAGAAGGATACCGCCGCAGGCAAGACCGTCGAACTGCCCAAACAGGCCGTGAAGCTCGCCACCGCCACGTTCACCACGAACAAGGCCGGCGACTACCTGATTTCCAGCAGTGACGAGGACAAGCCTGTCGCCCAATGGAAGGCCGAGGATGGTGTGGATCTGACGAACCTGCCATCCGGATACGCCACGTTCGTGTTCGACATCGCGAACAAGGATCAGGACACGGAAAGCCAGACCGGTATCAAACCGTCCAAGGACTATCCGTTCGCCAAGGATGTTCATGAGGCTCCGTTCACTGCGGATGAGACCGTCATGATCCGCCTCACCCCGAAGCTCGACTCCACAGTGTCCAGCAAGGAAGTCAAGGCGGGGGAGACCACCATCGACAAGCTCGTCGTCGCCAAGACCAACGAAAAGGACGTGTGGCCCACCTACCCGGAGACTAACGTCACCGAAGGCGAGACCGCGAAGAGCACCCCGCTCAGCCTCGACTTCCACGGCGTCCTCTACAAGGTGAGTGACGACCCGTCCTCCGCGATCGAGGAAACCGACACCGTGCCCGAAAACGCGGTGAAGGTTCACGAGGCTGACATCAAGGACGTCACCAAGTTCGGCACCTACACGACCGACTCGTTCACGTTGACTGACACCGGCACCTACGCTTGGCATTGGGTCATGACCCCGAGTCTGACCGGCGACCAGAACCATAATCCGCTCGCCGCCTTGGCTTGGCGTCAGCTCACCCACGGCAGGGTGCAGCACGCTTTCGGACTCGCATCCGAAATCGTGCGCGTCCAAGGCAAGAAGCCCGACGTGCCGAAGTGCGAGGTGTCCACCAAGTCGCAGGGTGAGGTCGCGTTCGAGAACGGTAAGGCCGACCTGCACGACGAGCTCCTGCTCAAGAACTGCGAGCAGGCAGCCAAGGCCGAATTCGAACTGTGGAAGCAGGCCAACGGAGACCAGTCGGGAGACGTGCTCATCACCGTCACCGGTAAGGTCGACGCCGTGGACGGCGCCCACTCGCCGACCGTGACCGTGCATGAAACCGGCACCTACTACTGGCGTGAGAAGGTGTACGACAAGTCCGGCAAGCTTATCTCCTACGGTGACGCGCGCAAGTCGAACGAGACTGTGCTCGTCAAGGAGAAGGGTCTCGCCTCCACTGGTGTCGGCACCCCGATGCTCCTGTGGGCCGGGGTCCTCGCCGGAGCTGGTATCGCTCTCGCTCTGGCTGGTTCGAGGAAGCGTATCCGCCTGTAAGACGGTCACGCTGATCGGATAGAAACCTTGATGGGCTCATTCCGCCGTAGTGGAGTGAGCCCATCCTGCTAAAAGGGGTATGTCGGATTGGTGTCAGGTTTTTCTCCTCTGTCCTGATGCTTATCCGACATGCCTTTTCTTCGTATATGCTTGTTATACTGAATATGTTCACATAGAAAAAATAAGGAGACCAGGAACCCATGGCAGGAGAGCCGACACTCACACTCGTAGGCAATATCACCGCAAACCCCGAGCAGAGGGGAGATACGGTCACTTTCACCATCGCGCACAATACGCGTCGACGTGACCGTAACGGGCAGACCGTGGATGGGGATGCCGTATTCATGCGATGCGCAGCATTCGGAGACCTCGCCCAGAACATCATGCGCTCCTGCTATAAGGGCATGCGCGTGGTAGCCACCGGTTACATGAAAACCAACAATTGGACGGACAAGACCACCGGCCAACAGCGTAGCAATCTTGAAATGATCGTCACCGATTTGGGTGTCAGCCTCCGGTTCGGCGTCACGCAATTTCAGAAGACCAGCGGCCAACAGTCCAACGGCAACGGCTACCGGCAGAACAATTACGGCGGCGGATACCAGCAGCCGAACAACGGCTATCAGCAAGGCGCATACAACAACTACCAGCAGCAGGGTTACAGCCAACAGGCTCCCGCACAGACACCGGCGCAACCTGCAGCACCCTCACAGCCCGCAATGGATCCGTGGGCTACGACCACGCCAGCCAGCACGGATCCGAACGGCGACGGCACCGACCCGGAATTCTAAACGGTTCCGACATTGATCAACCTGGAAGATCTGGGCGACAACCTCCGCCTATACAAGGGGGATTGTCGCCGACTCATCGCCTCCTTACCGGACAACAGCGTGGATTCCGTCGTCACCGACCCGCCGTATGAGATCGGTTTCATGAACCGCAGCTTCGATTCCACAGGCATCGCGTTCGACGTGGACCTGTGGAAGGATATCCTGCGCGTCCTGAAGCCGGGCGGGCATGTGGCGGCGTTCGCGGCCAGCCGCACCTATCATCGGCTGGCATGCGCCATCGAGGATGCGGGCTTCGAAATCCGCGACCAGATCGACTGGGTGTACGCGTCCGGCATGCCACACGGTTCGGATGCGACGCTCATGATCGACCGGGAACGCCGCGAGGATGTGGAGCCGACGCGATCCGAGACGGCGAAACCGTTCAAAGGCTGGTACAGCCAGCTGAAGCCCGCGCACGAACCCATCTGTCTGGCCCGCAAGCCGTTGGACGGGAATCTCGCCCACAATCTGCTCGGACACGGGACAGGCGCACTGCATATCGACGCATGCCGCGTCCCATTCCGCAACACGGCGGACGAGGCGGAGTCGAAGGGCAAGAACCAGCATGGACGGTTCGGCTCCGGGCCGAGAGACAACCATGTATATGGTGCGGACAAAGCGAATCGCACCGACTACACGGCTGCCGCCCGTTTCACGCCGAACATGCTGTTCGACCAGTCCACGGCCAAGGAACTCGACCGACAGTCCGGCGTCACCGTCAGTCGCAAGGGGAAGCCACGCACAAGCACGAAACCCGGTGACGGCTGGGGCATGACCCATACGGGCGCCGAATATGACGATATGGGCGGCGCGAGTCGATTCTACCCGGTTTTCAGGTATTGTCCGAAAGCCTCATCGGCTGAGCGGCCGAAAGTCGACGGTATCCTCCATCCGACAGTCAAACCGGTCGAACTCATGCGCTGGCTTGTCCGTCTCGTCACCCCGGCGGATGGTCTCGTGCTGGAGCCGTTCGCCGGAAGCGGCACCACATTGGAAGCATGTCTGCTCGAACACATGCAATGCACGGCAAGCGAACTCGATTCCGACTATATCAAGCTGATCCACGCACGACTCAGCAAACCAATACAAAACGAACTTTTCTAGAAAGAAGTCAACTACCTCATCCGTAAGGGCGAGGTAGTTGACGCATATAGGGAAAACGCAGTGCAAAAAACAAGCATTGCCCTAAATCGTCTTTTAGCCGATAATGTAGATTATGTCAGATAAGAATCACTCTCAATAAGAAGTCCCCTCTCCCAACTAAGAAAGAATTCCATGAACGCAAACCAATGGAAACGAGCCCTATTCAGCCACTCCGAGGGAGAGAACACAAGGACAAGCGCCGGCACAGAATATTCTCAGCAGTACAATGCGCGGCAGCGGAAAACGAATTGGCGGAATCGAGGCCATCAAAGTGGGCATGGACGAAACTGGCGTTAGCGGATTCTTCTGCTCGTCATCGTTCTGATTGGACAGTGTCGCCGACCGTATTATCAATGAGGACCGTCAGTCCGCTTTCGTTGAATTTGTCGTAGTTTTCAATGTCGTAATTCATCTGCAATTCCAGCCAGTATTCCGGTGATGTGCCCAACACGTAGGCGAGATGGTATGCGAGGCTTGTGGTGATGCGTCTTTTCCCGTGTATCAGGCCACTGATGGTGGTTTGTGGCAGGTTCATGGCTTTCGCCAGACGGTACATGGTGATGTTGTTTGGTTGCAGGTATTGGTGTAGCAGCACGTCGCCTGGGAGTGGCGCATGGCCCACATCGTTCATAGCCAGACCCTTTCACGCAATTCACTGACTTTTTTCTGATAGTAACAAAAGAAGCTACCGTTTTGCTTCGGTATGTGGGAATACGGTTTTGCCCGCCTCTCCCCTGTTTCGGGTCGAAGGCGGGCAAAACACGTTTGGTGCGGTGAGAATCAGTCCTCGACTGCATGCCATCCATCGGCATGCTTGGCGGAACGTACACGCACGAGCACGCAGCCAGCACCGGCGATGGTCATGATCGCCGCCAGCGTGGCGATTGCGGTGGTGTCCGATCCGGTGGAGGCCAGACCATTGTTCGTCACACCTGCAGCCTGCTTCTTGGCCTGTTCGGCCTTCTGCTTCTTGGCTTCGGCATCCTTCTTGGCTTGGTCGGCCTTCTGCTGGGCTTCCTGCTGCTTCTTGGCTTCCTCCTCGGCCTGCTTCTTGGCTTCGGCTTCGGCCTGCTTGGCGGCGGCGAGCTCCTTGTCGGACGCCTGCTTGTCGGCGAGCTTGGCATCATAGTCGGCCTTGGCCTTCTCGTATGCCTTGTCGGCCTCATCCTTGGCCTTGTTCGCCTCGTCCAGCTTGGACTGCGCTTCCGCCAGCTTCGCGTTCGCCTTCTTGAGGTTCTCCTCGGCGTTCTGCAGACGCTTGATGGTGTTCCGGGCGTCGTTGAGCCTGCCGGTGGCCGCGTTGAGGTCGTCCTTCGCCTTCGCGTATGCGGCCTTGGCGTCGGCGATGGCCTCGTCGGCGGCCTTGACCTGCTTGTCGGCGGCTTCAACCTTCGCGTCGGAAACGGTCTTGGCGTCGAGCGCGGCCTGCTTGGCCTTCTCGGCCTCGGCCTTGGCCGCCTTGGCGTCGGCCAGGTCGGCCAAGGCCTTCGTCTTGTCCGTGTTCGCCTGCTTGATCGCGGCTTCCGCATCCGTCTTGTTCTTGGCGGCGGTTTGGGCCAGCTTGTCGGCGGTATCGATCTTCGCCTGTGCGGCGGCGACTGCCGTGTTCGCCTTGTCCACTGCCGTCTGGGCTGCGGTCTGGGCGTCGGTGGCGGCGTCGGCTTCGGACCGGGCTTCCTTGGTGGACTGCTGGGCGGCGGAGTACGCTTCGTTCTTCGCCGTCTGATCCTTCCTGGCTTCCTCCAACGCCTTGGCCTTGTCCGCGTTCGCCTTCACGGCCTCGTCATACGCTTTCTGCGCCTCGTCGGCGGCAGCCTGCAAATCCCTGGCCTTCTGCGCGGCCTGCTGGGCTTCCTCGGCGGCCTTCCGTGCGGCCTGCTGGGCGGCGGCCAGCGCCTCGGCCGCATCGGAAGCGTCCTGTGCGGCCTGCTTGCTCTTGGACAATGCGGTCTGGTATGCGGCGTCGGCTCCGGTCAGGGAATCACGGTAGGCAGTCAAATCAGTCAGGTATGCGTCAACGTCCATGATGCGGCCCGCGTCGGAGCCGATTCCGTTAGCGTTTTCGGTGAACAGCTGACTATGGGTGTTCCCGCCGATACCCGTGATGTTGCCGTTCTGGCTGACGCCGAAACCGGTGAGGGTCAAATCGGGGTTGACCAGCGTGGTGTAATGGCCATAAGCGCAGGGTTTGACGGGCTTGCCGTCCGAGGCCTTGCAATCCAGGACACCGTCGGACATGTCCTTCTCATACATGGACTTCTCCGTGTCGTACCAGCCCTTAAAGGGATCAGTGTAACCCCAGGCGAGGTTTTCGCTGGCGGGGAATTGAAGTGGATGGTTCACGTTGTTGTTGGCATAATCCGCATCCGCCATGGCCTGTGCCATCAGGGTGTCACTGACCTTGAGGGGCTGCAGGCCTTCCTTCGCGCGAAGCTGATTGGCTTCCTGGATGAACTTCAGGGCCTCGATCATGTTGTCCAACGTGGTCGCATCACCCTTGGCACCATTATGAATGGCGTCAAGATACTCGGTGACGGTCGGATCGGTGAGAACCTTGACTGCCTGAGAGGCACCCTTGTCGCCGAAGTAGGCCACTGCGCCCTGAGACAGCTTGTCCTGAGCCTCGTCTGCCGCTTCCTTCTTGGCGTCGGCCTCGCTCTTGGCATCGGCGGCGGCCTGCTGCTTCGCCTCGGCGTTGGAAGAGGAGTCGGACACCGCCTTGTCGGCATCCTTCTGCGCCTGTTCCGCCTTCTGCTGGGCGGTGGCGGCGTCGGCTGCGGCCTTCTTCGCCGCTTCGAGCTTCGCGGCCAGGTCGGAAAGACCTCCATCATCCTTGGACAATTGCTCGACCTTGGCATCGGCCTTCTGCTTGGCTTCAAGCGCCTTGGCCTCGGCCTGCCTGGCCGCATCCAGCTTGGCTTGCGCGACGTTCACCGCCTCGTCGGCCTTCGTCTTGTCGCCGGTCGCCGTGGCCTGCTGCTGCTTGGCCGCGGCCAGCTCCTTCTCGGCGGCGGCCTTGTCGGCCGCGGCCTTCTTCGCGTCCGCGTCGGCCCGGCCGGCCTTCTTCTGCGCATCACTGATGGCGGTATCCGCCGCATCGGCCTTCTGCTGCGCGTCCGTGGCCTGCCTGTCGGCCGCATCAATATCGGTCTGGGCCTTGTCGGCGGCCTGCTGATGGGAGGCGGATTCGGCCGTGGCCTCATCCTTCGCGGTCTGTGCGGTCCGCTTGGCGGCTTCTGCCTTCGACTGGCCGGCGGAGGCCTGCTGCATGGCCTTGTTGGCGTCGTTGATGGCGTTGGACGCGTCGTTCGCGGCCTGCTGGGCGGCGGCGATCTTGTCGGCCGTGTTGGTCGCATCCTGTGCGGCCTGCTGCTGGGCCTTGCTGGCGTCGTCATAATTCTTCTGGGCCTGCTGCTGGTTGTTTGCGGCTGTCTGCTGCTGGGCGGCGGCGGCGTCGAGGTTCTGCTTGGCGGTGTCCAGTGCGGCTGCGGCGGCGTCGGCCTTGGCCTGTGCTTCGGTCACGCCGGTCGGGGATGCCTGTGCGATGGCCTGGTTGGCTTCGGTGGTGCTCTGCTGTGCCTGCTGGATGCTGTCTTGGGCCTGTGTGATTGCCTGCTTGGTTTGGTCGCCGGTGGTTGTGGTTTCGTCGGCCATTGCGACTGCCGGAGCGGCAAGGGTTGCCATCACGGCGGTGGTTGCCACTGTGATCTTGGTGATGCCGTGTGTCATGGGGAGTTTCTTCTTTCTCGTGTATGTGTCTTCCTTTTCGGGTTTACCCCGATGTCGGGAGATTACGTGTTTTTGTTTCACAAACATATAGTAACACCTTTTTTCACTAACGCAAATTGTCACTATCATGTGTCTGTGGCAAACCTATATGATGACCCACGGCACGCCGACTGCGACAAAGCGAAAATCCGACAGCCAATATCCCCGTCACGGTGACGCCCGAAACAAAAGCCGCCTTTTTTACGTCCCCCGTGGCATCTCCGGGCAAGGGGGCCTGATCGGGCATGCTGTTGCGCTCCCCCGTGACAAGCAGTCGCAGCGTATTGCCCTGCCCCGTACAGGTGAGGAGCGTGACCTCGTCCTTCCCCTTATGGACACGCAACGATTTCGTGTCGGTAGGAGAGACGATGCGTTTGCTGGTGACTCGATAGGCGAGCGTGTTACCCATGACCTTGATATAGAACGGGTCGCCGTCTTCGAGTTCACCGAGCCGGGTGAACAGGGTCGCGCCTTTCAGATTCGAATGACCGGTGATTACGGCGCGCGTATTCTTGCCACCGATAGGCAGACTGGTGCCCGCCAGATGGCCGGCCGCATGTTCGAGCACATCTTGACCAGCTCCGTGGAGGATGGGCATGTCGACGCTGATCTTCGGAATCAGAATCTCACCCATGGCATCCAACCCATTCACGGACAGTTGACGCCGGTATTCGGCATCGCCCTCGAAATTGCCCTCGGTCTTCCCATCGAACACAGGTTCGCCTATCTGTGGCTGACCGCCTTCATAAAGACGCTGATTATATGCGATGGCAGATTGGATGACGCTTTGACGGGAGGATTCCGGAAACAGCGCGGCCGTCTGGCTGACGGATCGCGCCTGCTCGTCAACGGCGCGGTCGCCGAGCGTCTGCTGGATGCGGGGCATGGCGACAAGCACCATGCCCGCGATCAGGCAGATGACTGCGGCGACCGCGTAGATCCGGGAATGGCGGACGAGCCGGCGGGCGCGATTGTCGCGCGCCCGCTTGTCGCGGACCGCATCCGCGACGCTCTCCCACACGTCGGTTTCGGCCGCTGCCGTCACTTCGCGTGCTTTCCGCCGGTGATCGGCATGTGCTTACCGGTGCGCTTGGTTGCGGCCATGCGCATGCGTAGCATCGGCATCATCACGCCGAGCGCGATCAGCATGAGCGCGAATCCGGCGTACAGCCAGATGGTCGGCACCTGGGCCTGTCCGCCCGTGAACGGCAGGGTGGTCAGGCTCGGCTCCCACTGGGCGTACACGGTGGTGCTGCCTTCGGCGGGCAGTGTGACCTTGCCTTCGCCCGGCTGCAGGAAAGTGCTCCCTGCGGGCGGGTTCTTCTCCGTGCTCCATCCGACGAACCGGTAGCCGGGTCGGGTGATCTTCGGCTCCTTCGCGTCACCGGGGATGGTGACGGTGGAGAAGGCGTCGCCGGTCACGTCATCGACATGGCCGATGCCGCCGTTCGGGTTGAACTTCAGGCTGGCACCGTTGATTTTCCACTGCGCGTAGAGCACGGAGGTGTTCTTCGGCGTGGACTTGTCGTTGGCCGTCAGCACGTAGTCGGCTCCCGTGGCGTATGCCTTGCCCTTGCCGTCGGCCTGCGTGTTCCAGCCGGAGAACGTGTAACCAGGACGGTCGAACGGATTGTCGATCGTCTTCACGGTCTGGTCAACGACACCGTCCACCGTCCTGGTTTCCGAGCCAATGCTGCCGATGTTGCTGTTGTACACCAAGTGTGCGGGGTCGGCCTTCCATTGGGCCCACACGGTGGTGGTGCCGGGTTCCAGCGTGTGCTTGTCGCCGGGGTTAAGGCTCGGATCGCCGCGCTTGCTGGTGCTCCATCCGGTGAACGTGTAGCCGGGACGGTCGAAACCGTTCTGGCTGACGGTGACCGTGTCTCCCGTGCTGCCGGTGGTGTCGGGCGTACTGCCTGTGGTGTTCGGGTAGCCGTTGCGGTAGACGATGCTGGCCGGGTTCGCCTTCCAGATGGCGTACAGGTCGTTGCCTGCAGGCTTCATCGTGTACTGGCTGACGCCGTTCTTGCCTTCGCCGTATGCGGTGCCGGAACCGTCCTTGGCGGTGTCCCAACGAACGAACGTGTATCCGTCGCGGGTGAAACCATTGGCGTTTGTGGTCAGTTCGTCACCGGTCTTGCCGGATTGTGCCGCCGTGTTGCCTCCGGTTGCGCCGTTGCCGTGATAGGTGAGGGTTTGTGCGTTACCGGCCCAGCAGGCGTACAGGGTGCTGGAACCACGCAACGTCCACTCGCTGTTAGGTTTCACTGCATTGCCCTTGCAGTCGGCCTGAGTGTTCCACGTGACGAACGTGTAGCCGTCGCGGGTGAATCCGTTGTCGCGCACGTTGATCTTCTCGTCGGTCTTGCCAGTCTGCGGGTCGGTCTTGCCGCCGGTCGCCCCGTTGCCGTCGTAGGTGAGGCTGGCCTGGCCGGGCGTCCACTGCGCGTACAGGGTGAGCGTGCCGTTCGCCGTCCACCTGGCTCCCGGCGCGTACCTGGCGCCGCTCCCGTCCGGGCTGGTGGCCCAGCCGGCGAACGTGTACCCGTCGATCGTCCAGCCGTTCTGGCCGATGGTCGGCGTGTCTCCGGTGTGGCCATCCCAGTTGGGGGTGCCCTGGCCTCCCGCGGTCTTGCCCGCGGGCGGGTTCGGATTGTAGCGGATGTGGGCCTCGTTGGCCGACCATTGGGCGACCATGGTGACGATCCCGTCCGGCTGCGTGGTCAGGTTCGTGACCCACTGGCCGTCGCCGTACGCCTGCTGGTTGTCGGCGCGCTTCCACCCGGTGAACGTGTACCCGTCGCGGACGAACCCGTTCCGGTGCAGGTTCTGGCCGATGTTGTATTGGAACGCCTGATCCGGGGTGCCGCCGCCGGTCGCCCCGTTGCCGGCGAATCTGACTGTGTACCCGTTGCCGACCCAGTGCGCGTACACGGTCACGTTGCCGGTGAGCGGCGTGTTGAAATCGTATTTGTTTCCGCCGTTCGGGGCCGTGTACCAGCCGTCGAACCGGTAGCCGGGAATCTTGCCCGTGTCACCGGCCGCCCAACCGGATTTGTCGGCGGCGGCCGTGTTGTAGGGCACGGTCTGCGATGCGGGCGTGCCGGGCGCGTTGCTGCCGGCGGGCACGTTCACGTTGTAGGAGAGCGTGGGGTTGATGGCCCACAACGCGTATACGGTCTTCGCTCTGGCGGGCATGACGATTTCCGTCCTGACGTTCGCGTTCAGCGTGTTCCGGTCCATGGTGTCGCCGACGGGCACGTCCCTGTCGTTGGAGTCCGTGTTCGCGCTCCAACCGTAGAACGTGCGGTTGGTCTTGCCGATCTGGCTGGAATCCCAGCAGTCGGAGTCGGCCTTCGCGGTCGCCAATGTGATCCTGGTGCCGGCCGGATAGTAGACCTGGCAGCCGGATACGGCGCCCGTCGTGGCGATGGTCTCCACGCGCACGCTGCCGTCGGATCGGGTGATCGTCCGCTGGCTGGTCCCGTCATCCTGTCTGGCGGTCGTGTCGGTCAGCACCCTGCGGTCGTCCGCGATGGTTCCGGATTCCGGTCCGGCGCTCTTGTCGGCCGCAAGCCTGACCGTGCCATCCGTCCCGGATGCGGCGGTTTCGGTCCTGCCCGTCTCGGTGCGCGAGGGCACTTGGCCGGTTCCGCCGTTCCCGTCGTAGCCGAGCCTGTAGGCGAGGCGGAAGCTCAGGTCGTCGATGATGCTGTCATTGGCGGAGGCAGTAAGAGTACCGTCCTTGGCGACGCCCCTGTAGGCGATCATCGTGCGGGATTGTCCGGCTGGGATAATGACCGTGCCCTCGTAGGATTCCCAGTCGTCGGAATGGTCCCACGGTTCGTGGCTGCCTTCCGTGGCGTCCATGGAATCGGAGTGCGTGTAGGCGACGGTTCCCACATCGCCGGTCTTGTCCCCGTACTTCTGGCCGGTCTTGGAGACCGTGGTGCGGGTCAGTTTGACTGGGGTGAGATGATCCTTGTCGGGGCCGGTGAGCAATGTCACGCCGCCCGCGTTGCCTTTGGAGCGGCCGGAGTGGCGGATGCTGAACGTGTAGCTGGCGCCGGGCGTCGTGTTCACGGTCTGGGCGACGGTACGGCCCGCATGCACGTCTGCGGCCGTGTTCCCGTCCTTCTCGCGGTGCAGTTCGAAGTTCTGGTTGCTGCCGATGGCATCGAGATCCTGCCAGGCGAACGTGGCGGCGGTCAGGCCGCCGGCCTTCACGCCCGTCTGTCCGGCCATGGCCTGCGCGTAGGAACGGATCATGCCCGCATTGGGCGTCACATACACCCAGGGCAGGCCCTGCCCCTCCTTGGCGATCGTCCACTTCGGGGTGTCGAACCCGCCGTTCACGGCCAGCTCGTCGCCCGCGGCCCTGGAGGCGATGGTCTCCACCTTGGCGTCCGGAGCCTTGAACGCGGCCGGCTGCGTGGAATCCGCCTTCGAACTGGAGGGCACCTTGCCCTTGTCGTTCTTCTTCAGATCATGCACCGTCAGGCCGGAAGCGGTTTTGTCAGCCGCGAGTCCGACACTGCCCGTGGTCTTGGACTTGGCGGGCTGTACGGTGTTCTCCTTGCCACGCTGATTCGACGGGACCTGGCCGGTCGCGTCGGATGCGTTCTTATCGTATGTGAGCTTGTACGCCTTGCTGAAACTGATGTCATCCAACAGATTGCCGTTCCACGCGTTGTATCCCTCGACGCTATGGAAGGCGAAACGCGTGACGGTGCCGGTGGCGATGTACGTGCCGGTGTACGTCTCCCACTGGCCCGTATGCGCTCCCTCCTGGAACTTATTGCCGTCGGGTATCTCCGGGTTGCTGACCTTGGTGCTGATGACCGTGCCGACCTTGCCGAGCTTGTCTCCATGCCCGTTCGCGGTGGTGCGGGTGGCTTCCTGCGCGGTCTCCTTGCCCGGTTCGCCGATGATGACGCTCATCTTGTCCAGGTGGCTGGAGTCGAGACTGGCGTGTTTGAGGCTCCACTTGTACATGACTCCCGGAACGGTGGCGACATCCTGGTAGATGGTAGCGCCGGATTGGGCGGCGCTGATCTCGCTGTAATGGTTGGTTCCGTCGGCCTTATAGTTGACCTGCACGTCGTCGGCGCGTTCGAGGTCCGGATAGTGGGTATCGCCGGTCTGCGTGCTGTGCCAGGCGAATTTCGCCTTGTCGAAGCCCTCGGGCAGCTTGTATCTCTTTCCGGGCACGAAGTATGAGCCGTCGTTCTGGCTGATATACCAGAACTTCCCGTCGTTGGCGGGCATATCGCTTTTGACCGGATATTCGAAGTCGCCATTGACCAGATGGTCCGGCAGGCCGTTGACGGCGTATTCCGCCACATCGTCATCCGCCGCGAGACGCACGCTGCCATTGGTCTTCGACTTGGCCTGCTTGACGGTGTTCGCGGTCGTATCCGACGGAACCTGGCCTGAAGCGTCCGAAGAGTTCGCGTCATAGGTCAACTTGTAAGAGCGGGAGAACTCGATGTCGTCCACGAGATTGCCGATGTTGTTGCCGGACAGGGTCTCATACTCTTTGAACCCTTCGAGGCTCTTGAACATGAATACCGTGTTCTTCTGTCCTTCGGGCACCTGGTAATAGCCTTCGTACGTCTCCCACTGGCTGCCATGGTCTCGGGGATCGGTGTTGGATACCTTTGTGGTGATGGTGGTGGACTTCCCGCCCACCTTGTCGCCATGGCCGTTAGAGGTGACGCGGGTCATCTCCACAGGCGTCGCGTGGGCCGTGTCGGAGCCCACGAGGACCTGCATCTTGTCGGCATGGGAGGATTGGCGGCTGGCGTGCTTGAGCCGGATCTTGTACAGTACTCCGCCGTTGCCGGTGGACACGTTCTGGTAGATGCTGGTGTTGTCCTGTTGGGCGACGATCTCCGCATACGTGTTCTTGGTGTTGCGATCCTGCTGCAATTCGACCCTTGAACCGTTCTCGGTACTGGACCATGCGAACCTGGAAGAGTCGAAACCGGGGATCTGCCCGATCTTTCCGTACTTGGAAAGATCGGTGACGGACATGTTGTACCAAAGCGTGCCGTCATCCGATTTGAGGAACGTGCGCAGATCGGCATAGGTTCCCTGCTCGTTCTCCTGAATGTCGGAGAACGAGGGGTAGGAGAAATCGCCATTAGCGAGGGAACCGTACCGGACGTTCTCGTCCGCGACTGTCTTCACGGTTCCCGTGGTCCTGGCCTTGGTCTGCCTGACGGTGTCGGCGGTCTCGTCGGACGGGACCTTGCCGGTCGCATCCGACGCGTTCTTGTCGTAGGACAGCTTGTAGGCGCGGGCGAAGGTCACATCATCCAGAAGATTGCCCTTGGTGGGGTCGAGGTAGTTGACGGCCTTGAAACCGAACCGGGTAGTGGTCTGCCCGTCCGGGATGACGTAGTAGCCCTCATAGGTCTCCCACTGGTCGGAATGATGCCAGCGGTTCTCGTTCGTGACCCTCGTGCCGATGGTCTTGGACTTCTCGCCGACCTTGTCGCCGGCCTTGCCGTTCGCGGCCACTCGGGTCATCTCGATGGGTGTGCCGTTGATGACGACCTGCATCTGGTCGACGTTGTCCTTGCACAGGCTGGTGTGCTTCAACCGGATCTTGTACAGTGTGCCGGGGATGGTGGCGAGGTTCTGGTAGATGGTGCGTCCGGGTTCGGAGGCGACCATTTCCGCGTAGGTGTTGCCGTCCATGCTGTCCTGTTGGAGTTCGACCGCTTCCGCGCGGTCCTTCAATCCGCCTTGGTCGTGGCCGCCTTTCTGGTCGGACTTCCATGCAAATTTGGACTGGTCGAAACCGGGCCAGTCCACCCAGGAGGCGAGATCGGCGTCGGAGTGTTTCGCGTTCCTCATGTACTGGCCGTTGTTCGGGTCGACGCTTGTGTATGCGTTCGTCATGTAGCTTGGCGCGTCAACGGTCTTCCATCCGCCGTCGGGCAGGTAGTCGAATCCGCCGTTGACGAGCTCCCTTGGATACGTCGTGGCGGCCGATGCCGTCAGGCTCGTGATGGTCTTGCCGATGTCGGGCATGCGGATCTCGTCCGCGTTCGCGGTGCCCGCCGTCAGGAGCCCGCCGCCCAGGAGGGTGCCCGCGGACAACAGTCCCGCGACCGCCCGTTTCAACCATGCGTGCATGTGTGTTTTTTCCTTCCCCGCCCCTTGACTGTCCGTGACGGATGGGCCAGGACCCGCACGAACCCCTTGCGGCGAGCCAAAAGAACCATGAATGAAAACGAGAGGGGAGGGGCGCGGGACACGGCATGATCCGGATTGTTCCGCGCCCCCGTATGTCAGGCGGCCGGATTGCCGCCGTCATGCGTGAGCGTCAGCGCGTCGCGGCGGTTGCGCGCGCCGCGCACGGCCATCATGCCGCCGATCGCGAACAGGGGCATGGCGCAGGCCAGCCAGAACGCGAACGCGAGCACGCCGCCCGTCTGCGGCAGTTGGGTCAGATTCGCGACGTTCTTGACCTGGACGGTGTTGTTGTCCAGCCTGCTGGTCAGGTTCGGCACGGTGCCCGAACCCCTGTACTGGATGCTCGTGCCCGCGTCATCGATGGTGACGGTGAACGTCGGTTTCGCGTAGCTGGCGTAGCCGGCCGGCTCCCGGGTTTCGGTGACCGTGTACGTGCCGTAGCCGAGCCCCTTGAACCGGATGAGGCCCCTCTGGCTCGCGTCGTCCCTGTTGTCGACCGTCCCGTCATGGTTCGAGTCGCCGGTGATGAACACGCTGGCGGAATCCTGGTCGGCCGCATCCGACCATTTGCCGGTTGTATAGTCGAGCTTCATCCACTTGCCGTTGCGCTGGATCTGGAACCGGGCGCCGTCGAGCAGCGTGTTCACGTTGCCCGCATCCACCTTCTTCAACGTGAAGTCGTAGGCCTTGATGTCGACCTTGTCCTGGTCGGTGATGGTCGTGAAGTGGATGCCGTCGGTGAACGTGCCGTACGTGTGGATGGTGTTGTTGGCCGGGTCGGTGACGCTGGCCTTGTCGACGGTCATGCGGTAGGTGATGACGATCGTCCTGTTGGAGTATTTGTCGAGAAGTTTCCTGCCGTCGATGCCCCAGCCGCCGGCCGGGATCGCGAGATCCGGGTCGGCCGGCCTGTTGTCCGCGGTCTTCAAAGCCGGGTCGCCGGGGATGCTCTTCGCGTTGTTCTGCGTGGTCCCGTCGTAGACGACCGCGTCGGCCGTGATGTCGGTCCGCGGCGCGTTCTTCAGCCGGACGCTCAGCGAGCCCTTCACGTACGTCTGGCCCTTCGGCTGGTCGATGAGCTTGAACTTGACGGCGGATGCGGCCTGCTTGTTCGGCACGGTCACCTCGACCGTGTTGGTGACGGTGTCGCCGACGGTCACGCCGACCGGATCGTTGGTGGTGCCGTCCTTGCCTACCGTGGTGCTGTTGCGCTGCACCTGGACCTTCTTGTCGACCCTCACGCTTTTCGCCTTGACGACCGCGACGCCCAGGGTCCGCCACTGCGGGTCCTTCGCGTCGTGCTTCATGATGTTCGCGTTGCCGGATTTCGTGCCGACCATGATCGGGTTGCCCGCGCTGTCCGTGATGTAGTAGAGGCCTTCGGAGGGCACGTTGATCGTCAGCGTGGACCGGGTGGTCGTCAGGTTCTCGCCGCCCTGGATGGCGGCCGGCTTCTTCGAGGACTGGGACAGGGCCTTGCTGATGTTGCGCAATTGCCTGGCCTGGGAGTCCATCTTGATGTTGGCGATGTTGCCCGCGTCATCATAGCCGTACACCTTGCCGATGTCGTCGGCCGTGCTTGGATCGTACGCGTTGGCGATGCCGATCGCGTCGGCCGCCCACGCGTTCGACGCCGTGGTGCCGCGCACGCCGAGACTGCTGATCTGCGTGCCGTTCAGGATCTGGTCCGTGTATGTGCCGATCTGGTACACGTTGAACGTGTGGCCGGCCAGCGAATTGCCGTCCGCGCCGTTCAGGGTGATGGTCGCACCCGCCGCCATCGCGGATGGGGCCAGCGCCAGGCCGGCCAGCATGCTCGCGGCCGCACAGGCCATTGCCGTCACGATCATTGGCATGCGCCGTGTCGTTTGGTTGTCTCTCATTCCAGTGTTTTCCTTTCCTTGTTTGCACGTCCTGTCGAGGACGGGAAGCGACCCCACCGGTAGATGCGACATGGTTGGCGTCCAACGGGTCGAATCCGGCGACTTTCACCGCGGACGGCCTGTATTTGCCCGGCTTCAGACCGAACTCGCTTATCGGCTTCGGCGTACGGCTGATGGGAATGGTCGTCTTCGTTTCCTTCAACGTACATGCAAAATCGGTTTATTCCAACATTTTTTCGGTATTTACCAAAGTTTTTGAATAAAAAAATAGGGATGCCTTTCGGCATCCCTTGTTGATGTCATGCTATAGGAGCCGGTTTGCAGGAGGGTCCCGCATGGCATCAAGATTCAACGTGGGGTTTGGCGGGATATTTGCATCTCCCTCCAAACCTTCGATGGGGTCAGGCGTTTCGCGGCTGATCGGATGACGCTTCGCTGTCATCGGCTTCCGGGGTCTCGTCCGTGGCCTTGCCCTTCGGCCTGCGGACAGCGACCGTGATTCCCAATGCTCCGCCGATGGCGACGAGGATGCCGATGAGCCAGCCGACCCAGCCGATTCCCACGCCGGTGGAGGCGAGCGGGCTCACGCCGTTCGCCGGCGGCTTGGAAGTCGTGCCGTCATTGTTGTTCTGGCTGTTGTTTCCGGCATTGTCATCAGGGTTGATGGTGGCTCCGTCATCGTCCTTGCCTTGGTATTCGAACGTCCATGTGACGGTCGTGCCGTCCTTGGAGGCGGTGAACACCAGCTTCGAGTCGGATGCGGTCTTGTCAAGCTTCCAATCGGATGGGACGTTCGAGATCTTCACCTCGGCGCCTTTGGCGACCCTGTAGGTGCCGGATTTCGTCGGGTCGAAGCTCGGGAGCGGTTTCCCGTCAACGGTGGCTGCCACGCCCTTCAATGCGTCCGCGCCCGTGGCGGGCTTGTCCGGATCGGTCGTGGAATCGTATGTGAACGTCCACGTGACGACGGTGACGTCGCCCTTCTTGATGTCGTAGGACAGGGTGCCGGGTTTCGCGTCAAGATTCTTATAGCTCGCCCAACCGTCGGGCAGGCCGGAGAGTTTCACCTCCGCGCCGTCGGGAATGGTCCATGTGCCGGTCTTCGTCGGGTTGAACCCGTCGACCGGTTTCCCGTCGGCGGTGGCGGTCACCCCCGCCAGTTCGCTTGGATCGGCCTTGTCCCCGGTGCTCGGCGTGGTGGTTCCGTCATCGTACTTGAACGTCCAGGTGACGGTCACATCATCCTTCGTGCAGGTGAAGGTGAGCGTGCCGGTATTCGAATCCGCCGCCAAGATCTTCCATCCGTCGGGCACGTTGCCGATCTTCACCTGCGCGCCGTCGGGCACGGTGTATGTGCCGTCCTTCACCGGATTGAAGTCCTTGACGGCGGTGCCATTGGCGGTGGCGGTCACGCCCTTCAGCTCGCCCGGATCGGCTTTGCTGCTCGCATCCTGTGAGGCGGTGTGCAGCGTGTAGGCGACGGTGCCGCCGCTCTTCTTGCCCTTGATCGTGACCCGGTACGCCAGGTCGCCGGAGGTAGACTTGGACTGCGTGATCTTCCCGTCGACGAGCCAGCCGGCGGCGTTCGTGTCAATCTCGAGCGGCGCGCCCATCGGCTTCAGCAGTCCCGTGTTCGAGGTGGGGATCTTGTCCGCGATCGTGTCGAGTGCCGATTCCTTGACTCCGGAATAGTCGGTGGTGGATGGGTCGAACCTGTCGATGCCCAGGGCGGATGCGATCTCGTCCTTGTGATTGTTGAGGAACGCCTTCTCTGCGGTGCTGAACTTGTCGAGCGGATTCGGAGCCGTCGAACGGGCCGAAATCGACGAGGACGGGTTCCCTGATACCTGATCCGCGAAAGCGGTGGGCAACATGATCATGGGGCTTACGGACAGGGCCAGGCCAAGTGCTACGGCGACAATCCGTTTTTGTTTCATCATGTTCTTTCCTTTTCTTGTTTTTTGCCCGACATTTCATGCCGAGTCAGAGAAAATTAAGGGAAGGCTTGCGACCTGATGCGGTCGCAAGCCGTTGCTATTAGAAGCTGCGTCCGCGCTGGCGCCGACGTGCAACGAGTCCGAGAACCGTTCCCATAGCCATCAACACCATCGACAGGAACGCTACGGTTCCGCCGCCGACTCCTGTGGAGGCGAGTCCGAGAGCATTGTTCCCGTTGCCGCCGAATGGTTTGCGAGTGACATGCACCTTGTAGGTGGTCTTGACCAATCCGTCACCGGATGTGACGGTGATGGTAGCGTCGGCGCCTTTCTTTTCGGTGCTGACTGTCATGCCGCTTACCTTGTCGTATTGAGGGGAGACCATCCACTCGTCCGGGTCATTCACGGATGCGGCATATTCATGTTTGGCCGGATCGAATCCGTTGACGGCCGTACCGTCCACGAGGATGCCGGTCAGTTGCGCCTTGTGGGTTGTTGCCGTGATATAGGTGACGGTGTACGTGTGTTGCGCGAACGTGGTGCCGTCTGGGGCGAGTACGTTGACCGTGTATGTGTAGGTCATTCCCTCGTGGGCTACCGTGACTGTTGCGGATTGGCCGTTCTTTGGCGTGTAGGCGAAAGTGCCGCCTTCCGGGATGATGTAAGAATCCTTGTCGGATGTGACGTATTTGCCGGTTTTGTCGGTGTACCCGTGCGATGCGAGTGCGGTGTCCTGTTGGTTGGCCGGGTCGACTGTGGAAGCCTGTTTGGCTGGGTCGGCGGGCTTGAATTCGGTTACCGCGGTTTTCACGGGGCGGGTGACGGTCAGACTGTAGATGCGGCTGGTTCCGGTTGCGGTGTCGGTGACGGTCCATTCCTGACGGGTGGATTGCGCGTTCTGCGTGATGTTGCCGCCCTTGATGGTGACTCCGTCGGGGGCTTCGGGTAGCACGTATGGGCTTGGATCCTTCTCCCCCAACGCGAGCACGTAGTCGAGTCGGTTCGGATCCCAGTTGTCGATGAGGTCGCCCTTGGTGTTTTCTCCGGTCTTGTTCACGTACAGGCCGGTGAGTTTCGCGGGGGAATCTGCTTTCAGGTCGGCCGGCTGGAATTTCACGTTAACCGTGTAGTCGGCTCCGTTCACGTTGACCTTGAGTACGCGGGAGGCTCCCTCTCCGAGCGCGAGCGTCGGCTTGGATGCCTGGGCGTCGACACCGTGGGTGAGGCCCAGCGTGTAGCTGTCGCCGACCGCATCGGCCGGTAGGGTCAACGTGTATTCATGGGTGCTGGGGTTGAATTTCGCATTGAAGTCTTTGGCCCCGTCGTATACGGTGGTTTCGCCTTTGGCGTTGGTGCGGGTCACGGTCAGGCCGGTAAAGCTCTTGTCCTGGGCTCGATCCGCGGTGACATCCACTTCCACCGGCACGGTGACGCTTTTCCCGCTGGCGCCATCCTGGATGGTGACTTCGCCGGAAGCCGTTCCGGTGAGGCGTACGAACTTGCTGGCGGTGTCGCCGGTTCCCTTATCGACAACCTGCACGTCTTTGCCCCATTGGATGGGCAGTGTGGTCTTGATGCCGGTGAGGGTCACCGTGTCCGTGCTGGGCTTGTTGGATTCGTCCAGTGTCGGACCGGCGTAATCCGCATGGTATTTTCCGCCGTCAACCTTGGTGAGTTCCGTTTCGGTGCCGTCCACGGTCACCGGGGTGCCCGAGGTGTAGGCGAACGGCCGTGTTACGTCGAATGCCGGAGTGTTCTTCGTCGCGTCGGCGGCCTGCTTGTAGACGGCGGTGCCGGATACGTTCAACTGGCCCAGCTTGTCGCCGGATTCCACGGTGACGTTCTGGTACTTGGGTGTCAGCGTGATGGTGGTTGTCCCGTCGGTGACGGTGATGTCGCCCGGATAGGAGGCGACTTCGGGCAGGACCGCGGATGCGGTGTCACCGTTCACGTCGAGAGGGTATGTCTCGCCTTCAACGGCGGCGTTCCATTGGGCCGTTTGGTCTTCGACGATTTCATAATCCGTGACGGTCAACGTGAACTTGGGCGCGGAATCGTCGGCGTTGGTGTAGACGACGGGGCCGCTGATTTTCCCGTCCGTAGGTTTCTGGCTGGTGGTCAGAGTGGTCTGGGACTTGTCTGTGCCGGACACGATCACCTGGTTTTGGAACTTGCCTGTGACCTTGGGGACGGTTGCCGTGTAATCGCCTTTGCTGTCCTTCGTGAAGTTGACTGGCGTGCCTGCCACGGTGGTCGTGTATTTGACTTCCTGCGTGGCTTGGGCGGCGCTGGTGCCGGTGTTGCCGTTCGCGGTGTTTTCGTCGGCGGTGGCCGTCATGACGCCGGGCCCCGCCATGCCGAGGGTCAATGCCGCGACGGTGGCGATGGTGCCCGCATTGCGCAGACCGCTGCTGTTACGTTTGGTCATTTCGAGGGTTCTCCTTGCCTGAGTTTTCTCAAACAGTTCCCACTGTAACCTCAGGGTTTGTAATTAACCGGTTTTTTATTGAAAATAACCGATTTTCTTCCGTTGCCACATGGCCCGGCATCGACGGCAACGGAAGAAACTTCAGCCAACCGTCGCATCGTCCGCAGTCCAACCCATCAGCTTCAAAGCGTCAGACACGTGGCTTCCGGCGCATTCGAGATCCTTGAACGTCTGACGTACGAGCTCCCGGACCTGCGGGTCGTCGAAATGCTGGCAGTCCAGCATGGTGCGTGCCAGTTCCGACGTGTTCATCGCATAATCATGCACCAGTCCCAGCATGTCTCGCTTCTGGTCCTCAGTCAGCTGCTCGTCTTCCAAGTCCGGTTCGCCGTAGTCGAATTCGTCCACTTCGCCCGGTGCGTACTGGAATCCGACCGGAGGTGTCGGCATGTCCGGTTCATGCCCTTCGCGCTGCCTGTCCAGCCATGCGTTCCAGAACTCCTCCCCCTCCTCGCGCGTCACGTTTTCGGGAAGGTTGTCCAAGAAGGTGTCTCGGATTGTTTGTGTGGTGATGTCTGCCATTTGTTTTTTCTCCAATCGGTTTTTTCTGATGGCGTTTTTTTGATTCGATGTTCTTGCGATGTCCGGGGGGGGCTATTCCGCCCGATGCGGCCGAGCCGAGAGTCCGCCGATGATGCTTTGGACGACGGTCGTGACCGGGGCCGGATCGCGTGGATCGGGGTTTCCCCCCGGCCGTGTCTGCGGCAGGCTTTTCGTCGCCCCGTCCCTCGGGCCGCCCAGCATCGGGTGACGGGACAATTCCAACGCACGCTGCACCGCCTGCGTGGCGGGACGGCCACGGCCCAATGATTTGAGCAGAGAGCGTCGGAACTGCCACATCTCGTCGGGGTCGGAAATCTGGTTCTCCTCCATCAGCCGGGTGATGGTCGCCTCCGATGGCATCGACTGCCGTCGTTTCCTTCTCACGGCGAGGTTGATATCCCCCACCGTCATCCATTCGCCGTGAGGATGCAATGCGTAGAATTCCCGTACCGCGGCGTTGGCCTCGTCGAACGACACCGATCTGGACAGCTCCTCGTAGAAGCATTGGGCCTGCGCGTCGCTGATTGGCGCGTTCCCGTGATGCACGTTGATGCGGCGCAGCACCTGCAGAGCTTCGTTAAAGTTCATCGAATTCCTCCTCTCGCGGATGGGCTTCGTCCCAGGCGGCGGCCCGCGCCTGTAGTTCCTCGTTGTGCATGTCGTTCAGCATGCTCTTCGGCAGCCTGCCGTTCACCGGCAGGTTCTCCGGGTGTAGCGCGATGTTGTTGGGGTCGCGCCCCATTTTCAGGTTTTGGATGTCCCGTTCGAGCCAACGCCTGTATGTGGCATCCCAGTTGGCGCTGCGGTGTTCGGGTTTCTCCTGCGTGTAGTAGGCGACGAACAGGGTGACTTCGCGGATCAGGTTGACTCCCGCCTTGGCCGTGGCGATGCGCAGTTCGGGCGAGGGCTTCCAGTCCGGGGCCAACACGGTCTGACGGGCCGTGGGCTTCTTCTCTTTTTTCGGAACTTTTCTCTTCTTCGAAGAAACCGCGGAAGGTTTCTTCTGAACCGGAGAGGTTTCCTCGACCCTGCTGGAACTCTGAGAAGCTTCGAAAGAAGCGTTCTCGTTTTCAGGCTCTGAGGCGGACTTGTCCGCCGATTTTTCGTTTTTTGCACGGATAGAGGAATTAGGTATTAGGTATAAGGTATTAGGTATAAGGGGAGAATATGAATCGGATTGGGTATCCGATACCCCTTGAGATGCCCCATCTGATGGGGTATCCGATACCCCTTGAGATATCCCATCTGATGGGGTATCCGATACCCCTTGAGATATCCCATCTGATGGGGTATCGAATGAGGTATCCCGTAGGGGAGAGAAAGAGCTTTCCTGATACCGTTTGAGAGCGTCGGATACCGCTTCTTCACCTCCTGACACAATTCTCCGGGGGTCGATTGATGGCAGGTCAAGCAGGTCCCTAACCTGATCCCATCCCTGCCAGTCACGCTGCTCCTTGTACAGCCGCTGCAATTCGAAAACGATGACTCCACGCAGTTTCGACGAAGCTGTATCCGTGTAGCTAGAGCGAACAGCGATGGCTGTCTTGCTGCTTTTGAGAGGCGCGTCGTTTCGCAAGAAGGAACGTATCAGCACTTCATCGGTGTCCTCGTCTCGTACGATATAGAGTTTCTTCTCCAAGACGACGGCATCGGCTTCTATCGTCTCGACAGTCATATCCGAAGCGTTGACGGCAAGCTTTTTAGGACGCCAGTCAACGACGCCGCAGAGATTGGTCGAAAGTTTCAGCAGCAGCAGGAGATACAGGTTCTGCTGCGAACGTGTCAGGCATCGCCAGCTCGGATCGTCTAGGATGGCCCGATGTATTAGAGCATATTGCCTCATATAAGTTCCTTAGCGATGGACCAGTGCTACCGCTCGTTCATGGCCGGCTTTATCGTGAACGCGTCCGCCATGATTTCGCCTGGCGTGTAGCCGGTGGCCGCCCCGTATCGTTCAACATCCCCCAGGCTCCATTCGAGATCGCCCTTGCGGTGGACACGCACGTAGCGTTCGGATTTGTCGATGATGCGGGCGACGTCGTAGTTCGAATGTCGGTTGATTCCGATAATCGCGTTTATCCGGTCGCGGATCGCTTTTCCGGTTTTTGATGGTGTTTCCTTGCGGTTTGTCATTTTCTGAAAAGGTCTCCTATGTATCCGTTGCGTCTATGTGGGCGCAATTAAGGTTATACAGGTGCGTCCATGTAGGCGCAAATAGTATCGGCGTGTCGGTGTGACGCATTAAATAGACGCAAAAGCTGTAGAATAGAGACATGGCAACGAAAATCGAGGTCAGCGAATTCGCTCGACGAATCAACATCGGCGTCAAATCCCAGATGGGCATACGTCGTTTATCCAACCGTGCGTTGGCGCGTGGAATCAAACGCAGCGAAAAATACGTCCGAGAACGGGTAAACGACGAGCAGGAATGGCGTATAGCCGACCTCGAACGCATGTGCGAGCTTTGGAGGATGACATTCGGCCAGCTGACTTCATATGTCGATTTCAAAGCCGACCATTCGCACCCCGAAGCCACGGGAGCCGACTCGATCTCCTCGTATCAGTTCGTCGCGGTCATGGATGGTGATGATATCGTTCAAATCCTCGACGGATCGTCATCCCCGCCACTCGTCAACGACGAAGAAAGACGGCCAATACGGAAACATTGCCCGTCAACCGAAATCGAATCCGGGAACGCAGGTGAGGATGCCCCTGGGCCGGACTCCCTCACCGATGAGGAGCGCAAGCGTATCGTTTTGGAGAAACTACGTAGGGGTGACGTGTCCCTAGCGGCGAACAAGGATCCGCATAAGCTCGCGGAAATGGAAGGCGGTGACGGCCGCTAGTGACGACTGCTTGCCCCCGTTCTGTCAGAGTATCCTCTTCTCGAACCGATTCGATAGGAGGATATTCAACCATGCTGACGGCCGCACCATTCGACCGCCACATGCCCATCAACCGTGGCATGACCTATGAACAGATGCTCGATGCCGTGGAAACCCAGCCAGTCCACGTCATCGAAGCTACGCTTGATGATGACACTTCAGGCCTCTACTGTGAGGCTGTCCAGACCATAATCATCGACGAGCATATGACCGACGTGCAGAAACGATGCTCTCTCACCCATGAATTGTTCCACTGGCTGCACGCCGATGATTCGCATGCGGAATACGGGAAAAGCCATGCCGAATGGCGTGTGCGCCGTGAAACCGCCATGTTTCTGATCGACCCGGCGGACTATGTGCAGGCCGAACGGGAATATGATGGCGAGATCTATCAGATGTCCTGTGAGATGGATGTCACGGTATTCCTTTTGGAGGACTACCGTCGGATTTTGGAATACCGCCAACCGATACACGACTGAGGAGAGGAGACATAAACCATGGGGCATCTTGACCCGTTTTTCCAGGAGTTGAACGGCATAGGAATACTGGCGCTGATCGTCACCATCATCGCTGTCATAGTCCGCGTGGTTTTCTGCAAGACCATGCGGGCCAGAATCTATACGGGCGTGTTGGGATTAATATCCGCGATCGTCATGTCGCTGGGTATTGATTATGCGATACGGCCATTCGCCGGTACTGGTGAATCGACTGCGACGAATGGACTGGGGTTCGTCCAGCTCATGATAGGTGTGGTTATCGCACTTATCGGAGGTGCCGTTTTGCGCGGCATCCTGAGTCATGACGATGGCGAACCACAGCCGACAAGCAATTCCCTCATTATGGACACGCAGACGGAGCTGAACCGTCTTGCACCCCGATACGGACTGGTGGCCGCCATGAGCAACGAGGACTCCTATTATGGCTGGTTCATGATAGACCACGACAACGGCGGCTCCCCCGACCCGTTGTATGAAGCCAGCCTCAACGCGAACCTGCAACAGGAACGCCAGCTCGGGAAACTGTACGGCGATCCGGGTTCCGGCTTGGACTATTCCGCTTTCGGAAACACGGCCGTACAGGCCGGCCAGCAGGGCGAATCCGCATTGGCCAGAATCATCGCCTACATGTAGCTCAACGTCATCTCCTTCTGGTCCCTGTACGGGCTCAACGAGAACCGCCAGCCCATCAACGCGGACATCGACTGCGTGCTGGTCGGCATAGACCCGCAACAGCAGGTGCATGCCTGGTTCGTGGACGCGAAGAACTACAAGGGCGGCAGCGACACCAAATACGTGAACTTGGATCCACGAAACCTGGTGCGCATGAGCATCAGCCGTCGAGCCCTCGTCAAAGGCTCGGATGGAACACCCGTGGTCAAGATGAGCGAGAACATGGCAACCCAACGCGATAATTGGGCGTCCACGCTCGAAACCTATCACGTGGCGGCCCAATGGATGGTCTGCATGGTACCGGGCGGACATAACGGCAACCCGGATGTCAGCGAAGCCGTCTGGCCGGGCAATGTTCGTGTCGTGACGCCTGGACAGTTGGTTGCGGAAATCCAATCCCTGAGCCTGCTGCCGGTGGACAATATTCCGCCACGTGTCGTCAGACTGTTCACCTCGGCAGTCAAACAACAGGCTCCTGCGCCAGCAGCGCCGGTGACGAACACTGTGCCGATGCCTGTGACCTCACCCGTCCCAGCCCCTATCCCCCAGCCGGCAATAACGAACAACTGCCCCAAATGCGGTCAGCCATTGAACGGACAAACCAACTTCTGCCCCAACTGCGGCACACCGCTCAACGCCTAATCAGGAGGTCAAGCATGGCTGCATGCCATTGAGTTGACGCTCCCCACGGCGGGGCGTCTTCCTTCTTTTTTCTTGTTGATTTGACGAACTGTAGCCTGTAGGCTACAGTATTGGTATGTTGAGATTCAAGAGGACGAGCGAATTCCTTGAATGGCTACGCAAACTAAAAGACAGAGACGCAAAAGCCAAAATCGAAGCACACCTTGACTACTGCGAGCTAAAAGGCTCCCTCCTGGGAGATACCAAACCCGTAGGAGACTCCATATACGAGATGCGCTTTCACTTCGGACCCGGATACCGAATCTACTACGCAAGAAGCGGATCAGAAATCTATCTGCTGCTCATCGGCGGAGATAAAAGAAAACAACAGGCAGATATCAAAAAAGCCAAGAAACTATTCAGGGAATACTCCGAATAGGAGGAGAAAAAAATGACAAAGAAATACCAAGACTACGACACCAGCGAATTCCTTGAAACCGAAGACGACATCGCCCGCTACCTCAATGCCGTAGCAGAATACAATGATCCTGAAATGTTCCAAACCGCACTCGGAAAAGTAGCAAAAGCACGAGGAATGTCCAGCATTGCCAAAGAGGCGAACGTGTCCAGAGAAAGCCTGTACCGAAGCCTCAGTGCCGAGGGTAATCCCTCGTTCCAAACCATCTCTAAAGTACTGGCTTCAATGGGGCTTCGACTGACTATACAGCCAGCTGAAGCCTGATATGTTCACCAGGTCGGCGGTGGAGCGCATCGACTAACGTTCTCCTGTTCTCATGACCACGATCATGCTGGGGAATGGCGCCGCTTCACCGGCCTGCCCATTCACCTCATACTTCAAACGTCCGGGCAGAAACCGGACTTCCGCACGGTGCAGGATATGGTTCTGGAACCAGCGGGTGTCAGTGCGTGCGGGAACCAATAGGACTACGAGAGTGTCAGGTTTGCTGGCTTCCTGGGAGGCTTTGCGTATCCAATCACCGATGTTCCGCCCGTAGGGAGGATTGCAGAAAACCGTCTCCCCTTCCCATGAGTGTTCTAGGCCACTGTTTTCGACTGTGTAGTGGTGTTCGCATTTTGCGTTCTGGTCATTTGAGGCGGCATCGAGAGTGAAGTGGAATTCCTCGTCCAACTGGTCGAACAAGGATTGCGGGGTCTCCCAATCGTCCTTGTTCGAGGTCATCGCAGCCGCACCCGCCTTGTAGAAGTTGCTTGCCATTACAATTTGCTCTTTTCGTTAAGGATTGATGGTTTGGTATCCAGTTGGGCGGATTCGAATTTTTCCGCAGCTTCTCTCTGAGAGGGAAACGAGTATCTGGTGCGGGTTTTGCAGTATGGGCAGCCGACCCGCCACCATGTTTTCGTATGAGTGATCGGGCTGACGGCTTTCCGATATTCGCCTTTCATTCCGCAGTTAGGGCATAGTAACGTCGTGTCGAACACGTCAACGAATTTGTCGCCCATACGATCCAATGTCCGTTGCATGGCCAACGTGTCCACTAGTTTCGGGTCGAATCCGAGCTGTTTGACCTGGCTGGCGCTCCACTGAGCTAGGTATCGGAGGATTTGCTGTTCGATACCGTATTGCGAATAGTGGTAACGTTTGCCGGTTTTCAGTTCGATGAAATCGTCTTCGTGGGCGAAGTCTCCGGCGCAGAACCGTTCGACGGCTTCCTTCCTGCTTTCGCTGGGGAAAATGTTACAGGCGATGCACCGTTGGTTCGAACAGGAGCAGAAGTACGGGTGGCACCAGAAGCCTTCCATTTGTCCGTCACGTTCGCCACCGTGTATGAACCCGAGGGGAAGGAAAGTATCACAGTCATGCGGTTCTGCATGACCAGTGGAGCAAAGCGGGCACGGATACTGTTCGCGCATTATCTTCGCTTCGGCTTTCCTCATGCTACGTTCCGCGGCATCCACCGCATCCTGCTCCGCCAGACGTTTGGCGATAGGCTCGTTGATCTGGCGAACGATATCGACGGGCAAACCGGTCTGCTTGGCGACGGATTCCACCGTGGAACGACGCGACTGGAGCAGGTCGGCTGCTCGTTCGGCTCGACTATGATATCGGGGCATGATCAGACTGGGTTTTTTGCAAGGCGCACGGCGACTGCGATGACTGCGGCAAATATGATACCGAGACCGATAAGGAGTGGTGTCCTGATTGGATGCTTCATGGCTTTCTTTTTTTCGTTAGTTGTTTTCGACGATGATTCGAGCTCCGCTAAAGAAGGCAAGCCTGTCAGCTTCGCGTATTTTCTTCGGATCGGTCACATCACGCATGAACTGTTCCCTGAAGCGCCGGTATTCGGCATCGTATCCGGAACCAGTGTTCTTCTTCTTTTGTGCCGGTTTCTGTTTCGGTGTCGGCCGACCTTTCTTGGAGGAGAGTCGTTCTCGGCGTCGCTTGTCTGCTTCGACCACACGGTTGATCTGTCTGGCACAGGAGACAACCGTTTTCCTGTCCCCTACCAGATGAGCGGATACGGCTTTACGCCGCAGTCGTCCGATGTTCCGGCAAGCGTTGGCTGACAGTCCCGGCAACAGTTCGAACTCGTTTAGATACAGGATTCCACCCAGAAGAGTGAACGGTTTAATGCTTTCATTGGCTTCCGGCATCGGTGTCTTCCTCCTCTTCAAGTCCAGTCAGCACTCCTGCATAGGCGTCTTCGATTTGCTGGCACCACTGTTCCATCGTCGTATCCAAGGAAATGAACATGGTCGGAGTGAACCCGCCGGTCATGTATTCATCAACGACCTGTCCAGCCAGGTCAAGGTCATACAGTTTGATTTCACCGATCAGCCTATTGTCCCGGAAGAAAGCCAAACGTCGTTGCGAATATTCCACCACACTCATGCCGCTGATAGCCCAGCCGTTCAACCCGTTACAGGAACAGGCCAGAGTGTGTTCGTTCTCCTCGACGATCTTCCAATCATCCTCTTTGACGATTGTTTTTAATGGTTCGTAGAATTTGCTCAATTTTTCTCCTTAATGACATTCCGGGCACAGCCACTCGTCTGTGGCGCAGTCCCATCCGTTTTCAATGAGTTCGTCATGGTTTCCCATTGCTGTTTTCCCGCATTTGCTGCAGGTCAGATGCCAGTGTTGCGGACAGTAGTGGTTTTCGTCTCCATCCAATTGCCATCCGTCGGAACTGGCGTCATCGTCTGCGTCGTCTTTGTCTGTGTAATAAGCGCTGCCGTCTTCGGGCTCGTATTGTTCATCGCATTCGTCGCAGTGGATTGCGACGAATTTCTTCTCGGTGAAACTCATAGCGTCCCTTGTTCTTGCGTCAAGTCTCGGATGGCGTCCTCGAGCAGGCTTCTCGCGGCCTTGCATCCTTGAATGTATGCGCGGGATGGTTCTGTTCGGGCGTGGGCGTCGCTTGCATGTTCGAGTTTGAGTTCGCTGGAGATTCGTTTCCCTGCTTCGGCTTCTGTTTTGGCCAGCAGTTGGCGATCATGCTCGGTAAGCCAGGCATCAAACAGTTCGGCGCTATTGGAGAATTGCGGTTTTGCCGACAGTGAATAGAAGTCCTCCGCGCCGTTTATGAAGATGTTCCTGGCTTCGCTGTCCGTCAACGGTTGGTTCACGCTCAATTGTTTTCCTCTCTTTGATGATGCTTGTCTTCGATGACCCGGATGCGTTGAATGCCGTCGAGATGAATGTGCATGGGTGTGCCGGTGATCCAATTCCAATACACGTGATCCAACACGACGGGAATGGTTGAGCCGTCTCTGATTCGTGCCGTGATTGTTCTCTCCCACCAGCATCCGGTGTTGTGTTCCAGAATCTGAACGGGCGCGGTGACTGTAAAGCCTTGCAGTGGCTTCGGGGCTGTGTCATTGAATACGACTTCTACCGTTTTCCCTTCGAATCGGATACGTATGTCATTGATCGCCGCATCAAGGAGTGGCTTGTGCCGTCTCCCGTATTCGCCGCATCCTTGACGGTCTCGTAATTCGTTCTTGTAAGGGATGTTGATCGATGATGCCCTGTTCAAGATTCCAGCTCCTGGTTAATATCGTCGATATTCTTTCCTTCCACCAGTCGAATCATCATCGCGATGGCCCGGCGCATCTTCGGATAATCTCCGAATCGTAAGGCATTCCAGAACTGGAATTCGTATTGTTTCGTCTGGGATTGATGTTGCAGCTCATTGATGATGCCAAGCTGACGGCAGGTCAAAGCGACAGGCTCGTTCCTGTTTTCCGCATAATGCGTATACCAGAGAGCCTTTTTCAGGTCTTCGACCGGCTTGTTCTTCGACCGGTATCTCCACACGTATTTGACGGCGTTGCCCATGCAGAAGCTCATGCCGGCGGTCAGGTCAATACATTCCAGACCGGGATGGGATAATTCGTAGTGTGCGGGATGTTCTACCGGATCGGATTCAATGACTCGCGTCACTGTTCCATTGCTCAATTGCTGCTCTTCTTTCCTGCGAACACGTGCAGGTCGTACACGTTCTTGTTGACGCCGTGGATGGAACCGTCAGGCCAGACTTTCAACACGTAATCCGTGTCGTAATCCAGGTCTCGGACGCTGAGGTCGCTCATGCCGTTGAATTGGAGCGTCCCGGCTTTCGGCTCGCCTTTCCATGTGAAGATAGCAAGGCAGTCTTTCAGCTCATGACAGTTTCGTCCAATAAGGTTGGTCAGTTCGACGAGTCGCCGGTCATCTTCGGTCTCGAATCTGTCGTAAGCGTCATGCAAAGCGGTTTGAATATCAAAATAGATGCAGGAACACTTGCTGGTCAGATTGTCTTCATCTGATTCTTCCAAGTGGAAGATGGAACGCATGCGTCCAGACATCGTGACGGCCGCGACATGTTCCTCTTCCTGGCTGGGCTGACGGTAGGCGTGAGCGCGATAACCTTTGATGAATGCTTGTCTGAGGCTGTTACTTCCAAGGTCTGCATCCTTCAAGGCATTCAATGCTTCCTGCTGCAGGTCGATTTTCTCGGACACGATTAGGCTCCTCCTTCGATGTGGGCTGATGGATGCGAATCCGGTTGAATCAATGCGAATTCGAGTTCCACACCAGGGTTGCGTCGCAGATAGGATTGCACGGATTCCACTCCGGCGACGATGCACGCGGCCTCACCACGTCGAACATCATGGCGCCCGTTCTGGTTGGCGATACCGGTCGCATACTCGTGAAGCCGAGTCAGCACGTCAACGTCAACGGGGGTTGTTCTGGTGTCCTTGCTGTAGTCCGTGTGTTGCCGGATCCAATCCAACAACGTCCAGTTGTCTCCCCATAGCATCAACGTTCCGGGATTTGGGTAAGCGTCATCGCCGGTGCCTTTGATCCGAATGATTTGTTTGAAGTTTCGTACTGGTTCACTCATTGTTTTCTGGTTTCTTGATTCCGGTCACGGCTTGCACGGTGACGTATCCGTCCGTGTCGAAGTAGTCGACCATGGCGTTGTTGTTCTGATACGTGTACTGGTCTCCGACCTGCTGGCAGAGTTTCTTTGCGTTGCGGACTTTTGGAGTTTCGATGACGCAGGCTTGCTCTTCTACGGTCAGCTGTTCGTTGTTCTGGATTTTCTGGTTGATTCGCCGTGCTGTTTCATCCCATTCGTCGGAGGAGGCGCTTCCTCCATGAGCTTCGATGATTCCTCGTCCGGCCCTGTGTTCCGGACCGATGATCCGGTCTTCGGAATCCGCAGCCATATATTCGGCGTGGGTCGGCACGTATGTGGAGGATTCGCCTTCCGGCAGTTGGATGGTGAATCGGGCTCTCCAACTTGCGGAACCTGTACTTGTTCGGACTCCGATCTTCCAATCTTTTGGAAGTTGACCGTTCTTCTGCAATGCTTTGATGTCCGCGCGCATGAGTTTCGCGTTTTCCGCCGGACTGCGACTGGCATCGTATTTGCCGCCGGTGATGGCGGTGGATCCCATGTAGCCTTCCGACTTCACGGAGGGCTTGATGATCGGCTCATCAACGGTCGCCGAGCTTTTCGCTAACAATTTGGAGGCACGCTGAATCATGTCGTTGGAGGGAAATCCCGCATTCTTGTTCTCGTTGGCGAATGTGCCATCGCTGTTTCTGCGCTGTTGTTTCGCTTGCGCTGACTTAATGGACATGATTTCGTTCTTTCTATTCAGATGACGGGATTCGCGGGAACGCTCGTTGGATTGCCTGCTGCGACATACTGCCCATAGTCCGGGTCGTCTTTGCAGAGTGTCCAGTCTCCGCTGCCGTCATCGTGGTAGGTCATGTGTGATTTCACGCCTTGTTCGATGAGATATCCATGGGAGCAGGTGTTGAGACGGTTTTGTTCGGGTAGTTTCATATAGTCGTCGAGGCTGTTGCGGTCTGCTTCGGGCAGGAGTGTGAAGTCTCCTATTCCGTTTTGGGTGTCTTGGATGCTTGTGTTGGCTGCGTGGCTCATTGGTGGGTCTTCCTTCAATTCTCTATGTGGATATATTCAGTATAACAGGCATATATCGTAGAAGAAAATCCCAATGAAAGATATTCACGGTTTAAGGCAGGCGCCTGGTGCCGAGAAAGCCGAACTGACGTCCGCAGATTCTCCAGCCTCTATCCACTTTAGGCATTCTCGAAAGCCTCCTGATCGAACTTGGTATCCACGTGGACGGTCCATCCGCTGCTGATCACCTCATTGCAATAGTGCTTGCGGGATGCGACCACCTGGGATTGCAGGTATCTGTTGTCCCTCAGCTGTTCCGCAGTGGGGTTGCCGAACAGTGGCGTCGGTATTCTTTTCGACCCGGTCTCCGTGACGAAGTACAGGTTGAGCACCGTGTCGTCTTTTACGCGGCGCATAAAGTCGCCGAGTTTTTCGGTCTTGTCTTCAGACAATGGATCTCCTTGCTGTTCCATACTCTATGTAGATATATTCAGTTTAACAGGCATAACAGAATTGTTTCAGAAAAAAAGAGAAGGTGCGGCTCACCCAAAAAGTCCACAAGGGGAAGCCGCACCATAGGAGAATCCGAGGAAAAACAGGATTACCACCGAGAGGATTCGGGTCGAGAGAACGTAGGCCCTCATCCTGATATCTCAACCTACCGTAGTGTTTCCGAAACAACAGGCAATATATTGAAACAATCAGATAATTCCTAGTTTTCTTCGGAATGGCTTAATTTTCTTTCGCCTGGCATTGCTGCAGGAATCCAATCGTCTCGCTTTTCTCCCAGCTGCTCATGGAAAGTCCATACTTGTCTTTGATGTAGACGCGCTTGGCCATGTAGGAGCACTGGTAGCCGCTGTTGCTCGGCAGCCAGACGGATGGGGTGGATGCGGCCCATCGTCCGACGGACTTCTTGGGGACACCGCTCCCGTACAGGTTGATGCCCTCGCTTTTCGCATTGTTGGCATCCCCCTGGCTGGCAAGCAGCACGTCCGGATCGTTCGCGTATTTCACGCGATCGTTTTTCCTTGAGTTCTTCCACAGGCCGGAGGCCCATGCGTCGTTCAAGGCGACCACATGGTCGATCTGCACTGCGGTGCTGTCTCCGCTGACGGTCTTCCCATTCTTCACGACGCTCTTCCGGAAGTTGATGGTCTGGCCCGTATAGGGGTCATGCAGTGTCCCGGATTGCACCTTGCAATTGGAGTCCATGACCGGATTGGTCAGGTCACGGTTGAGAATGTAGTCGCGGGTGGTTCCGTATCCGCAAAGATGGTCGCTGTTCTGCCAGTCCCCGAAATCCTCGGCGCGATTGTAGCCCTTCGTATGGGGTGTTTCGGTCGGGAGGTTCCGGGCGGCTGTGATGGCTTCGGACACGCTCATGGGGCTTGCCGCGGAAGCCGGCAGTCCGCTCGCTCCCATATCCGTGTTCGTGGAATCCTTTTCTCCGGTGTTCCCCGAGGAGGCCAGACCGTCTTTGATCTGGCCTTCGATTTTCGACAGGTCCGGTTTTTTCAACCCCAAGCCGATGTTTGTTTTCTGCATGGAGTCTTCGCCCGGAAGTATCTGACTGATGCTGGTTATCGCAGGCAACCCGAATTGTGGGGCGACCGTGGCCCATACTCCGGTTTGGATGATGACGATGATGGTTATGAGCACGATGGCCAAGCCGCCAAGGATGCCGGCGACGGTTATGCCGGTCTTGTTTTTTCTCGATGCCACGACGGTTTCCTCTTCTAGAACAGTCCGCTGATGATGGTCCAGACGACCGCGATGCCGAATAGGATGACGATGATCGCTCCGAACAGGTCAGCGTTGCTGTTGACGAATTCCGCAAATGGGGGAAGTCCCGGTTTCTTGTCATTGGCCATGATGGTCTCCTTAGTTGTTCTGGCTGCCGGATGCCGTACCGTCCGACGATGTGCCGTCTGAGGTGTTGTCCGACGTGCCGTTGCCCGATGATGCCTTGGAACCGTCGGCAGCGGAATCGTCGGACTGGGTGTCCTGCGATGTGGTCCCGGCGGAATCGGTGCCGCCGGTCTCGTCGTCGGAGTTCGCCGAGGTCACGTCGCTTTTGCTCAGTGCGTTCACATAGGGGCTCAACGTCCTGACGCTGCCATCCGCTCCCCAGTCGATGATCTTCGCGTTACCGGATGTAGGGTTCTTGACCAGTACGGTGATGTTCGTCTTGACGGTCGAGCCGCCGGTGTTGTCCGAAGATGACGTGTCGCTTCCCTTATCGGAACTGTCTTGCATCGCGGCATACGGTTCGAATGTGATGCTGATCGACGCCGCAGCATAGGGAGGCGTGTCACTGGATTGTTCCTTTGGTACGGATTGCCCGTTCTTGTCGCACTCCACAAGCCAGTTGATGCTCACGTTTTTGAATGTTCCGATGGCTGCTGGCTGGTAGGCATGCTCGCTGTTCGGATCCCCGACCAGCACGGTGAACGCGTTGCTGTCTTTCCCGATGTAGGCTTTCGCCCAAGCGTTGACGACGTTCTGGAAGCTGGACGCCTGGTCGATGCGAGAGTATCCGGATGGCGTATAGGATTGGGCTCCGCCAGCGCCGCTTGCTTTCAACGGCAGCACTGTTGGCTCTCCCACGGCGGTGGCCACGTTGTTCTTCCATGAAATGAGCTGGGTTACGTCGCGGGTGGATCCGTCGGACAGGTCGGTCAGGGAGAACTGGTGGCTCCACCAGTCGGTATGTTCCTTTCCTGTTCCGGTGTCCTCGTCACTGGATCCGACTTTTGTCGCCGAATCCCATAACAGGTTCGTGGTCCCGTAACGGAATGGTCCTTTGTTTGTGTCCAACCATTTGTTGACGGACGCCAAGGCTGCCTGTTTCCCTGGTTTGTCTACGCTGATCTCCTTGTATTTCGCGCTCAACATGGAACCCATGTCCTGCAGCGTGCTGATTGCGTGAATGCTGATGACGGGAGCGACGATTCCGGCGATCATGAACACGGTGATGAAAACTTTCCACCAGCGGGTGTTTCGCATGGCGCGTTTGATTGCCGTCAGTTCGACTTCGTTCTTCCGTTTGTCTTCGGTGATGTCCATTGGAGATTCAACGGATGCTTTTCGTGCCACTTCGTCTCCTTGAGAATCTGAACGTGTTATCTAGTGTCAGACTATCCGGAGTCTCAGCGTGAAAGCGGTGGAAGTCGGGAAAAGAAAAAAGAGACTCGGATACTGCCGAGTCTCTTTTTGTGTCAGCGGGTCTGCGCGTATTTTCTGGCCAGCTCCATGTCAAGTCCTCCGTTGACGAAGCATTGTTCCACCGCAGCGTTAAGAAGAGCCTGCGTGGTCATGTTCGTCTCGACCGACTTGATTCGCAGCGCGAGATAGTTTTCATCCGTCAGGTTCGTGCCGAGCCTCCGGTCGAACGAATACACGGGCTTCCTCCGGCCGGCCCTCCCGGATGCTTCATTCGTTTTCGTCTCATGATCTTCCGGGATTGCTTCAGAGACTGCTTTCTGCTCGGGAGCCTCGACCGTCATCTTCGGTTCGGGGGGTTCGGATAGGAGAGGCCGACGCCCCATGTCGCGAGTGTCCTGCAGGCCGCGTCCGAAAGCGCTGTTGATATTCTTTACCATGTTTCAACTCCTACTCGATGCCGAACTGTTTGACGAGGTCAATGAGCTCTTGGGTGACGGAAGCGTAATCCCTGTTGTCTATCTGGTTGGTTCCGTACAGATTCTTGATGGCTTCCCTCTCGTGGATGACCGTTTCGAATCGTGTTGCCTCCAGCTCATCCAATTGTTTCACTGCGTCACGCGCGAGTTTGGTTCGCGCTTTCACTCGCGTGAGCAGGATGATGCCGTTTCTGGCGGCCGCATAGGTTTTCCCTGCATGGCTCAAATCGCTGATGGACGGCTGGCAGGGGATGATTGACACGTCGGCCGCCTGGAGTGCCGTCTGCACCGTTCCCGCATCGGATGGAGGCGTGTCGATGATGACCCATCCTTTGTAGCGTTCGCGAATCCTGTCGGGCATTCCGAGGATCACGTCATTGGTTTGGATCACGTCGAAACCCAGCTTGTAGGGTTTGTGCGGAGTCCCGTTGGCTTCGTCTTCTTTGCGACGACGATCGTCCTCAATTCGCACGTATTCGTCCCAGAGCGTCGCACCACCGGTGTTGTCGGCGTCCAGAACCGTGACGTGTTCGCCGCGTCGGGCGAGGCATCCGGCGATAAGCATGGCTGTCGTCGTTTTTCCGACGCCGCCTTTGATGTCGGCGACCGCGACAAGAATCGTGCTTTTCAGCATGCTGTTTTCTCCTCTGTTCACGTTTTCCGCCGCCAAGGTGGAGGCGTGGGACGCGCTTTTTTTATGTGGCCACATTCAGTGTAGCAGAGGCGCATTTTTTTGTGGAACCAGCTCTCCCAATCAACAGGAAAACAACACAATGCGGGAATGATCAGGCAGAGAAACGCTTCCGCATTCATCTGCCAAACCATTCCCGCATTCCCACAGTTCTTTGCGAAAATTTTAGGATGCCGTAAACAACAGCCTCTCCAAAAACGCTTTGAGCAACACGCCCAAATCCGGGAGCTGACTAGCGATCCCCTGCATCCATTCACGGATGGGAATGCCCATCGCCTCCAGGACGCCGCTGATGACCCACACGAAGAACAGGCCCGCGCATATCCTCGCCGCAACGGACAACATTCTCATCGAACGTCCCATGATCTTCATGAAGACGCTGCCGCCGCCGACCGCCAACAGGAGCAGGGTCAGCACGGCTCCCGTTGGCGTGAACATCCAAGCGAACAGGACGGTGAGAAAATCGGCGGCTCCCTGCCCAGCCGTCTGAGTAACAGTGCCGGTGTCCATCAGAATGCATCTCCATCCGTTTCGAACTCATCAGACGTTTTCTGGCGAGGTGGGTTCTTCGGCGCGTTGAGGTTCGCATGGTATTTCGCCGCTGCTTCCTTGACCTCTCCCGTGATACGTGCGCTCTCCAATGCGTCGGCGGCTTCCTGCTCGCTCATGTGGCCCTGTTGCCGGAAGTTGTGCATCATGCTGTTCTCCACCACCCCGAACGCCTTGTCTCCATCGGAGTTGAGACTTCCGTCCTCGGAGTGCATCTCGTTCAATGATTCATCGAGATCGAACGGATTGTCTTCGACCGGAGCAATCGGAGTCATGACCGTCGTGGGCCTGTTGCCCAGGCTTAGGATTTCGTTGCGGCTCTTCTCCACTCTGGCTCCCAGTGCGCCGATTCCGACCTTGGCTCCATGCCAGAAGTCACGGTTGGTGGCGAGCTTGCCCAATGCGACTGCACCTGCCGGCAGTGTGATCGGGTTGGATGTGAGTGCGGCAGCGGCGATACCGGTCGCCGCGACTTTGGCGCCACGCTTGACCACGTCACGCAACGGTTGGGATTGCATGACACCTAGGGCTGCCTTGCCTGTCGCGCCCAACAGCATAGCTCCTCCGCCCAGGCCGCGTGCGGTCTGATTAAGCAGGCTTGCACCTTTTGCCATGGTACGGGCGCGGCCGAGCGATGCGCCGGGATGGCGGGCCATATAGTTCTTGACGCGATCATCGTAGGACATGCCGCCCGTCATGAACGCCTGAGCTCTGTCGGCTTGGTTGGCGAAACGTGCGGCGACTCCTGCGAGGGACCCGCGTACGGTGCCTTCGTTCATGCGCCCCCATCTATAACTGAGGGAGTCTGCTCCGCGGGCTGCGATCGCATCGTATTCTTTCGCGTTGCGTCCGTACAGGTTGCGGTCGCCGCCGTCGAGGTCAAGATTCTTCCTCTCCGAATCGAGCATGGAGTCGAGTTTGCTTTCGCCGGCGGTGGGACCGAACATCCTGTGGCGCGATCCGGCGTTGCGACTGGACATGCCGCCGTGGTTTCGGCTTGTGAGGAGCCGTCCCATGAGGAGACCGCTGCTTATTCCTCCGCCGATTCTCCTGAGGCCGGCCAGCACTCCGCCTGCCATGGCTCCACCGGTGGCGATTCCCATCATCGCTTTGAAACTGAACGGGTTGCCGACTTTGAGCACGCTGGTACAAAACAGGCTGATGGCCGCGATTGCAAGCACCGGACTGAAACCGCTGATCACGTTGTACATGAAGCTGCTGCTCATTTCGGAACAGAACTTCAACATAAGCTGGCAGATGAATGTGGCGATGGCTCCCAAAGCCGAATACAATCCGCCGGTCATGCTCAGGTTGCACGTGTATTTCACCCAGTTCTTCAACACGTTCTTCGGAGCTTCGCCTATGGGGAAAGCTCTCACGAGGAACGCTACGACGAGGAACAGCACCATCAGGACGAGCATGAGCTTGGTCATGATGAGGATGACGCTGAGCAATCCCCAGACGATCATGTTGCAGATGCCACCGAGCACGGAACCGAATGCACCCAGATTGTCAGGCGCTGAATTGCCGTACAGGTTGTCCAGGGTGATTCGCATCGCTCCTTCTCCGGTCGAAGAATCCTGCGTGTTACCAAGGTTGGCTTCACGCCAGGTTCCGCCGACGTTGGGGATATCGAAACGCCAGCCCAGGTTCGCGGCATCGGCGATGTCCGTGTTCTGGACGTTGCCGCTCGAATCACGGAAGTCATTGTCGTTGTGGAAGGCCTGATACTGGTCGCCTTTGAATTGCTTTGTGCCCAAAGCCACATTGCACAATTGGAGTATGTTCTGGTCTACCTTGACATCGTCCCCGTAGAAGTGGGCCCCGTTCCCGCCTGAGATGTCGCTGAATCCATCCTTCTTCAATCTGACGGTGAGCTTCCCGTTTTTGATGGCTCCTGTATCCTTGTCCCCCATGTTTTTGACGAGGATGTTCCAGCCGTCACGGCCGTACACCTTCCCACTGCCGTCGATACCGCAGGTCTCCCAAAAGATCCCCGCTCTGGTCAGTCGAACATATTTATCCCGGTCGTTCTGCTCCTTTTCCTTGTCATTGACGGAACTGTCCTGAGGGTCGATCCAACCGTGTTCGCTGAACAACCATTCCGCTGTGCTGGAATCGATACTCAAACCGGTTGCCGCATTCGTCAATGTCATTTGCACCGCAGGATCGGTGTTCGTGTTCATGTCAAGCACATGGCAGTACGCTTGCTGTGCGTTGTCGGCCACACCTGACGGCGTGTTCGGCCCCGCTGACGGATTACCCCATTGCATCGTCACCCACGATCGGAGAGCCGTTTCCTCCCACATGCGGTTCACGGCCTTGGTGATAGAGGATGTGTCTCCCCCGTTGCCGCTGGTCGCGGTGTCGTACTGCTGGTGCATGGCATACAGGTAATCCTGGCAGTTCGTATTACGGTTGAGTGCTTTGTTGCTGAACGCCATCATGTTCGATTCGCCGTCGTTCAACCCGTCCAGATCAAGTCCGACGGTGAGCTTGTTGACTGCGCCGTTGATGGTGTTGACGACCCACCAGGGACTGCCGGTCGCCGGTTCGGTCGCATTCTCCGCGGTTTTCGAGGCTCCTGTCCCCAACACGATGAGAGCCGCAAGACACAATACCGTGGCAAGCAGTCGTTTGCTCGCCTCTTTCGTGGTCCCGATGTCGAATCCCGCCGCGAGAAGCCATACGACGATGGCGGTCACCATCAACGCCGCGGGAATGCCGCCGGCCATGACACTGTCGATAAGGTTCGCCGTGGCGTGGTCGACCGACGCTCCGGCGGTCTTCAATGGGGTGAAGCTTGCCGCGAACTGGCTTAGCGACAAGGCGCACGACCAGCAGAGCTGCGTGATCTGCATCAGCATGTTCGGCAGGATGTCCCTCGTCGTATGGCTGATCATGGCGGGCACGTTGGCGATGAAACCAAGGATGCCGCTCGATGGTTCGATGCGGCTGGTTATGCTGCCGACATTGCTTCCCCATCGGCCGGACGGAAGACATGTCGTGTAATCGACTTGGGTGCTTGTGGTCGTAGCGCATGCCGGCGCACTCGCACCGCCATCGTTCTCGACCATGGCGAATGCTTGGGAGGGCAGTACGGCCACTGTCATCAGAACGACGAGCAGAACAATGAACAGCATGTTCCGTCGCGCTTTCATCCTGACCGGGAGGCTGGGCTGCATCTGGGTTGAAGCGCTCACAGTATCCACATCTCCTTCAGACTGCTTAGATGCTCTGGCTGATTCGAATTGGGGTAGAAAACCTCTCCGGCGATGTTCCGGCTCTGCAATCTCCTGAGGAGTCTTTTCCATCGGACCTGCTGGGTCCGGTCTTTGACTTGGCCGACCATGAGGAATGGTGCGGCGACCAAGCCGATGAGAATGAACACCACGCCGAATGTGATGCCGATGATCGGGGCGAGCATAAGACAGATCAACAGTCCTATAACACCGCCGATGATTGTCGAGAACACGGTCTTGGATCGGGCTTCCGTGCTTTTCGTGATCATGAACGTGTTCTTACGTTCGATTGATGCGGTGGATGAGACCTCGGTGATGTCATCCATGGTTTCCCTTGGATGCAATTGTCTTTGCTCGCCCATGAATATGTTCCCCGATCAGATTCCGAAGTAGTCTTTGCCCTGACTGCCCACGGCGTTGACGATCCAGTCAAGAGCTGTCAGCAATGCCGGGATGGTTATGGTCGGGCCAGCGAAGATGAAGATGACGGCGAGAACGACGATGACTCGTGTGACGCTTGGACAGAACATGGAGACCAGCTGGTTGCTTCGCCCCATCGCCTTGCTGATTCCTCCCAGGATAAGCCCCAAGGCCAAGATCACTGCGGCAGCGGCGCCCACCTTGGTGATGAGCTGTCCGGCGGTCGAGTTGAGGATGCCGTCGAACATGGCGTGATAGCTTCCGACAAGATTGCTGGAAGCGGCGATTTCTATGGTGTTGCCCATTATTGGATTCCCTTCGAATTTGGTTTGAAGGAACCCTCCTGCGTTTCCCGAGTGTATCAACGGAATCGGTTGATAACGATAGGTTTTCGGTTTTTAACAAAGTTTCTTGCATTCTCAGACAACACGGAGGACGCAGATTAAGAAAAACCCATCCGGCGTCAATGGAAGCCGGATGGGTTGGCATGTTTTTTTGCGGTCCTACTTGTCGCCGGGGCGATAACCGTCGTCGAAGTCTTTCACGCTCACGATGAACGCCGGCTGGATCTGTTCCATGTTTCTGGTTCTTACAGCGGCATGGTATTTGGGGAGGTTCGTCACCGCTCCTCCAGTCCACCCATCCAATCCCTCATTGTCGGTCAGACGTGCCGCGGTCAGCGTGGCTATGCGCGGAATCGACGTGTTGTAGCTGATGAACGTCGTGTACCCCAGGAACGAATCCAACAACGTGTCGGACAACTGGGTCGGGTATTGGGTGGCAAACACGAGAATCAATCCGAACGAACGCCCCTGCTCCCTCAGATTCTTCAACACGTCGTCCGACCCGTTCGCCAGCAGGCTCAGCTCGTCGCAGACGAGCATCGTGTGTTTGCCAAGCGTTAACCAGTCCTTGCAGTGTGCGAACACCGTGTTCCAGAACCGGTACATGAGCCACGAGCCCAGAATCTTGTCCATGAGTTCGGGAAGCGAGTGGCCATTGTGCGGGGCGAGCACGATGTGATAGTCGCCCGGGTGATCCAATATCCACTTCCATGTGACGGTGCTGCGTCGCGGTGTGAACATGTGTTCGATGGCGAGGAACTGGTTGACCTTGTTCACCGAGGCGTTGGTACGCTGCAGTATTTCACGATCGCTTCGCGCCGCCTGCCCCTTCTGATCCGGTCGTCCGTACAGTTGTTCTGCGGCACGCGCGGCCAACGTCATGTCTATTCCGAGAGGATCGTCCTTCAACTCCAATGCGAGAGCCCTGCATACCTGTCCAAGCGCTCTGGCTGATCCGGTTTGACCATCCGACCCACACAATGCGACCACGGCCCAGCCGATGGGTGACTGCTGTTGCCTGAGTTGACCGGCCCCGGGATACTGTTGCTCGAGTTGTCTGCATCTTCTTAGGATGTCCCCTGGCTTGTGTTGGTCGTATCGGCTTGCGGCCACGCCGATGGTCATGGATTGGGTGATGATGTTTTGGGAGTCGTTCTGAATGTCGCCGGCATTGAATGCGTATCTCATGGTTTTGGCGACGCTTTCCGCCGTCTCCTGGGCGTTCCTTCCCTCCTGCATTCCGAGCAAATCGAGACCGATGCTGGAAGGGTCGGTGAGGTATATGACACGTGGATGGGAGTCAATCCCCTGCGTTTGCCGATACCGGTCCAGCACTTCCACTCCGGTGTCGTCCTTCATCCAGAAGTGGATGAGTCGTGAATCCGTCCCCCACACGTCACGGCCGGTATCATTGCGATGGCTGATGGCCCATTGGCTGATGCCGTGGGTCAGAACGGTTTTTCCTGATCCGGCTTCACCGCTGATTGCGATTCCGCCATAGAGCTGTGTCGGATCCAAGTATCCGGGACGTCCGGAATCGTCCAATCCGATCAGGACGCCTCCATGGGACAATGGTTCGGGCACCGGGTGAAGGTCCTGTTTCACCGCCGTGGATTTCTGCACCGGCATGAACAGTGTGGTCGTGGTCATTGGGCTGAAGATCAAAGTGGTGCGTTGCGGGCCATATCCCGTCGCATACACTCGTTTGTCTTTCATGCCGAGTTTTGTTTCGGTGTCACTGAGATTCGCCTTGCGTTTGCGGCGAAGCCACCAGTATCGGCGTGGGCGTTGGAGAATATCATCCCATAGAGTGTTCCTCCACCATCTGATTCCAGCTGCAACAGTGAAGGCAAGAGGAATGATCCACAACCATGACGGTATCGGCAACAGCATCAAAGAGCAGTACGCCAACAGTCCCAGACATGCGAATTTGTAGTGCGGCGGTACTCGGAAGTACATTCGAGTGCTGTTGTCGTCGTTCAGCATGGCTTTCGCGTTTGCGGAGAGTAGTCCACTCAAAACCCAAGGCACCAGCAGCATCGCCGCTACCGTTCCCGCCAGCCAGAAGAATGTGGCAAGACGAATCGGAGTGATGACGGACAATACCATCGTCAACAGGGTGACAGCCAAGGTCACGATGAGTCCGCCCAACTTTGGGTAGCTGGGATGACTGCTCATGTTGGAGAGCAGCGGGAACATGGCCTGTCCAGCCCGTTGTGCGAGTTCTGCGTTCCGGCGGCTGTCGGCGCATGCTGCGGTGACTCGCGCGCAGAGCGTGTGTGCTGCGACAAATTCGTTGCCGTCCTCGACGGTGGAATGCTCGTCGGCAACCCAATCTCGAATTCGGGCCTGTTCGAAATATCCTTGCCTGCGGAGCGTTACGCTGACATAACTGTCTGCCGGCATCAATGCTTCGACGCTTTTCCGAATGCCGGCGGAATCGGTGCGCATCTTCTCCATCGTCGCCTTTGAATTCAAGCGGGCCCGCCATGGCACAAGAGAGTGAGCTGATCTGCCGATTCCTTCCGGCAGTTCGGGTTCGCCGTTCCCTGGCAGTGGGCTGATGGAAAAGCCGGCGAGATCACCCGCCTTGCGTATGCCTTCGCCATCGCCATGCACATATTCACGGACCGGCTCGTTTCCCACTCTGACGAGCAGCAGCGTGCAGTCCTCCAGATTTCCTGGGACATCATCCGCGATGGATCTCAACTGGTCGCCATCGAGTTGGCTGATGCTGCGAGTCACCTCGTACCATGCTTTTTCTTTTTCGCTCATATCCGATGCCCTCCTGTCAATTCGATTGTTCTGCGGTTGCCGGTTCGGTGGAGTAGAGCATGGCCAAGGGGAATCCTTCCGGCAAGTCGAACTTGGTCAGCTTCTCTCTTTCCAACAGTTGATATAGCCATGTGGTCATGCGGACCGTCGCATCCTTGTCTGCCAACGCCCATCCCAAATCCGCATACCCGTCCTTGACGGTGCTCTGGTCGCCGATGGTTTCCCTCATCCGTCGTATGGTCTTCACCGCAATGTATTTGGAAACGTCGAACATGATCGCATCCAATTGCCAGAGTCGTATTTTTTTCAAAGCCGGATTGCGTTGCAGGTTGACCATGAGGAACGGGACCACCAGCGAACGGCGTCCTGTTTCGCAAAGCGTCCGTATCTTCTGCAATGCACGGTAGCGTTCGGTCTTGGCTTCCTCCAAACGCTGCTGGTTGGTTGCGAAATTTTCAGGAAGAGAGTTCAACGCTTTCACCTCCGATATACCCGTAGAATCCTCCCCGGTATGCTTCCGGCTTCCGCCATCCACTGACATCCCAGCCCCATTGGTGTCTGATTGTTTCATCCATGACCGTCCATCCCCAGTCACGGATTGTCGTCACAGGTTTTGTTGATGGGGTGCATCGGCTCCAGTCCGGTGAGAACATGCTGCGTTCGACGTTCAGCATGTCCCGGTATGTTCCGATCCCGCCGGTCGGGTTGCCTTGCTCGTCGAACCAGTCGTCCCATAACGCGAATCCCATACGCGACGCCACGGATGGGTCGCCGACCAACATCTCGTCGGCATGGCTTGCCGTTTCGATGATGCTGCCCAATGCCGGGTACTGCCATTGGCTGGTGTCGCGTATGAGCAGCCAGATACAGATGAGTCCACGTCGTTGCATCGGCGAGTAGGCGAGCAGCTTCGACCAATTGGAGATTTTCTGGCTCATGTTATTTGGGTGGACCTGCACTTCGATTCCCGCAAGCACGTTGTTCGATGCGAGTGCGGTGATGTCCGTCGAACAGCTGTGAGGCAGTCCGGCTTCGCTGACCGCCTGCGGGTCGATGAGCCGGAACGCTCCCCAACCGTCGCCGCCGACGAGTTTGATGTCCGGATTGACGCCGAGATGCAGTCCGACGTGCGCCGCATACGTATTGTGGCGCACGTGGCGTCTCATTCCGATCAACTGCTTGTCCGAAAGCATTCTACGAAGCCAAGTTGCTGAATTAAACAGGCCGAGCGTGTTTCGGATGAGTTTCTTGTCGGAGCTCAACGACAACCAGGTTTGCGGGATTATCTGCCCGGAAAATCTTTCGTAAGGACTGAAGCCGATGTCGATGACTCCCATCCGACACAACGCGCCGTACAGGTTCGGTTCGTCGCGATGGAATTCGGGAGCTCCTTTCACGGAGAGTCCCGCCCGAAGCTGGTCGACGGTGCATGTCCTCCATGAAAGCAATGCGCCGATGATGCTCGTAACCAATTCACTGTTTGCCTTGACCATGCTTTCCGCGAACAATCGGTTCGGGACGATCCACTGATGACGTTGCGCCAACACTCCGGGGTGTTCGTTGTTCGCCACGTCGCTTCCGCGAATCCAATCGGCGTCGCTACCCATCGGCCATAGAGCACGGTCATCGGGATTCGGTGTGAGTGAGAGATCAACCACGATGGAACCACCCTTTTTTCTTTTTCACTTCGAACTTGGCCGGTTCGAATCCCTTATCGGGCAGAACCCATTCAAGGGTCTGCTCTCTCGCCAAGTCCAGATTCGAGTCAGCCCAATTCGATTTACCGGATGCGATCAGATTGCCGGCCTCGACCGTCTGGTACTCGACTCCGAGAAAAATCCCGTATCTTGAATAATCAAGTGGCCGGTAGTCTGTCATTCCGACCGGGACCGTGTCTTTTATTCCGATACATTCTCGGGGCAAACCGTAACGGGGAAACGCGCTGAGCAGATTCAACGCATCTCCTTGCGTTTGCACGCCGGCCTTGACGATGACCAGGCAAAGGTCGCCGGCAAGAACGTAGGGGACGACCATTCCTCCGGCGGCTGTGGTGCTGTCCTGCAGATCGTCTGCGCTGATACGGTCGAGATCCAGGACGACGAAGTCCCAGAGCTTGCGTGCTTCCTCGATGTATGCGCGGTAGTGGTCCCACGACACCATCGCACCGGCCGGTGGAGCGAACGAAACATCGTAACCGATGTTGAACATTCGTCCCGAATTGGCGCCGTATTGTGCCGCCATGCCGGGACGCCAGTCGGCTATGGTGCGCGCCGGCATACGCTGCCCAGGGTCGAAGAAGGAACGTTGCGATGACTGTCTCATGTTGCCGTCGATAAGGAGGGGGCGTAGTCCTTTTTCTCTTGCCCGCTCGCATAATCTGCGTGAGGAAACCGTCTTTCCCACGCCTCCAGTGTTCGATGTGACAATGATCATGGGTGCCGTCTGGCGGGTCCTGTTCAGGATGATATCGCCTACCAGACGCTTGTCGATTGTCTGTATCCGCCAGAACTCGTGGACGAAATCCGTGATGCTTCGGTCCATGAAATATTCGGGGAGGGCCTGCGCTCCGATGGGTATCTGTCCGCGGTCGATCCAGTAGATTGTCCAGCCTGCATCGGCGACCGGCATCCAGTTTCCCGGGAGGTTCGTGAACACGATTCCCTGACGGCCTGGACGCACCGGGTGCCTTGTCAGGAAGTCTGCCTGGGCTGCGAAATCCTCTCCTGCGGGCACCCTCCAACGCTGTTCGGGGACCTTGGATCGCAGCACGTCGAGGATGCCTCCATGTCCGATTATCAGACTTGCCATCTTTTCTCCAAGTTCCTTTGAACTGTTTTTTGCTTGTTCCGGGGGTTTGCTCCGGAAAGAGACCATTTTTGACGAAACAACACTGATTTAGTTTTATTGACTGTTTTTTGTTTTTGTTGCTTGTTCGTCAATCGTCCTGTCTGTTCATTTCTTGATATTACGTCATATCTTGTTATGTGCCGAATATTTGTTGAAATTAACCATTCAGGATGATGCTTTGCTGATGTATGGGTTGTTGCGGTTCGTTGCTTTGTTGCGTTTTCGTTCCGTAGGTTCGTTGCTTTGTTGGCAATGTTGCGGTTCGTTGCTCTGGTTTTACCCTGCTGTGATGTGGTAATGGTGTCTTGGTGTTTGTGTGATGTGTTGCGGGTTGGCTTCTTTCTCTTGTTCTTGGATTGTCTTTTTCTTATTTCTTCTTCTCTTCTTTTTTTCTGACTTTTCTTGGTTGCCTGTCTGCTCTTTTGTTTTTGTCCGTGATTTTTCTGGTCCGCTAGTTTGCATGAGAAACGGCGGCCGCGCGGCGCCGCGCCGAAGTCAAAACGGTTAATTTCAATATTTTTTCGGTTATTCGTTGTTTGCTCGGATACAGTCGTTGAAGACGGTTCACTCGAACGGTCCTGCCTTGACGAAGGGAGTTAACGATGGCAGATTTTCCATGGAACAACAATTTCGGCACCCCGACCCCAGCCCCAGCGCCGGTCGACGATTCCGAGCCGGTGAACGAAGCCGGGCAAGCGGACGATTCTGAGAACTGGTCGGCATCGGACGAGGATTCTCAGCCTGACGTCCAGCCGGAAGAGACGGATTCCGTCGATGAGACAACGCCCGACCGTGAGGAAGAAACCTCCGTCAAGGGTGCCAAGACCACGCGGCGCAAGACCGCGAAGAAAAACTCGTCCTTCCCTCATTTGGAAGCCGCCTCGTACGCGAAGATCAAGGACATGCTCGACGTTCTTTCCGATGACCGTACCGCGAACATCGCCAAGATTCTGTGCGAGACCAGCAAGACCGACGCTCCGGTTCTGCTTGAGGTGTTGACGGAAACCAAGACGCGGAAGCGGGTCGCCGAATTCTCCAAGTTCGTCAAGGAACTGGCTGGCGCTCAACCGTCCGACCTGAAGATGAGGCTTGCTTTCGCGTTCATGGAAGACAAGACTCTGTCCAAGACTCTGTTCGCTGTTTTGAATGCCGCCGAACCGGATCGTGGTTTCGGCCGCGCGTCCGGTGAGCCGATGAAGGATGTCAATGCGGTGGCTGAACACTGGGGTGACGGCGTCGATCTCAGTGTGGTTGAGAAGCTGAAAATCTGACGGCCGGCATCTCGGGATGCTTGAACGGTTGGATACGAACATGGATCCGTATCCAACCGTTTTTTATTATTCCGCGATGAGCTGCACACGGTTCTCCGCCTTTGGCGGCATCCCGTATGGTCTGATCACGAGGCCCGCCCTCGTCAACGAGAATACCCAGATTTTCTGAATCTGGTTGAGCTTTGTGAGGCTGACGGTGAGGTGCTTGGTGGACACCGTCTCCGTGCTCGTACCGGGGACGATCTTGTATAGATTATTTCGACTGATATACAGTTCCTTCTGCTCCGGACAGTAGAGCGTCGCGAACACCAGCAGATCCAAGGACAGGCTTCCGCCACTGGTTCCGACGACGGCGGAAAGAGGAATCTCCTTCGGTTCGCGCGACATCAATCGGACGTATTCCCAAGTGAAGGTAATGGTTTTTTCGTTCCAGCTTTCGCCTTGGACGATGTTCGTCTCTTCGATCGGTTTTATTTCTTTGCCGTCCCTTGAAGTGAACGTGATGTCCTGATAGCCGATGATGCTGGTGACCGTATTCTGTCGGCCGCAGCCTCCCGTCAGCATGCCCATTCTGCGGGCCACTTGCCGTACGTCCTTGCCGATGGTCAGCGTCCTGGTCTTGCCGTTGTAATCCGCGTTTTGTGTGTTCACGAACGTCGTGAACAGGATGCTTAGGAGTCGAGGCGTCCTGCCGAATGCGAGCGGATGTTCGTTGCCGCGCACGTATGGGATGAGCGGGTATGCCTCTTCCGCGACGTAAAGAATTCCGAATCCTGTGGCTATGCCGTTGTCCATCCCGACGCTTCTCAGCCTGTGTATTTTGTTGAGCATCCCGACTCTTCCCCTGTTTTTGCTTTTTCGGTTGATACCAACAATTTTACGGTTTTTCATACGCGACATGCCAACATACCCAGTAAGGCAGATGCTTGTTTTACACCGTCGAACCGAAGACCTACTGGCCTTTCTTCCTGGGACTGAGGTTCAGACACTGCAGCCGGTAATGAATTCTGCAGGACACCAGTTTCGGGTCGAGTTTCCCATACGCATTCCGGGCCATGTCGATATACAGTCGACACCCCGGATCCGACAAAGCGAAATCACCGACACTCCAACCCAATGGTTCCTCCTCGTGAGACTTATGCCTCGCCATCAGAAAAAACAACCTCCGATTCACACCGATTCGCATCCGGATTCGACGGCCGACGCGCCGTCCAAGTTGGTCAAAAAAGGCGGGCATGCTGGAGGCGTTGGGGTCGTCACCCGGCATGCCCGCCGGTCGTGGTTCTTATTTGTTCCACTGCGGGTCGTTCGGGAATGAGATGGGCGAGCCGCCCCACATCTGCCTGTCTGAATTGATCATCGCTTCGGTGTATCCGCCGTCCATGAGACTCTGGGTCCTGAGGTCGAGGTCGGGCCTATAGTGCTTGGTGGCTGGCGGTATCATGCCCATCATGTCCCCGCTGTTGAATCGGAGGACTTCCTTGTCGGCTTCCTCGCCGGCGATCAGCACGTCGATGTTGTTGAGCAATGTCATCGCGCTTTTCGTGTACGGGATGTCCCCTCTTCCGATGCTTCCCGTGAAGGTGATTTTGCATTCCCGGAGAAATTTGATGTGTTCCTCGATGTGTTCCAAGAGGTTTGGTGGTGTCGCTTCGACGAGGTGCGATCCGATGTTCGGTTCTGCCGTGAAGGTCATGTTGGCTCCTGTTTTTTTTGATATCAACCGATTACGTTTTGTCGTTTTGGGGGAACCGCAATCGCCGTCTTCGGCATCGCTTGTGGTGGCCCTGAGGTAATTGCGTTGGGGGTTCCGCTGTTTTCTCGGTGTGTATCTTTTGTTTTTTTATGTGGACGCGTTCAGCATATCGCGACACTCCGAAGATTCACCCCCTCCCCTTAATTCTCTTTTACTTGTTATACTGAATACGTCCACATAAGTCGAAAGAAAACAACGACAACCAATGGAAGAACACGACAAACGCTTCTGGCGAAACATGACATTCGCCCAGCTCAGAAACCGACGGGTACGAGTCTCCGCATACGGCGGCGACATGATCCTCGAATTCCGACTCACTCCCGGAATCGGACACACGCTCGGAGCCCGGCAATACACTGTCAACGGCTTCGACATCGGCGAACTGTTCCACGAAGGCCATGACGGATTCATGGAACTCACCCGGCAGAAAGCACCCGTCAGCATCAAGCTGCTACCCGACGAACCCGAATACAAAATCATCGAAGACATCACCGGCGTGCAACCCGGAGACGTCTTCGTGCAAACGAACGGGAACAAATATCCAGTACAGGAAATCACCGATGACGGCCATTGTCTAGTCCTGATTGACTCCAACACCTATCGGATTAATGACGACGCATTCGACCATGCTTTGCGACCGGCACCCGCACGAATTCCGGATCGCCCCGGACTGTGGGAGGACAAGTCAGACGGCCTGTACACCGTGTGGAAAAACGGTCAGGAGCTTTGGATCATGCAGATACGCGAGTCCGATGGGCGTTGGATGAACGGCCCTGCGCTGCTAATCGGCAAGACGGGAGAAAACGTCAACGATTCAACGACAAAGGATCTGTCCTCGAAAGCTCCATTCCGATTCCATGATGAAGAACTGTGAGGGGAGAGAATGCAATCCGTCACCAACATTTTCGACCAACTGCGTCTCTCTCCGCCTATTCCTGGACCACTGCACAAGAGAACGGTTGACGCTGCGGATCTTGGCACCACCGCCGAGGTTCTTGCCGCGGCGAAAGCCCTATACCGGCTCGTCGAAGGTCGTAGTGGCCGTCAGATTCTCGACTTCGGACAACTCCCGAAACGAGATCAGAACCGGTACATCAACGAAGCGTTCAAAGCCTTCAACGATGCGCGAAAGGAAATGAAATGCGGTTCCGAACGAAAATCCTGAACCACTTCTGCCGAGGATGTGGAACCCTCCTGTCGGCAGATGAGAGACAGACCGGACTCTGCTCTTCCTGCTGGTTCGAAAAGGAGAAGAAGCAGTCCCTTGATGACAAGGACTGGCAGGAGGAACTGCTTCGAGAACTCGACGGATATCAGCCGATGGCGGGCCGATAAGAGACCGTAATTCAGAACGACAAGGAAACCGATGAGTATTTTTTTCATACAAGAAAAATCAGTTGACGGTTGGAAGCCCGCCTGGCATCGGAGTCTCATGCCTTCTTTCGAGAGCAAAAGACAAGCCATGCGCACCGTCCGAAGATATGTCACGCAACACGACCGAACGAGGCCAAGCATGTTCCGGATTCTCAAGATGAAGGTCTGATATGACGGTGCTGCGCATCGACAATGACGACGGATCATGCCGGCTGGAGATACCCGGGGCCAATCGCCGCTGGTCCCTGATCCTGTTGAGGGTTCCCAGCTTTAACGGGTTCAGCGCATACGTGACACCACAGGGCGGAAAGCTCGACGCGAACACTCCGAAAACATCCGTGTCAGACATCAGCGACCTGATTTCCGTACGCGACTTCATCGATGAAACCATCGCACAACACAATCAAGGACCAATCAGTGGCAGAAGAACAAACCCACTTTGAAATCATCGAATGCGAGAGCCACATGCCCGTGGCGATCCGTCAATTCGACTCGGAGGAAGAGGCCATGGAATACCTGAACATGCGTCTCAAATCAGAACAGCCAACCCATCCATCCGAACGCCATGAGGCACAGGAATCCGAGGGGACGACGGCGCAGGGGCTGCATGAATTCTCAGAACAGCTCCGCATCCAATCCATTCTGCGCATGCTGGAAATGAACGCGAGAGGAGAATTCAACGCCTTCGAACGCATAGAACTGTATGCCGCGCTCAACAATCAAAGAACAAGAAAAGCTCTTGGAATCACCGTCGAATCCTCTCCTTGCAAACAGAACCGCCAAAGGATTAACACGCAATGACATCAGGGAAAAAGCTCGATCGGGAAACCGTCGATTACCTTCGTACGCTGCCTGAAATCGTGCGCAGAGTGCAAGGCGGACGAATCTACTACACGAACTCCTTCAGGACGCAAGCGACGGCACGCTATGCCATGGGAGACCGGCCCGTCGACATCTTCCGCGACAACGGGATAGGACCCGAAGTAATCGGGTACAAGCGCATCGAACGCTGTATCGCCCGGTGGAAAGAAAACCCGGACGAATTATCCACAGTAGATAGTCGAACGTCACGTCTGAAGCGCATCGAGGAAGAAATCAAATACCTCGAGCAGCAGGCGAAGAAAATCCGACTGGCCGAGGATAAGGAGGCGAGCAAGCAATGAACGATCCGTTTAACCAGGAACTACCACACAAGGATGAAGCGGAACGCACCGTATTGGGTGCGATGCTCCAATCCCGTGCCGCCATTGACGAGGCGCGTCAGAAAATCACGGAAAACGACTTCTACCAGCCGAACAACAAAACGATTTATCGTCTGATCTGCGACCTGTCCGATCAACATGGCGACGTTGACACCACACTGCTTTGCATGACATTGACCGAGCGGAAAATGCTTGATCATGTTGGAGGCCTGAACTACGTCGGCAAGCTCATCGATTATGCTCCGACCACGTCGAATGTCGGCATCTACGCGGACATGGTCAAAGACGCGGCGAAACGACGCGACATCATCGCCATCGGCACCCGCATAGCGCAAATGGGTCATGCGAACGATGCCGACACCGACAGCATCATCGGCAACGCCTTGGACGAGGCGTTCCATATCGGCGAGGACGATTCCAGTACCGATTACAAGGACATCTATACGGTTTCCACCGATATGCTTGACCATCTCGACAAGATTCAGAAGGGGGAAATCGCCGAAGGAGTCCACACCGGATTCAGGGACATCGATGACGTGACCCACGGTCTGCAACCAGGGCAGATGATCGTCGTCGCCGGACGCCCGGCCATGGGAAAGTCCACGTTGGGAATGGACTTCGCACGGAATGCGGCCATTCACGACAACCAATGCACAGTCGTCTTCAGCCTGGAAATGAGCCGTGAGGAAATCGCGCAACGCCTGTTCTCCGCCGAGACGAACATTCCGTTGAATGTTTTCCGCGACCCGTCTCAGATGACCGACGAACGATGGCGAACCGTCAACGGTTTTTGGCAGAAGCTCAAGGACAAGCCATTGTATATCGATGATTCCGCGAATCTTAAGGTCCCTGATATTCGAGCGAAATGCCGCAGGTTGAAGGAGACAAAAGACCTGAAACTCGTGGTCGTCGACTATCTGCAGCTCATGTCCAGTGGGCGCATGACCGAGAACCGTCAGCAGGAGGTAAGCGACTTCAGCCGCCAGTTCAAACTGTTGGCCAAGGAACTGCAGGTGCCGGTCGTGATCCTCAGCCAGCTGAACCGCAACGTGGAAATGCGCGCCGACAAAGTACCTCAAATGAGTGACCTACGCGAATCCGGCTCCATCGAACAGGACGCCGACGTGGTGTTCCTCGTACACCGTCCCGACGCCTATGACAAGGAAGATAGGCCCGGTGAGGCCGACATCATCATGGCCAAGCATCGCAACGGCCCGACCGAGACTTTCCACCTTGCTTTCCTTGGAAGCAACAGCAAGTTCAAGGACATGCCGCAGGACTATACGACCGGAATCTGACCCACAGAAGAAAAAAGGAAAACCCAATCATGGACGCGAAAATCACCGCCAAAGTGGAAACCATCACCCCGGAAATAGCGAAAACCATGCTCGGCGAAAACGTCAACAACCGGCGTATCAGCCGAGACAACGTCAACTTGTTCGCCCGCGAAATTCGCAACGGCGAATGGCGGTTCAACGGTGAGGCCATCAAATTCGGCAAAGACGGGCGACTGCTGGACGGCCAGCATCGTCTGCTCGCCGTCATCGCCGCCGACAAGCCGTTGACCACGCTCGTCATCCGAGGGTTGGAAGACGAAACCCAGCAGACCATGGACAGCGGAAAAACCCGCACCTTGGGCGACGTGCTCACCTTGCGCGGAGAAAAGAACTCCACGCAGCTCGCCTCACTGGCCCGCGCCGTGTATCTGGCCGACCAGCTGGGCATGGAGGCCGCCGCTCAGAACGATTTGAAACCCACGCGCGGTGAGATTATCTCGTTCATCGACCAGACCCCGCAACTGGCGGACGTGCTCGCCGCATCACGCGCGTTCCGCAGCCAATCCGGGGACATGCTGACCAGCAGCATGTTCGCCTCGCTTTGGTGGACGTTCGCGCACATCGACACGGATGCGGCCGACAGGTTCTTCATGAGCCTCGCCAGCGGTGCGAACCTGCAAGCCGACGATCCGATCCTCATACTGCGCAACACGTTGATGGCTCAGCCTCACAAGGCCGGCCGTTCCACCCGCGACAACCGTGTACGCATCGCCGCATTGACCATCAAGGCGTGGAACAAGTGGCGTAAGGGCAAGCCTCTCCGCCAGTTGAAGTTCTCAGCCGGAGAATCGTTCCCTACGCCACTCTGACCGGTTATCCACAATCCACAACAACTGTCCACATAAAAAACAATCAAAAAAGGAACCATCATGGCATACAACAAACGCTACCGCGTCTCCCACACATTCGAAAACGGGACCCGATTCATCGGCACCATCGGGATAAGGAACGCAACCCCGGATTTCCCTGAAAACATCGAAGGCCGTATGATCGTGGAATCGGTTAACGGACGATTCCAAGGCGTCTTCAAACTTGTCAACGGGACTGTCGGCCGCGTTTCTGGCGTAGTACTTCCACCTCATCCAAAAAATTGGATCTTCGAGCCACAAGGTGCAGACAAGTATCTGCAAAACGAGACCGGGCCGAACGTGGAACTGCCGCGCACCGAACTCGACATCGCATCCAACCGGGAGCCCCAGTATGACAGTGTCCTCAGCGACGGGACTCCCGACGATGCGGAATTGTTGAGTCTCATCGCCTGACCGGAGCGAGAAAAAAAATGGCCCAGATACCATCCGGATTCACGTTCAACGACGACATCACCGAAGACGCAAGCGAAAGATTCCCGCCGCCCGCATTGGGCTCCACCAGCATCAACTGGAATGACGCCGGCAGCGTATACGACGCGATTCAACAGGTCAGCGAACAGTTCAAACAAGCGTTCGCCGACCTCATCGACCAGTCCGCAAAAGGCACTGACGATAGCGTGGAATCACGCCTGTTCTTCACCATCGCCGCCTACAGCGCCATGAACGAACTGCACGACATGACCGCCCCCATACTCTCCAGCACGCTCATGAACCAGCATCCCGACTGGGTGCCGGTCATCAACGGCTGCGAAAGCAACGAGGAACTGATGGAAGCCTGGCCGGACGTGAAAACCGTGCATGACGCGCAAATCCAAGCGAACAAAACCGGACGACCGGTACGAGTCCATTTGAAGGACGCCGACGTGGACGCGATCATCTCAGTACAACCGATAAAAGAGGAGGACTTCCATGCTGAACGAGCGGCCTGAAGGCAAAGACAAATTCGGATATGTGCTTATCGGATTGCTTGTCGCCTTCGTTATAATCCTGGTAACTTCGGCTGTCATCTGGAATTCAAATCATCCTGAGAAAGTCCAAGAAAACTTTGAAAAAATCGACACCCAGCAAGCAGAAGAGAAGAAGGGCGCCAAGCTCGGCCCCTACACCATCCAGTTGAAGGACAAAAAAGTAGTGGACTGCGTAGGTGGAGCCCTATATACCTATAGCGGGATAAATGTTATACCAACCTGCGATTGGGATCACCCAAGACAGCTGGCCCCTGATGAGAAAGCCAACAGGCAAGCCACATACGTGACCCTAGGAAACGGCGAACAGGTTCCCTGTGCAGGCAACAGTTACATCGAATGCGGCTGGCAGTTGAAAGACGAACGATGAGCTTCACCAGCCTCGCATCGCATGTAATCCTGCTAATGCTCGTCAGCTGGATGGGCGCCGAATTATTGGCCTCTGGGAATCGGATGATCCGTAGGGTGTTCGGGAAGCTCAGCGTACTGCTCGGCATGTATGCGTTGACATGCCTGCTGATAGACGTATCCAACCTGACCCATGGGCATGCCCCGTTCATCGGTCTGCCGGTCAGCGGAATCATGCTGTGCGTCGCGGTTCTGTATGCGATTCGACATATCGGCGGATACAGGAAAGGACAATGATGGTTGACTATTCCGATTGGTTGAATTCTCTGCCTAGGGAATTCCATCTGAATACTGGGTGGTTTCTGGTCATTGCAATCGTCTCCGTATCCGTCATGTTTCTGATACTCGCTCGCTGCAGAGACCTCACCGATAGCTTAGGTTGGGAAAAATGCCAAGCATGCATCACAAGCCTCATCATCGCCGCCTGGGCAATTGGACTGCTTTGGTTGTCAACTACAACCGGAACGGAGCCACAGTACTTGACGTTCACGGAAAAGACGGAACGGACGTTCAATGTCAGTCATCTGCGTTGCGAAAATATCGGCGGATGCCCATCCAAGAAGCTGCCGGAAGATAGAACCGAGGCCACGTGGCTGCAGGGCAACAGGTATGTCAAGGGGTGGATACTTGTGGACGGCAACAAAGTCGGTCTCGTTGGATCCAATGGAATCCTATTAACGGTTAAGGAATCGTAATGAGCAGGACAATGACCTATGAGCAGCTGGAGTTGAACGGTTGTTATGCGATGCTGTGCGAAGCGTTGCGCGCCTGGTATCGGATCCAACATGACCATATTCGCGAGATCGCGGCGAAAACGTTGAAGGATGTGTACGGGTACGAATTCCACTCGAACGGCGGAGGCTGCCCGTGGCGTCTCTCGTCCGTCGACCATGAGTGGGCGTTGAACAGTATGCGCGCTCTAGGCCTGCCGGAAGACAAGTTCGCAGAGAACACGATTGTCCTTGCTCGCCTGCTTGACGGCCAAAAGAAGGACTATGAACTCACGTCGGGACATACCTTGGAAACACCGAAAACCGTATACGGTTCCGACATTGACCGGCTTGTCGTAGTCGAACAATTCCATAATGCGTTCCGACGTATCACCACCGACTGGGACAATACTCTAAACAGAAAAACCATGGACAAGAACCTGGAACAATTGCTACCCATGGCCGCGCATGCGGTACGAAGCGACCGTGAGGGCGGGACACCTGAACTGCGGCCGATGCTCGACCTATGCAAGAAAAGGCGGGAAAACAATGAGTGCCGATAGCAGACTTCTAGTCCAGGCCGTGCGCGAAGGAATTAATCGGGAGCACCTGCTTCTGAATGATGTCGACGGACAGCTCGGGTGGAGCAGAGACAAGACGAAGAACGTTTTCTCTGGTCGAACCAAACTATCAGGCGACGATGTGCTGGACATTCTCAGCAATCCGAATGTGCCGATTCCGGACTTTAAACGGTATCGCATGTTCCTGCGGATCAGACAAGCTTTGCTCACGCCGGCGGAAGACGGGGAATGAACGGGACCATCGAACAGTTGCGTGCAGCCGTCTACGGGCAGGCGATAGGTGACGCATTGGGCGTACCATACGAGTTCCACGACCGGAATACGTTCACCTGCACCTGCATGATCGGACACGGCACGCATAATCAGCAGGCTGGCACGTGGTCGGATGACACGAGCATGATGCTCGCCACCTTGGATTCGCTGATCGGCAACGACTGGCAAGTGGACATCGAGGACATGCAGCACCGGTTCAACGCTTGGCTATATGACGGCGAATATGCCATCGACGGAAACGTGTTCGACTGCGGAAACACCGTACGAGAAGCACTCCACCGAGGACATGGACTCCATGGCGAATGGGACAATGGAAACGGTTCTCTGATGCGTATCATGCCTCTCGCATTCACCGAAGCCGACCGGGAGACAGTCGGTGAGGTGAGCGCCATCACGCACGCCCACCGGTTGAGCCAAGAATGCTGTTGGGCTTGGGTGCAGCTGCTTCGTTCAGCGTTGCACGGCAACGGTTTAGGTCGTCTCGGTTCATATGCGAAAGGTTACGGGCGTGATTCCGTCAAATCAGGCGGATATGTGAAAGACACGTTCAACGCCGCCATCTGGTGTGTGTCCAACACCAGCAACTATCGGGACTGCGTGCTCGCCGCCGTCAACCTCGGCGGCGACACCGACACCACAGCAGCAGTCGCAGGAAGCATGGCCGGAATCCTATACGGATACGAGGCCATACCCGAAGAATGGGGGGAACAATTACAGGGCAAGAACATCATCGAACGGGTATTGGATCGTCTTTTTCCTGGGAAAAAACAATTCCCGAAAAACGAGGATTCAGCTGAATTCTCACGAATACTCTGAAGCCAACAGCCCCTGAAAGAAAGGCATTCAGATGGTTGATTCCAGGAAATCCATTCAAGCAAGACAACAACGTCGCCGAGCAAACGGTGAATTCGCGGAGGAACAGGATACCGGTCTGCCCTCCGGCGACACGTTGACGGACTTCGAACGGAAACGATTGAATAATGCGATACTCGCCGCCGAAACGAACATCATCATGGATCCGGATGTAGCCGACTGCGCGGGATACGCCACCAGACGATTGGATGAGCTCATCGCCCGTCCGGCAAAGCCTGGCGAAACCGATGACATGCCACTGATCATTGAAAACCTGCGATACGATCCACAGGCCCCGGGCGGCTCCCATGCCGACTATATCGCCGACCATATAGAGGCCGCATACGCCGGCATACCGGTCAAAGCGCCTGACCGTACGCAATTGGAACAGGAAACCCGACAGCATATTCTCGAAACCGCATTGGATCCGAACTGGGAGCTTCACAAGCTTGGTTTGGAGCCCGTACAGCTAGGCGAACACACGAACGCATACACGGGACCGCAGCCGGAGGATTGGGTCGGGGATTACGACGAGGAAGCTGCGGAACGCCGCTATGAAGCCGCATGGAAAGGAAAACAGACCAAGAAGGCCCGGTACGATGCGGCGACGGAGAAACACCTGTCACCGTTGAACGATGACATGCGCGACCTGTACGTGAAGAACGTCGACCGTGGGCTGATCAACGGCAGTGCGTTCGATGACAAGATGGCTTTCGCTGACACGCTGCATGAGCTTCAAGATGATGGCTGGAATCCGGAAAAAGGTAAGGAATACCGTCAGTCCAAGGACTTCAAGAAACTGGAAAAACAGTTGCTGGACGGGCGGAAACCGACTCGCCGATACCGTCAGATGCGCGACGCATTGTGCGACAACGAACAGGAATACCGACGGTTCATGGCCGCGAATCCTGACGTGTTCGACCCGGACGAGAAGGCGAAGAAGCCATTCGCCGGCCTTGGCCCCGATGTCGGCCAAGCGGCGATGCTGCGCCTGGCCGCCAAACACCGTGGCGTCAGGGGGGCGCTCGCCCTGGCACGCTGGGATCCGGGCATCGAATACACGGTGCCGGACGCGAAACACCACACGTTCCGCATGGAGCATGACCGGCCGGGAATCGGACACATGAGCGACGGCAGCACGTATCCGGTGGGCCACACCATCATCACCGCGAACGGCATTAAACCGTCGAGCGTGATGAGCTGGATCCACCGTGAAAAGCCCGGTTCTCCTGAATGGGAGCATCGGGCACGGCAACGGTTCATGGAACAGAATGGTGGCGACTGGCATTCTGCCAGCTGATCGTATTCTGCTTCGCTAAGCGCACCGAAACTCCGGTGCGCTTTTTTGTTTTTTTCAATATCCCATTTACGTGTTATACTGAATATGTCCACATAAGAATGAAAGAGGAAACCAATGAGCATCACAATCAACGGCCAAACCAGCCCAGCCACAGAATTCGCATGGGACGGCTGCCACAAAATCTACCTGCTCGACAACGGCGACGCCGACAAGAACGGCAAATACGGGTACATGCTCTCCAAGGACGGAGAAGCCGGATACAAGGTGCTGCCGGTCTCGGAACTACAGCGCGTATGGGACCAATCCTGCCCGCTCCGCTTCATCAACAACTGGGCGCTCGACAAGAATTATGTTCCCCAATGCTACGAGAAGCCCGTCACCATCGAAGCGCGTTGAAAGAGAAAGCCATGAAATCATACAAGACATACGCGGAAGAATACGGTCTGGATATCGAAGTCGTCCGATGGGTATTCAACCACATTCGCGTCACCCGATACGTCATGTCGGAGCCTCTCGGATACAAGATCGCCTTCAAATATCTCGGACAGCCGGTTCATCTTTCATCGGAGTGGAAAACCGGGGTCGCCGAAAAATCGTTCCGGGAAATCGTCAATATACGAAAAGCCATCACGACAGAAGCAAACCCGGAACTCGTTCCAGACAAGGATTAAACATGCCGTTATTCACGCGCGTAACTCTCAACCCAGTCAACCCGGACGTGCGCAAAGTGCTGCGCTCCCCCGAAGCGATTCACGCCGTGGTCAGCGCCGCCACCTCCGGCAGTAGCCGCCCGTTGTGGCGTTTGGATGGGGATAGGCTGTATATCGTCTCCGACCAGTTGGATACGGATCGGCTCGAAGCCCGCTTGGGCAAGCCGGTCATCAGCACGCTCGACTACCGGCCGTTCCTCGACAAGCTACAGAACGGTGAGACACGTCGCTTCGCGTTGACGGCCACACCGGTAGCCAGCAAGGACGGGAAACGCACACCGTTGCGTACGCCCGCCGGAATGCACCAGTGGGCGGAACGCAAGCTCACCCAGGCCGGAGCCCGTTTGGATGCGTTGGATATTCTCGACGTTCACGCCACCCGATTCAACCGTCAAGGCCGCAAACTTACGTTCCACACCGTCGAATACACGGGAGTATTCACCGTCACCGACCGTGACAAGCTCACCCATGCAATGCTTGCCGGTATCGGCCACGGCAAGGCCTATGGATTGGGTCTGATGCTGCTTTTCTAACCACTGACCTGCGACAGTCGAAAGAAATCTTATGGCAAACCATTCATTCAACCTCGTCACCGAACCATGGATCCCCGTACTCGCGGACGGCAAGCACGAGTCCTACTCTCTGGAAACCCTGTTCGATCAGCCGACCTCTATCCGACAACTGGATATAGCCGACCCGTTGGGAAGAGTCAGCATCATGCGACTGCTGCTCGCCATCATGTACGCGGCACGTCAAGAAGGATACTCGTCCCCGGCGGAGGCAAAACGTATCATGGAAGCCGGGCGCGACCAGAAAATCATCGACTACCTGCACGCATGGGCACACCGGTTCGACCTCATGTCGGAAACAGAACCGTTCCTGCAAGTAGCCGGCATGATACCGCAAGGCAAACCCAAGGACTACGGTTTCACACGCCTCCACCCCGCAATGCAACGCCCCCTCTGGCAGACCCACGACCCATACAAGCCCGTCACCCCTGCGGAAGCGGCACGAATGCTGCTCGTCTGCAACATGTACGATGTGGCCGGAGTCCACACCGGCATGAACGGCGATCCGAAAGCCGCGGGAGGCAAACGCACCCCACAGGGAGTGGCGCAAGCCGGCGGCCTCGCTCTCGCCATCATCACCGGGAACAACCTGTGGGAAACCTTGCTGCTGAACCTCACGCCGGCGGATAACGGCAACAAGCCCATCTGGGAGTATCCATCGCTCAAATGCACGGACATGGAACCGGACACCACCGGCCCCGCCTACTATTACACGTACCCGGCCCGCCGAATCCGACTGCTTTGGAACACGAATGGCCTATGCGCCGGCGCCTACGTCACCTACGGGAACCGTTCCGAATGGGCATCACCGGAGAACGAGCCCATGTCCTTCTGGACACAGGACGCGACCGGCAAACCCAAACCGGTGAACCTCACATTCGGCCCGCTGATCGACCGACCATTATGGACGCAATGGGACAAGGCGTTCGTCGGTTCGGACGGCGACGAACACTATCCAGCGACATTCCTGTGGGCATCGCATCTCAACCCGATCATCAGCTTCGACGTGATCGCGGTCCAGTACGGAAGCCAGTCCAGTAGTATCGCACGAATCCGCCAAGACCACATGCTCTTGGATATGCAACGTATCCAAGAGCACAAGCAGGTCAGTCTCATCGTGGACAAGCTGGTGAAACAGGCATGGCAGAAAGTAGTCAACAACGAAAACTCGCATGATGCTTGGGCTAAGGCCAATGAGGTGATACTCCCCTATCTGGCAGGCGGAAAGGAACCCGACCTTGACTAACAGCTACCTCACATGGGCACGACCCCGATTCGCCCGTCTGCAAGACGGCTACCTGAACGGCACCTACACGCGCGCCGACCTCGCCAACCTGCGCAACAGTTTCAAAAAACCTTGCGGCTCGGATCCGAAAGCATCCAAATGGTCGTTGAACGGCATGGACTACCGCGGGTACGCGAAACCCACGCGCATGGAACAAGCCTCATGGTACGCATTCGGCCTATACGCCTACCACCAGCAAGGCAACCAATACAAACCCATGTACAAGGAAGGCGAACGCTTCAACAAAGCATTACGGATATTGGCGGATACCGGCGAAGACGTTGACGAACTTTACCGGAAACTGTTGAACACCCACAATATGCAGGAAGCCGCACCATTCTGTCTGAGAATAATCCGACTGTTGAACGAGTATGACATTCCACTGGACCACGCCCTGCTGGCATTGGACTTGGCCAGACTCAACAAACCGGACTCCGCAGACATGGTGCGACGCGACTGGAGCCGACTGCTCGACTGATTGTCCACCAGATTGCCAGCACTGGACAATCGGCTCAGAAAATAGGAACAAATTTGCATAATAGACCCATGCATGGTCTCGAAAACGTTGAAAACTAAACTACCTACCCCGCAGGCGCGGGGATAAACCTGAGCACAAGTTTGATGGGGACGGGGACGAGCCACCTACCCCGCAGGCGCGGGGATAAACCTCAAACAGGCTCTCGGATACTGAGAGCTGAGACACCTACCCCGCAGGCGCGGGGATAAACCTGGCGTCGTGTTATGGCTATGCACGTTTGTGCTACCTACCCCGCAGGCGCGGGGATAAACCCATTGGCGATGGGGTTGTTCGCGGCTTGGCGAAACCTACCCCGCACACGCGGGGATAAACCGAAAGCGCCATTCGAGGATCTCGATGTCCATAAATCTACCCCGCACACGCGGGGATAAACCGAACGAAAGTCCTGAACATCTCGCAGATTTTGCATCTACCCTGCACACGCGGGGATAAACCGCGTCGGCCGAGCTCAATCTGGGTGATGCCTTCATCTACCCCGCACACGCGGGGATAAACCTTGGAACGCGCCGTTGCCTGTACTGCAGGCCGAATCTACCTCGTACACGCGGGGATAAACCTGTGAACCACTTTTATTGACATCTGACTTTTATCTGTTATACTGAATATGTCCACATAAAACAGAAAGAGGAACCAATGACCAACATCATCGAAAAACCCAAGACCAACACACTCATCGAAGAATACCGCCAACAGGCACTGGCATACGGGCACGAAAAAGCAATCCGCACCTTCGCCACCCCCATGCTCCAAGCATGGGAGAAAGCCTGCGAAGGATACGCCGACGAAGACACGGAACTCGAAGGGTTCGCGGACCTCATGTCCGAAGTATTCAACGTCAGGGATGCGGCAATCGCCGCCGCCATCAACCCACGATTCAAGATCGGGACCATCATCAACCTCGCGGCGAAAGCCCACACGCCATACTATAAGAGGCTTCTTTCCAAAACACTTGTCGACGGGTTCACCAACCCCGACATCAAACCCGACCACGACCGGCTACACAATGCCATCACAGCCGCATGCGGTCTCACCGACCTTGCCTCGGAGAAGAAGTACCGCGCCCATCCCCTTGCCGTCGCCGCCTATCTCTCATGGTGGGACGGGAAGATGGAGGACGCATATTCCTACGCGATTCTCGCTCTCGATGCGGACCGGACCACGAGTCTCGCTGCACTCGTTCTGGTCGCGCTGTCGAAGGGCAAAAAGCCCGCCTACCTCAACTAGTCCTCACCATCGTTCGCGGGGGCTTCCCGCCCGACAGCCCCCCCCCACGGACAAAACGGAACCAATCCACCATCCACCAAAGAAAAACCAAATATCAGGAGAAACAATATGGGATTGTTCATCGACATCCACGCCATCCAGACCCTTCCGCCCGCCAACCTCAATCGCGACGAGAACGGACGACCCAAAACCTCCATCTACGGTGGCGTGCCACGTATGCGCGTCAGCTCACAAGCATGGAAGAAGGCCATTCGCGACAACTTCCGCGACACTCTCGACACCGGCAGGCTCGGCTCGCGCAGCCGTGAGTTCACCAAGATGATCGCGCAGCGCATCAACCGTGATCCGGAGGACGAGCATCTGCTGAAGGTCACCGGCGAACTGATGAAGGCGGCCGGCCTTCCCTCTGACAAGAACCGACCCGGCAGCACTAGCGCGCTCCAGTTCTTCGGTGAACAGCAGTGGCAGAAGCTCGCCCAATATGCGGAAGAGGCATACGGCAGCACCGATCCGAAGAAGTCCGTCGCCTCCCATCGTACGGACATCAAGAAGCTGCTCGACTCCGACCGGAGCATCGACATCGCGTTCTTCGGACGAATGAGCGCCAGCAGCGACAAGGGCACCGGCAGCGAGTACGTGGTGGATGCGGCCAGCCAGTTCGCGCACGCCATCAGCGTGAACCGAGCCGACGTGGAAAACGATTATTATGCGGCTGTTGACGACTGCGACAACACGAGCGGCGCCGGCATGATCGGTGAAACCGGATACTTGAGCGCCACCCTCTACCGTTACGCCTGCGTCGACGTGAACCTGCTGAACCGTAACCTCGGATACGATAAGGAAGCCGTGCGGCTCGCCCTGTCCACGTTCCTGAACGCCTTCGCATTGAGCCTGCCATCCGGCAAGCAGAACAGTTTCGGACATCAGACGCTCCCCTCGTTCATCGAAACCGTAATCCGCACCGACCGACCCATCAACCTTGTAGAGGCCTACGAGAAGCCGGTCACCACGGACACGATTCCCACCAGCGTGCAACGACTGCTCGAACAGCAGGCCGACTATCAGAACACGTACGGTCTGGCCGCAGCCGACACGTTCACCATGGCCGACCTGAACGCGCGCAAGGCGATGGGCAAGGAGCAGCAGGAAACACTGCTCACACTCCCCCAACTGGTCACAGAAACCACCAGCACCGTCATCAAGGCACTCTGATCACCATGCCGACCCTACTCCTCCAGTTGAAAGGCCCATTGCAATCATGGGCCACCGAAGACGGGTACACGCACCGCAACACCGGCAGCCTACCCACCAAAAGCGGAGTCATCGGACTCGTCGCATCCGCTTTGGGACGTGCCCGCGGAAGCGACATCAGCGACCTCGCAGCCCTCCGATTCGGCGTGCAACCAGTCCATACAGGCCCACGGTTGACGGACTTCCAAACCATGGGCAAACGAGCTGACGGCAAACCCAACCCGTTGGAGACGAAGGAATATCTACAGGATTCCACATTCACCGTCGGATTGGAATCCACGGACCTGCGACTCCTCATCAGAATCGGCGCCGCTATCCAACACCCCGTATACATGCCATACCTAGGACGACGCGCCTGCCCACCAGCCGGCCCTATCCGAGTCGGACTGGTCGACAAACCGTTGGAACAGGCATTCAAAGGCAAGGAACGGATACATGTTGAGACCGTCGACGGCGTGGAAGCACACTGGGATCAACCGGCCAACAACCGAGTGTTCCAGGCACGCTACTCCAATGCCATCGACCCGTTATTCAATGCGGTAGCCGAAGCACAGAAAAAGCTGAAGCCATGAGCGACTTCACGCCGGCGGACTTACCACGAGTGTCGGAACGAATACCATATTTGTATCTGGAGCAGTGTGTCATCAAACGCGCGAACAATGCGCTGGTAGCGGCGGACGAGAACGGCGAAACCGCATTGCCTATCGCTACCATCGCGGTACTCATGCTCGGGCCCGGCACAACCATCACACATGATGCCGTCGTCCTGGCAAGCGACACCGGCGCGATCATCGTATGGGCCGGAGAGCAGGGAGTCCGCCACTATTGCAGCGGTTCCGCACTCACCGGCTCCACCAGACTGTTGGAACAGCAGGCCAGACTCGTATCCAACGAACGATCCCGCCTCATGGTCGCCCGACGAATGTACGCGATGCGATTCCCCGGCGAAGATCTGTCCCATACGACGATGCGCCAACTGCTCGGCATGGAAGGCACCCGAGTCGCAGCCCTGTACACGGCTGAGGCGAAGCGCAACGACATACAATGGCACGGCAGGAAATGGGATGACCGTGGCGGAGCGGTCAACATCGCACTATCCACGGCCAACAGCTGCCTGTATGGTGTAGTCCATGCGGCGATCACCGCATTGGGATGCAGTCCGGCACTCGGTTTCGTTCACTGCCACAACCGCCGCTCGTTCCTCTTCGACATCGCGGACCTGTACAAGGCGGAGTATTCGATCCCGCTGGCTTTCCGACTGCACGCCTGCACTCCCAGCCTGGTTGACGGAATCGCACGACGACGAATGCGCGACATGATGCAGGACGGCAGACTGCTGGAACGTTGCGTACATGATGTTTCCACTCTCCTCTCGGAGGAGCCCGATAACGAGGACAATTGTTCCGTCTGGACTGGCGGGCAACGATACGGGAAAGCCGGTCAATCGTGGGCACCGTCGTGATACGACTCGAAAGCGCTCCACAAGGACTGCGCGGACACCTATCCCTATGGATGGTGGAAATCAGCAGCGGCGTATACGTCGGAGACCTCAACACCCGGATACGTACGCGACTCTGGCAACGAGTCCTCTCGGAACTCGGTACGGGCAGAGCGACGATGGCATGGCATTCCCAGCATCAGCTACATGTCAGCAGCCAAAACGGAAAGAAGACGATAACCGCCTTCGACGGAACCATCCTAATGTCCAGACCGCCTAAAGCCAAAGACAATACGGCCTGAAAACAGGTACGCAATTTGCATAAACAGCCCTCGCATGGCATTGAAAACGTTGAAAACTAAACTATCTACCCCGCACACGCGGGGATAAACCGAACGGGGAATGGTACACCACACTGCCATTGCAATCTACCCCGCACACGCGGGGATAAACCCTATTGGCAAGCTATGTCTTCTGATTGATGAAAATCTACCCCGCACACGCGGGGATAAACCTGTGGCGGATCAACATCGAGAACGATGCGGACAATCTACCCCGCACACGCGGGGATAAACCTCCTTAGTGCAAGCGAAAACCGTGCACGAAGCTATCTACCCCGCACACGCGGGGATAAACCTCTGACGGCTTTTACCTGTATTTCGTCAAGTCGGTGTTTCGTGTTTAGTCATGTATTTTTTTCGGGTTGGGGGTGGTGACGTTTTGTTGGACTTCGTTGTCTGTATGGTCGTTGGTCAGTGTACCGGATGGTTTCAGGCGACGAGCCCGAGCTGGATGCGTTTGTCCATGATGCTCATGCCGTATTCGGTCTTGATGCGCTTGTCGCGGTACCAGACC